CAATGTCGAGGAAAACGTGAAGAAAGTTCAGCTTAGTCTAAAACGAGGTTCATCACCTGTATCTTTCACGTTGTATGACTCCGTGGAGTCTGCCTATTATCTAAAAGATGAGCCTCCATACCCAGACGGATTTGAAGAGGAATACAGAAAAATTGTTTCTCTGAACCGCGGAGAGATTCTCGAAGTAGAGTGGATAGGTTCTGAATGGATCTTTGACGATGGATCTTCTGAGGATCCACAAGAATATCTGCGGAGAGGCGGAATCTTTGACAAATACGACAAAGTTAGAATTGGTAAAATTACACCACTCAAAGGCACTGAAGAGAAAATGGGTCTCCTTGAGGTGTATTCAGGATGGATGACTTCTGATGCTGTTCCCTGGCATGAGAAGTCGACGTCTGAAGGAGTAAAAATAACTCAAGTCAAAGGAAAGATTGTTTCTAAGTTTGATTTTACAAAGTTATTTCTAGATCCTCAGATGGGACTCTTACAGCAAGAAACAGAAGAGGACATCGTCATAGGCGATGTCCTCAGCTAGTCATTAAGTGACAGTAAATCACGCTACGGGAGGTGGGGCTGGTGGGTTGTCCCAGTAGCTTCCGCTCTCTATAGACGTTATTGTGAGATTGAGTTGTGCGGCGAGCCACTCGTATACGTAGTCGTCGCTTTGACCCCACGCAAGATATTCCTCGCCTGAGAGCTGAGTTCCTCCCGATTCATAGTCTCTACGATCCGTCTCTTGATCTCCCATGAGCGACCACTCAACGACGGCTCGGCTTCCAAGCTGTACCGATGTGTTTCTTACGACGATGCACTTCGCCTGTCCTGTTCTGTATGTGATTGGTTCGATCTTTGCGTACATTTATGTTTGGCCTTTCGCTATGTTATTTATTATCGAAGTTTGATTTGTTTTCCCAGTCTTTCTGATTTGCGGGCAGGGACAGACCAAATAGCTTTGCTATTCTGTGCATCTCGTCGAAAGCCGAATCATGTCGAAGATACATGTCCCTGTTTGCTTCTGCAATTCTTTCAGCAATAACGTAGCTTGGTTCATCTTGCATAAGATCGTAAGAACCAGCCGATCCAAGAGCAATAATCTTCACGTCTCTTCCATACGGGAGACTCTCCAGTCCAGCTCGAATGTTGTACTCATTTTCTAGATTGTTACCATCTGTCTTTCTAAGTCTATCTAGCACAGAATTGACAGCAGGAGAGTCTCCTCTGTCAGAGGATATTTTCTTCCATACTCTCAATCCAAGACAGTAGAGTATTGTTGCCTCAATCGGTGAGTTCGCCCAAAGATATACAGCTTCGTAGCCGCCGGCGTGATGTTTTTTAACGGAGAAGATTCCATCGAGACTCAAATTTGTCTTGGGGGAATGTTCAATCACCCCCGAATAGAGACCTAAATTTTTGTGATTGTTCTTCTTGCTCCTCTTGTCTGAAAGTATCATCAAGAAGCTGTACGTAGGACAGTCAGCATCTGACACGAGATAGATTTCTTTTTCTTCTCTCGTGACTATCTCAGACAGCGAGACAGGATCTTTTGCTAGTCCTCTACAGCCAACCTCTATGATCTTTTTTATCTGCTCCATCGCAGAAATATTAATCAAGAATTAGGTGTGTATCTCAACGATAGTAACACTTAATTTTTCTGCAAGCCATCTCATGACGTACTCGTCATCTCCGAGCCAAGACGAATACTCTTCACCTCCAAGCAGACTGGTTCCGTGCTCAAACAGGACTGTTCTGTCTTCGTTCATGAGTGACCAGCTCACAGCTGCTCCTCTACTCAGATCAACGCTCGTCTGAGTTATTGAGAGAATTGTTGCGTTTCCTTGCCTGTAGCTTAGTGGCTGTATAGTGGCGTACATAAATTTCCTTTTTCTAATTTATCTCATGTCACTCTGTAAGTGATGGTCATGGCTATCTTTGTGCCTGCTCCAACATAAGTGCCGATGGGGGCCTTTGTGTTCGCTGCGCCGCTCGCGGTAGTGACATACATTTCAACGTAAGTATTTCCTTCTTCAACCACACCTGATATCGTCGCGACGTTAGATGCCAATCCTGAATATTTTCCAACAGAAGCTATGCCGATACCTGAAGACGAGGAGTAAGGAAGACCCGTTATTCTCCAATCTCCGCTTCCTGCTGTTCCAATAGAGCTTACCTCGGTGTACATAGAAACAACGACCAGCTTTCCGACTCTTACATAGTAGGCTTTTGTGTTTGCAAGCGTATATGTGCCTGCTGCTGAAGAACCTGCGAAAGCAGGGGACCAAGTTCCATAGTCGTAGTGATCTAGTGTCTGTCCTGTTCTTGTTCCGTTTGTAGGGCCTGTCAAACCAGTCCAATTGACGCCGTACGTGTTGTTAAAAATTGCATTACCGTTGTAGACGTGAAGCTTTGTGTTCGCTGTCGTGTCAGGAGTTCCTGTTCCAACACCAACTCTCTGGGAGGTGTCAATAGTTACAGCTCTTGCAGAATTTGTTTCGAGAGCAAGCGCTTGACCAGAGCCGACTGCTGCAATTACTGTTTCAGCAGGTGCCGATAATCCGTACCTAACTTGCATTCTTCCGTATTCTGTTCCCGCTATAGAAAGAGAAAATTTAGCTGTACTTGAGCTAACACCGCTATATGGAGGTGCTTGAACTTCCACAGAAGTAGTTCCGTTAGTTGACGAGTTGTATACGGCCACGCTTGAATTGGGTTGTGTCGTTCCTATTCCAACGAAACCCGTAGATCCCGTAATGATCATCCTTAGGTTTCCGTTTCCGTCAGACAAGAAGATGTTGTTTGTCTGTGTGGCAAATGATCCACCTGCTCCGTACCCACCTATGACCACGTTGCCACCACCAGACGTGATGCTCGTTCCAGCCTGTGGTCCGAGAGCCACGTTGAAACCACCCGTGGATACACTGTAGAGAGAGCTGTAGCCAATTCCTACGTTGTAGCTTCCTCCTGCAACTGTTTGAAGTGAATATGAACCTACTGCGACATTCGCGACGTCTGTGCTTGTCGAATAAAGCGTCTTGTATCCAACGGCAACGCTGTCTTGCCCTTGCGTTGATGTTGCCATAGCCAATGCGCCAACAGCAGTGTTTCTATTGTACTTGGAGAGCTTTGAAAGAGCATTTGATCCGATCGCCGTGTTGTTATTGCCTGTGTCGTTTAATTCAAGCGTGTATGCTCCTAATCCAACGTTGTCTGTTCCCGTAGTATTTGCATTGAGAGATCTGTATCCCACAGCTGTCGTGTATGCTGCAGCTGCACCTGCAAGGGCTTGATAACCTATCGCGGTTCTTCCTGCAGAGCTGCCTCCATAACCTGCTTCTGCACCTACACCTACACTGTAGTTCGATGCACCTGCAGAATATAGAGACTTGTAACCAACAGCTGTGTTGTATGGTCCCGATGTAACTGCATAGAGAGCCTGAGACCCTACAGCAGTATTATAGGAAGCAGTGTTGCCATCCATTGCAACGTAACCTATTGCAGTGTTCTCGCCGCCGTTGCTCTGCCTGTTGGCATAGAATCCGACGGCAGTGTTGTACTGACCTGAAGTTACTGTTGAGTTGGCAGCGGATCCAAGCGCAACGTTAGTGCTATCAGCCGAAGCGCTCCCTCTTCCCACAGTGTGACTATTGATGAGAGCGTCAGAAGCATGAACGACAAGTTTTACGGACATCGACGACGTTCCGATGCCAACTCTACCAGTGTTGTCCATCTTGATTCCATTGGTCGAGTTCGTCCAGGGAGCTATTACGAGATTTCCAGTGTCTGTTGAGTTTCTCGAAAAAATTATCGCAGAATCGCCTTGACCCACAAGCGGATTGTATGCACCTGCAGATCCCGATGGGAACAACCTTAACCACGATCGGAATGTTGCCGCTCCGTTTATACCATCAATTTGCAACCCATCGTAGTCTGACGTGGTCCACACATGGAGTTTCGATCCAGGACTTGCAGTTCCGATGCCGACTCTCTGCGAGGTATCGATCCTCATCGCTTCGTTGTTAACGGTCTTGAACACCATGGGAACGCCTGAGATTCCCAATATGCTGTGGGCTCCACCGTCAGACTGAATCCTGAATATTTCACTTCCATTTTGAATATGAGAATGAACAGCGCCGCCCGTTCCATTGACTGCTAGCCATCCATACCCTGACGCTGCAAAGGGAGCAGCAGCAGTTGCAGTCATTCCAATGCCTACGGTAGTTGATGTGCTGCTTGCAGACAAAACCATGGCAGTGTTACCACCAACACCCATGTTTATGTTGTAAGACTTAACACCTTGACCTATGGTGTAATTGAGATAGGGAGACCCGTTGTTGTCGTAGAGTTCGTGGCGAGCATATGAGTAGCCTGTTCCACCTATCATTCCAATTCTGGTGACGGCACTGGTTCCTACCGTGGCATTTGTCACGGACAAGGCTGTCAGGCCGTTGTTGTCGTTTCTGACTACGAGTCTATTCGCTTCTCCGTAGTGACTCCCCGGACTAGTTTCTCCAATTCCGACATTGCCAGAAGAATCCATCCTCAAGCCATTCGTACCGGTTGTCCATGGAGCAAGAACGAAAGCTCCCGTACCTGACGATCCGGCACTGAAGATGATTGCTGAATCGTTAGCCTGAGTGATATCATTATAAGACCCAGCGCTAGTTGTACCTGCAAGAACTCTCATCCATCGAGTTCCATCGCTCTGGTAGATACCCTGCGCAGATCCTGTCGCGTAGATCTCAAGCTTTCCATTAGTAGATGGATCTGTTCCTATTCCTGCACGTCCGTCTTGATATGGAACAAGAGATATGTCTGACCTGCCAAGGTTTCTGTATGTTCCCTGGATTATGTTCTTGGTTGCTGTTGCATCATACAAGAAGAACGTATTATCAGTCTGCTTTCCAAATTGCCACTTGTCTGTCCCTCCATCAGCCAAGAGAATCTGAGACTGATACCCAGCTGTGTTGTCTATTCTAATACCAGACCTACTCGTGCTAGTTCCTCGAATGTAGATCTGATCTTGCGAAGAATCATATATAGAAAGTTTGTAACTGGGGTCTGTCGTTCCGATTCCAATCTTTGAGGGGGTGATGATGTTTCCCTTTGCCCTCATGATGTTGTAGTTAGTGGCAGAAAATGCGACGCTGTCACCAACTGACACTGTTCCACCAACTGTAGCCGCAGATGTTGCAAGAGATGCTGCGAACGTTATGTCTCCCACGGGAGACGTCATCACCGTTGCCTTGACTAAAACTGTCGGACCAGAACTCCAATAGAGCCTTGCCTCTACCCAACCGTCATACGTGCTCACTGTGTCCCTGATTATTCTGACTTCACGTACAGCTGGGAATCCTCCATTTTCATTGACAATACAGTTGAGAACGTTTATCGCATATACATCGCTGCCCACCCAGCCCTTGCTCACGGTAAATGTGACTGAGCTGTGAGCTGCAGTCGTCAACGTGCATATAGCAGCACCGGTGTTATCGTTATTCCCGAATTTGAATATGGGAAACCAGTCACCTGTGACTCCTGTTATCGAAGTGTAGGACGCTGTCCTCACGGGCATGTTCGTTGTACTGAGATCAGAATAAGACAGCTGGGCGGGGACGAATCTCGTGCCGTCGGCACGGAGGACATATCCTGCAGTATTTGTCGCGCCGATAACTCCGTATGTGTTGTCAAACCTTATGTCACCGCTGACAACATGAAGCTTAGAAGAAGGATTATTGGTTCCGATTCCTACGTACCCAGAGGTGGGCTGAAGGAGTATTGCATTTGCTCCCGCCTGATATGAAAAACCAATATTGAATGTTGTCTGGCTTCCTCCGCCGGAGTTTTCAAGACGAGAAGACATTCCGATCATGTCGTTCTGGTCGATTCCTGCAGCGGAAAACTTTCCATCAAACATGAGGTGTGTATTTGTGCTACCGTCTGCGAGTCCGCTTCTGTATACGTGAAGAGGATAAGCAGGAATCGTAGTACCAATTCCTACATTAGCAGACGTACCGCTAACTACCAGTCCTCTCGTAGACCTCGAAAATATAGAGACCATGTCGGGTCCATTAGAAGATCCTGCAATCGCCTCGCCCCTAAGAAAAACGCCTAGATCTGTAGCTGCAGATGATGCTCCGCCCACTTTTAATTCAAATACAGAAGAACCTCCATCGTTAACTCCGCTAGGGCTGTTTCCCTTTACAACTATTGACCCATAGTCGTGAGTTCCTCTCGTTCCTACTGACGGAAGAGAGACAAAATTGATGGATCCCGTGTTGCTATTTAACACTGTATAAGATCTATTCAGACCAACGTCTATTGAAGCCGGAGTGGAAGAAGATATCGTTAGTTTTGCGGTGGCATTTGTGGTTCCAATTCCTATATTTCCTGCACCCGTAATCCTGAGCTGCTCTGTGGTGTTATAGCCGCTGTTGTAGAGACTTCCAAATACCATGTCGACAGTTGTACCGTTGTAGCGTGTATCAATTTGTCCCGTAATGTTTGATCCATCTCGCCACGTTAAAGACTTATAAGTGCTGTCGCTGGGATAAGTCGTCTTTAGAGTAAGGATCTCTGCATTACCTGTTCCGTCTTTGTAGATGGTTAGTTTTCCGTGAGTAGTTGCAGTTCCGACGCCTACGTTCGTTGCGTCATCATAAATTTGTGAATTTCCAAGGGCATTACTTGTTGCCGTCCATTTTGCAACATAATTCTGCGTTCCTGTGCCAAGTCCAAAAGAGGACGCGTGATATCCATCGAGGAGGTCTGCATCGAGACCGCTTCCTGTACCGTCATTGCTGTTCCCCCAGAATCTGTTCGGTGTATAAGGACCTTGCTCAACTGTGTCAAAGGTAGTGATCCAGGACATCGACCATCCGTTCGACCAGTCTGCACTAAAACCAGAATATCCCGTCAGTACCTCGGTAATGTAAGCCTGCGGGTAAGTCCAGGTTGACGTCGTCTCTCCGATCCATATGCAGTCGCTCGTGCCGTCGTATCCAAATCTTATCGAGTAGTTGGGACCTGAATCGGTTAAATTATATGCAAATACGTTGTACCAATTGCCAAGCGCATAATTGTAGCCGCCAATTCTGTACTCTTGCGTGCGACCTGTGACATACTCATAGATCTTAACAGTCAAAATTATCATTGTCGAGGAATTGTTCCTCGAAGACGGAAATCTTATTTTAAGCGCTCCCGTCTGAGACGGAGTCGTTCCAGTTATAGATCCACCACCAGGATTGACAAATCTTCGAGCACTTCCTCCGTCGGCATCATAGAAGCCGGTAGCATTGACTAGATTTAAAACTGAAGTACTTGCTGGGTCAACAAGATAAGATGTATTCTGAAGATCTACAAGTGCAGATGCACGCACCTGCCCGTTGACGTCGAGCTTGTACGAAGGCGTAGTTCCAATTCCAATATTTCCGCTTCCGCTCACAAATAGCAAAGATGAACCGCCTGAATTTTGAACATCTAATACGGCAGCACCAGCTAATTGATCCGATGTACCAGGTCTAAAAATTACAGTCGTTTGACTCGTGACTGAATTAGATCCTGTCACAAACAGTCTTGCCTGCGGATTAGTTGAACCTATCCCTATAGAACCCGTTGTGTCGATTACGAGAAAGTCGTTAAATGAAAAGTTTGTTGCCATGTGTTTTTCTCGTTAGAAGATTGTGACCGTGGTGGGAGCTCCTCCCGAGGATATCGCAGAAATATCTATTGTCATTGCTATGTTGACTGCACCACCTGAATTCTGAGATACGGTACAAGTTGTTACAGTCGCCGACGTCTTAGAAAAAGTAACGGTCAGATCATTTCCTGAATACGGCCCTGTGTCGACTGTCTTGAAAGACACGACGTTTGTTGAGCTCGTTCCGTACTGTGAAGCAACAGAATATTTTCTTGCAACAGAGAAACCGCCTTCACTCACCACGAAAGATACGTCAAACATCGATGCTCCGTTATTCTCTGCGACAGTGAAGAACGTGGTATTTGTGGAAGAGTTAATCGTCTTTGTAGCAGTTAGACGGCCAGACTCGCCAGAAGCGAACGTTGTGACGTAAGTAGCGCCCGTAGAAACTGGTGAGAATACAACGTTTGATATTGATCCGGTCGCGACGTAGATCGTTTTCCAGCGCTTTCCGGAAGATCCTAGGCTATACGTGTTGTCGACGCCGGGAGTGACCGATCCCGTGATTGCTGTCTCACCGCTGACAGACAATTTATTTCCGTTGGAAATGTTTGTTCCAATTCCTACGTTTCCTGATCCTGAGACAAAAAATAACGTCGTCCCATCATTATTTTGAATATCAAGAACTGAAGCTACTGGTGACGGGAGACCCGATTTTACTGTAAGTCCTGCTGCTGTGGAATCGCTAGATCCCGTAACCATAAGGCGAGCGAGCGGGCTATACCCTGACCCGATAGCAGCAACGTTTCCTATTCCAACGTTTCCGTTGCTGTCTAGAGATAGCTTTCTAGTTGATCCGTCCGAGTGTCTGAAGATGTGTGTTGAAGCATCGTAATAGTTGAGAGAATAACCGACGAACTGAGCGCCTATGATTAGCCCGAATGCTGATGTTCCTGTGTTGCTGCTAGAAACTTGGAATTTTCCTCCTGCAATTGGAAAAGAAGGAGACGAAGGAGTATTTGTACCAATTCCAACGAATCCGCTTCCGCTGACGAAGAATAGAGAGTTACCTGTGTAACTTTGTGCGGCTAGAACACCAACTGCAGTACTGGAAGCTGTTATTCCTTCTTTTACAACCATGGTGGGAGTTGTGGAAGTGGAAGATCCTGAGACGAGAAGTCTTGCAGCTGATGTTGAAACGCTTCCTGCTAGGTCGCTTATTATGACAGACCCCGTGTCAGCAGCTATCTTCATTCTCTCAGTGGTTCCGTTCGCAAAGAACCTAATATGGCCCGTGGTGGTGCCGCTGTTTCCGTATCCGAGATACAAACCGTCCGTGTTTACAGAAGATTCATTCCTGACGACTCGGGCATTCATATAAATGTCAGAGCCGTTTGATCCCTGCGTATTGACAACAGCAGTTCCGTTAACTCTGAGAATTTTTGTCGAAGCTAGATTTATGTCGCCGTTGACATCAAGTTTGTATCCGGGCGTGGTGCTACCTATTCCCACGTTACCAGAAGAGTTGAAGACAATTACGTCTGTTCTTGCGGGTGAAAAGAGAACGTTTCCATTGTCGCTAGTCTGCGACATGTAGAAGTTTCCGGAAAGCTGTCCTATGCTGTAGTGAACAGTCCCAGCATCGTGAAACTTTATTCCGACTCCGTTGTTGAAAGTAAGTCCTGTAGTTGCATCGCCTATCCTGGCAAATGCGGCATTTATGTCGACAGAAGGCGTAGCTGTTGCATCATTTTGCGTGGTATAAACAAATAGCTTAGAAGATGCAGCGGCCGTACCGATTCCAACGTTACCGGTCGACGTAAAATAATAGTTTCCGTTATTTCCATTTCCTGCTTGCAATTCCAGCGGAACAGTGGTTCCGAGGCTTTGAACGATACCGTTTCCGTTGCCGCCTTTGATGACAATTCCATAGCCACTATCTATGAGAGCTAGCGTTCTTGTTCCTACAGAGGCTCCACTTCCTATTTGTAGGGTGTACCCAGGAGATGATGAACCTATTCCTACATTTCCATCGTCTCTCACAAACAGCAACGAGCTGTTGCTGCTGTTTACTAAGTGCATTGTTGATGTGGATGATGTTGCGCCCGATCCAGTAACAAGAAGTCGGGATGTCGCCAGTGTTCCTGTTCCGATTCCGACGTTACCGTTTCCGCCTATTATCATTGCCTCGTTTGTGGCTGTACCTCCAAGCGGGCCAGCGTAAAAGCTAAGTCTCTCAGACGCAGCATTCACGCTATTGACTTGCATCTTGAAACGTGCAGAGTTATCGCTTGCTGTAAACTGTATGTGAGGTTGTTCACTTCCATTGTTGCCAATGATAATGCCTGTCGCATTACCTGAAGTTTGCAACCGTGTTTTGACTTGTCCCACTACGTCCATTGCATACGAAGGCGTAGTGTTTCCTATGCCTACATTGCCACTGCCAGTAACGAACAAGATCGAAGTACCAGCTGAGTTCTGAACGTTTAATATTCCGACGCCACTTGTGGGTGAGGAGACACCTTCACGAACTATCATTGTAGGCGTAGAAGCGGTACTCGATCCCGACACGAAGAATCTTGCAGCGTAGCTATTTGTTCCAACGCCAACACTTCCTGTCGAATAGATCGTGTTGATAGCAGACTCAAACCAATAGTTTGTAGAAGTCGCGCCGCCGCCGCCAGCAAGATTCGTAGACGCCGCGGCCCCGAGAGACGTAATGTCAAAGTAGCCGCCGCGGTTTGTTCCGCCCGTCTCAAATATTCTTATCTTGTTTTGATACATGTCGATCGTGACGCCTGTGTTGATCGACGTGTTTGTCTGCGGCTTGGCAAAGAATATTTCTCCGCCTTCATCTCCGACTGAATAAACAGATCGGAGAGATCCGCTAATTGTCAAGTTACCTGTTGAATTATCATAGGTAAAATTATTAGTTCCACTGAGGACTCCGCCCGTTCCGGCAACGACGACCTGACCTGCGAGGACGTTGCTTCCGGTGAGGGAACCGGACACAGACGCGGCGTATACATTTCTCCAACGAAGCGCTGTGGATCCCAGGTCTTGTGTGTTGTCACTGCCGGGAGCAACATTTCCACCTGAAGAGATGGTGAGTCTCGTGTTGCCGCTGCCATCCCTGTAATAGTGCTGGTTGGCATCGTAGTAGTTGTTGGATCCCACGTATCCGACGTAGAGGTTCGCAGCGTTTGGCACGGATCCATTGACAACGTGGAAAGCGGCCTGCGGAGCCGTAGTACCAATGCCGACTCTCTGTGATCCTGTTACGAAAAGTATCGATGTTCCGGCAGAGTTTTGAACGTCAAAGACTCCGACTCCCGCCGTTGGAGATACAACACCTTCACGAACGATCATAGTGGGTGTGGAAGAAGTGGAAGATCCGCTTACTTGGAATCTTGCAGAGATAGATGTTGTTGATCCAATTCCAACGCTTTCGCTTGAATTTGCTGTCATCACGACAGTCGTGCCGTGAAGAAGAACAAAATTGTTTCCTGCCGCGGCGTATTTGATGACAGTGTCATTTCCTCCGAAGAGACCACCAGTCGCAGACTGAGTGTTATAGATGGGATAAAAACCAGCTGCCCCTGCTGAGTAAGTTCCCGCAGCTATGTAAGATTCGAGCCCTGTGCTGTACTTCGTGACGATGGTTCCGCTGACTGTAAGGAGAGCAGCAGGTGTTGCTGTTCCAATACCAACGTTTCCCGACGTATCGATTCTTACTTTTTCCGAAGCATTAGTTCCAAGAACTAATATTTTGCTTGCATTTCCTTGTACATACAGCGCGCTTGAATCATTATAGATGCTTCCTACGGCAGTAGAGGACTGGTTATAGTCGGTTCTTCCGCCCGTAGTAGAACTTGCCAGAGTAAGAGTAGTGTATCCTGAATTACTATTGGGAATTGTCGTTCCAATACCAACATTTCCCGTAGTTGAAACAGACAAATACCTTCCCAGCGAAGTGTTATTGTATTGTAAAAAGAAAAAGTTAGAAGCGTTGTTATCAGTTATTAGCTGCCACAGATCTGTTGAATCTATTTTTAGATTGTAGCCCGAAGTTCCATTCGGAGATATTCCAGAAGAACCTGCTGCTGTAATCTGCGGGAAGCTATTATTTCCAAAAACATAGAGTGGGGAAGAATATGCAGGTGCCGCACCGATTCCAACTTTACCGCTTCCACTAACCATGAGAATGGAAGTACCAGCTGAGTTCTGTACATTTAGAATATTTGCGCTTCCTATGGGAGATGCCACACCTTCTCGAACAAGGAATGTTGTGTCCGAAGCTGTAGAGGAGCCCGTTATATAAAAACGAGCAAGAGGTGTAACGGTTCCAACACCTACATAACCGCCACTATTAATAAAGAGTCTTTGCGTCGTCGTAAGAGAAGTTGGACTCTGGGAAATTACAAATCCATTGTTGACTATGTCATACCCTTCGCTCCAGCCTTGTCCGTCGCTGCTTCTCTGGTATGAGACTCTGGGTGCTGTGTCTGTTCTTATTGTGATGCCGTCAGAGCTGGAACCCGTCAAATAGAGCAGAGTTGTGAGTCCTGAACTCGTACCTATTCCTACTCTTTTGTTCGTATTGTCCCACCAAAAGACGTTGGACCCACTGAGCACTCCTCCCGTTCCTGCAACGACGACCTGTCCTGCGAGGACATTGCTTCCTGTCAAGGAACCGCTAATGCTTGTTGCAAATATGTTTGCCCAACGTTTTGTGCTAGATCCGAGATCATAAAGATCTGTGACACCAGGCAAGAATGATCCTGTAATCGCAGTTGTTCCACTGAGAAAAAGAGAGTTTAGCCCGCCACCGGCGACTGGGAAATCTGATATCTTGAATAAAGATCCTGACACACCAGTGAATTGAACAGATCCTTCACTGAGCACTTCAAGTCTCAACGGGTTGCCCGCAGATCCGCTGAACTGAATGTTAGGATTTCCCGATCCTGTTCTTTGAGGATCTATTAATATGTCGCGCGGCATTTCAGTCTCTAATTATCAGACAGAGATCAAGGTTCGACCAAGTTAAACTCTTGGAAGTAAGAAACTTGCTAAGCAACATACTCAGCTTCAAATTTGACATCTTTTCTGTTCGCAGTGACTGTATAGAAGAATTGAGGTTTAATTCCGAATAGCTTCATTAACCATCCTCTTCCAACTTTAATTCGATTATTTTCCACCCTCTCTATGAACAGAGACTGCCATCTTCCGATAGGCGTGATTTGTACCGTGATAGAAGCTTCGTCGACGAGAGGTTCCCAATATTCTGGCAGCTCTATGGTTTCTGAATCTCCCGTTCCCCTGACGTACACTCCGTTTTCAGGTCCCTCAAGAGATCCATACCGAAGTTTCCACCCAGGTCTTGTCGGGTGAGCAATCACGAAGCTCTTGGTCGTTGCTGCGAATGTTCCGTTAACTTCGAGATTGAATCCAGGCGATGTTGTTCCGATTCCTACGTTTCCTGAACCGTCTATGGTTGTTGCCGTGGAGAGAGACGAGCCCACCGTTCCATACTTGAAGAAAAACTTTCCTGATGATCTATCAAACTCTAATGTCCTGTAAGCTTCGGTGCTTGCGTTTGATCCCAGATAAATAGTTGAAACTGCACTTGATACCCCGAAGCCAACTCTGTCCTGCCCGCCCGATCTATGGATTGAAAGATTTTCCGCTGGTGTTCGAGTTCCGATTCCAACATTGCCACTGCCGCTTACGAACAACAAAGACGCACCAGAAGATTTGCTCACTTCAAGAACGGCAACTCCACCTGTTTGTTCTTGCGGAGCCTGAGCTATGAAGGTTGCTTGAGAGGCAACACTTCCTGACACGTGAAGTCGGGCCGTATTTATTATGTGTGTTCCGATTCCAACATCGCCGTTTCCATCGATTGCCATCCTCTGTGTACCATCGGCGTGATACCAGAGCTGCCTGGTTGCCGCGTATGTGTTTACAGAAAACAATCCCAAGAAATCAATTCCAATTCTTAGATTGGCATACCTGTTTCCTGAAAGACTGCTCGATACCTCTAGCAGTGCAACAGGAGAAGAAGTTCCTATTCCGACACTCCTAGTCGTATTGTTCCACCAGAAGTTGTTGGAACCGCTTAATGCGCCTCCTGTTCCTGCTACAACGACTTGACCTGCTGAAACATTGCTGCCTGTTATCGAACCAGATATCGAAGTTGCATAGAGATTTCTCCATCTCTTTGTTGATGATCCAAGATCCTGAGTATCATCTGTACCAGGAAGTGCATGACCTGAGCTATTAAGCGTGAAAAGAGTTGACGGTGTTGAGAATGTGCCTCCAGCTGCAACTCTACCGACTGAAAAAGCATCTGTTCCCCACTCTAATGAGCCGCCACCGAGAAGAATTCTCCAAGACGGGAAAGAAGCATTTGACTGTGAGCCAGTGAACGCGTTATTGTCCAGGAAAAGACCGTTGTAGTTGGAGCTCACACCAGACGACGCACCAATTGTCGCACCCGTCGTCGACGATGTTCTTCCGGGATGGAAGCCGTAACCGGCGTTTGTTTGTGCGACGAGGACTCCTGACGATGCTCGGGCATATCCCGCAACATCAAGAGGCAGACTCGGTTGTGTAGTTCCTATACCCACATTTCCCGTGGAGTCCACAACCATTCTAGTAGCTGCAGCTGCATTTTGTGCTGCTGTGAAGAAGGAGATTCCACCGTAACTAGATCCTATATTTGATCCCAGGTGGATTCCAACATTCATTGTTGATCCGTTGCCCTTGCTGTACAAACCGAGGCGCTGTGATCCGTAAATGTATGTGTCGTTCGCCGTTAGACCGTCAGTTCTAGAATCAGTTCCTGCAACAAGAAGCGTTAAATCTCTTGTACCAAGCTGCTGGCTTAGAGTAAGTCTAGCATCTCCGTAAGTAGCTCCGTCCGAAGATGCTATTTCAACAGAAGTCGGGTTGGCTTGATTTCCTTGCGCATAGATCGTAAGTTTGTCAGATGTTGCTGTTGCAGTTCCAATTCCAACGCTACCTCCAGAAGCTATTACAATTTGATCAGAATTGGACTCTCTGAACCTTATTGCATTTCCTGAAGGTCTGTTTATGTAGAGCGTTTGATCAGATGCTCTCGACAAGATGTTATAGTCGTTGACAGAAGTACTGCCATTTAGGTTGATTCCAACGTAGTTTGTAAATACTTCACCAATTCTGATGTTAGTGTTTGCCGTAGATCCAAAAATTGTTAGATTTGCAGTAAGGCTGCTTGTTCCTATTCCTACTCTGCTATTTGAGTTGTCCCACCAGAAGTTGTTGGAACCGCTGAGGACTCCACCTGTTCCTGCTACTACAACCTGTCCTGAAACGACGTTACTGCCAGTTAATGAACCGCTAATGTTGAAGGCATAGATGCTGTTCCATCTCTTCGCAGACGACCCAAGATTATATGTGTTGTCAACTCCGGGCAGTATAGAACCTGTGACTCCCACTTCGCTTCCAACAGACGACAGAACGCTATCCCCTATTGTCGAAGTTCCTGTCCACTTTGTAAGGAAGTTGGTGGTACCCGTTCCCGTAACTGTTCCCGAAGGCGACGAAGACGCTATCGTAACCTGACCGTTCGATCCGGTCGTAATTGCGACATTGGAGCCTGCAACTAGGTACGATATGCCGTTCGTGAGCTGGGTAAGAGATCCGCTCAGACCGGCGTTAAATTTAGCAGCTCCCGTGAAGGTCGATCCGCTAATCGTGGCAACGATAGAATCGTTTATTGCAAGAGTTACGCTGTTATTTGCACCTCCGTCTGTGAGGATCAAGCCTGTTCCGGACGCGAGAGATCTCTCATTCGAAAGATTTGAATCGTTTCCTATTGTGACGAATGCCGAGGTGGACGGAGCAAGATTTGGAGCAGACAAAGTCACAGCGCCATTTGCGCCTGTGACAACTGTCATGTTAGATCCGGCAATTAAGTACGATGTTCCATCGCTTAACTTTGTTAAAGATCCGCTGAGACCCTGATTGAACTTGACAGCACCTGCAAATGTAGATCCGCTTATTGTCGCTACAACAGAATCATTTATTCCCAGCGTAACGCTACTGTTAGATCCACCATCAACAAGATTTAATCCCGTTCCTGCAGCTAGAGCCCTCTCATTTGTGAGCGTAGAATCGTTGCCTATTGTAACAAAAGCCGCTGTAGAAGAAGCGAGATTCGGAGCAGAAACTGTTATCGATCCGTTTGATCCTGTCGCAACTGTTACGTTGTTACCTGCTACAATATATGATGTTCCGTCACTGAGTCTCGTGAGAGATCCGCTGATAGAAGTAGACACCATATTGGACCATCTTGCAGAAGATGATCCCAGCATATAGGCGTTATCTGATCCTGGAAGTATTGACCCTGTCACAGACAAAGAACCATTTACTACCAGTTTGCTATTGATGCCAGAAGCCGTTCCAATTCCAACGTTACCGTTGAAAGCTATTCTCATGGACTCTGTGCCATCTGCGAGCTGGAATACCTGCGTGAATCCTCTGTACAGGTTTATAGAAGTTCCGAAGAACTGTGCACCTACTATCAGTTGAGAATTTGCGTTGCCTGTTAGGCTACTTGAGACGTGCAGAATGCTGCCAGCCGAAGTTCCGTTTTGAGTGTTTGTACCAATTCCGACGAACCCACTGCCACTCACAAAAAGCAGTGAAGATCCTGTATAGCTCTGTGCATCAAGTACGCCTACTGCCGTCGAGGACGCAGCTACACCTTCTCTGATCGTTACCACAGGCGACGTCGAAGATGAAGATCCTGAAATGTAGAGCCTCGAACTGTAAGTACTCGTACCGATTCCAACATTTCCGCTTGTATCGATCCTCACTCTCTCTGAGTTTGATGTTCTGAGTGCTATGACTCTTCCGACACCAGATTCCAACTGCAGACCGCTTAATTCCTGCATGTAAGTTCCGGAATCTCTGAATAAAAGCTTTGAAGCTCCATTCAGCAAAAGAGTTGCTGAATCGTTGTTGCCCACATGAAGAGTGGCCGAAGGTGATGTGTTGTTCACGCCGACGGAGGTGCCATCATCGTATACAAGACTATTTGCTATGGCATTTCCACTCGTGAACTTTACGTGGTAGTTTGCGGTTCCGCTGCCCGTGATGACACTGCTACCGCTAACGAGTAATCCAAAGTCGATCCATGTAGGCGAAGAAGTGCCTGCGGATCGAAGAATCTGACCTGAAGTACCGGCAGCAGAAGAAGAGAGGTACCCAGACGTGTTGAAGTATCCTACGCCGCCCTGCGTACCGCCAGAAATTGTGTTAGAAGAAACTCCCGATATCGGTATCGTCTTATTAAAGAGATTATCTGTCGATCCCGTGGTGACAAGGTTGATCTCGTTTCCGACGTAACCTGCCTTCCATCTGTCTGTGACGGTGTCCCAGATCATTGATCCCGTGGTACCTGCCGTCGTGTCAGCTACGTATATTCCTCCGAAGCTGAGCGGGGCTGGACCGGCATTGAGAAGGATGGCATTGTCCTTGATGTTCACCACCTCAGAGTTGATGATGGAGGAAGTTCCCAGCACCCGGAGATCGCCAGATACGCTTAGATCTCCCGAGAAGGAACCGGTGCGAGCGTACACATCTCGCCACGCGGCAGTTGACGATCCCAGATCGTAAGTGAGGCTGAGGCCTGGTAGGAAGGAGCCTGTGAGAGCAGTTGTTCCTAGGACGGAGAGGGCGTTTCCGTTGAGCACAGTGGTTCCGATGCCAACAGCTCCGCCTGCATTGTAGATGGTGGAGGAGTTTCCAATGGATCCGGCGTCTGTGAACACTGGGACGTATCCTGTGGTTCCCGTTCCCGTTACGGTGCTAGGAGATGAGATGTTAACGGATCCGTTGGAGCCCGTTGCGATCGTGATGTTAGTTCCTGCAATGAGGTACGAAGTTCCATCTGTGAGCTTTGTGAGAGAACCGCTAAGACCCTGAGGTGCCTTTATGGTTCCTGAGATAACATTGACTCCTGCGGCTGTTCCAATGTTTAGAGACGTCGCAGCACCGGCAAAATTAACTGTAGTTGCCGCCGTATTGAACACTGAGACAGACGTGCCTGTGGTCGAAAGAAGCCCTGAGTCTCCTATCGAAACGTTACCTATCGTTAGAGTGTCGGTCGTCTTGTTATAAGTTAGACCGGCCTCTCCGCCAAATGTTGATCCTCCGTCGTTGAATTGGACGTATGTGTCGAGACCCCCAGGAACAGTTGCTCCAATTCCAGCTCCACCGCCGCCTATGCCAGAGCCTCTAAAAAGACCGCCTTGAACAAATCGAGCTTGCGACGTGTTTGATAGATCATTTGCATTACCTTTTACGAGGACAGCTCCGACATATATTGCAGCTTCTAGAGTGTTGTCTCCCTCTGTGAATATTTCTGTCGCGAGACCCGCCTCTGCAAGGTCAAGAGTTGCGTACGTGTTGTTTCCGTAATAGACGTAAAGGGCTTTGTTTACAGAATTTGGATACCAATAAACACGTTGAATTGTGAATTGTCCGGCAGCAACAGTGCTTAAGGTTCCGTTATTGTTATAAAATGTTGGGTCTATTACAGAATAACCAGCATTCGCTATCCCGGTGTCAATAACTGGTGTTGAACCGCTCAGATATTCTCTGAATATCTTGCAGGTTGTAGGCGCAGGGTCTGTTGCGGGAAGAACCAAATTGGGAGAATCAGGATTAGAGGTGTAATTTCTTCCTGGAACGTATGAAACGCCTGCCGTCTTCGCGATCGACAAGTTGGAACCGCTGTTTGACAGTACGTGACCAGACACCTTGAGTGGACCGAAAGCTCTGTGAAATTGCTCGTTAGTAAAAGTGTTTGCATATGCAACAACAGGGGCAGTAATCGTTCCATTCGTGACGCTACCCGTCTGGTGCAAGACTCGCCCGATCGCTATTCTGTCTGAAAAATCGTTCCCATAGAAGGGCGATGTCTGCTGAATTACACCGCCGGACGAGTTTATACCAACATACGTTATTTGAGCAGATCCGCTGTAGGTGAGAGATATTGAAGACCTCGTTGGCCACTCAACGTATTTGATTGTAGGGTATGGATCCGACGTAGTAGAGGCGTTGTACGTTACTATTATACCTGCACCGGCTGTGATGTTGAAAGTTGTTGATCCGACTGTGGTTGAGAGGACACCTCCGTTAAGAAGTCCTGTAGCTAGCTCACCTTCAAGCCACCTGAGACGTGTCGTGTTTGTGAATCCTGTTCCCGGCTGATACTGAGTGAAATAGATGTCATTTGTGGATCCCGAAGTATAGATGTACGACGCTGTAGTGTTTGTTGGAATTCTGAGGGCTCCAACTGGCTTCATCTGTACGTAATCCGAAACACCAAATGCACCAGATACGAAAGTGTCTCCTCTGAAAACTATCGATGGATCATCTGCGCCTGTTGAAGTCCTCGTTCCTGAAACGTAGAAGTTTACGTGTGCTCCTATGTCATAGGGAGAATCTACTCCGACTTGATTTCCTATAAATGCAACAGAGCCGGTAGTGTAAATCGACCCAGGCGTTGTGCTGAAGAAGAAGTCTTGATTTGCCGTTGCAGTCGTGCTTATTGTGACAGAACCGTTAGATGCCGAAGATATTCCAATATTATTTCCGGCTATGAGATAGGAAGTTCCATCCGAAAGTCTTGTGAGAGAACCACTAATTCCTTCTGTCGCGACGATCGTACCGCTGACCTCTAGGACGTCTCCAAACATCTCAAGAGAGCCACTGACAGAAACATCACCTCCGAAGACAGATTTCTTCGAATTAGAACCAGACCCTGTTATAGAACCGCTTACAAAGAAGAAGACGTCAGATCCGACATTCGTAACGTTGTAGGAAGAACCTAGCGCACCTGCTATTGAAATGGACGCTGTCGTGTTTAGTGAAGGAGATGGTGAAAGTTCACTCCACTGATAAAACCGGGGCGCGATGTTCGATATAGTAACTGAGCCGTTTGCTCCGGAGACTATTCCGATGTTGTTGCCGGCAACAAGATATGAAGTTCCGTCTGTGAGTTTCGTTAAAGATCCTGAAAATCCCGTAGCAGCAACAACGTAAGTTCCTGTGAGCGCCTGCGTCGTTTTGTTGTAAGTAAGACCGGAAGAACCTGCGGCTACCCCGCCATCGTTGAAGACAACTTGTGTGTCTGACCCACCTATAGGCCCGGTACTTCCTGTAGCGCCTGTTGCTCCTGTTGCGCCCGTAAGACCAGCAGGTCCAGTTGCCCCTGTTGCACCGGTTGGCCCTGCAGCGCCTGGACTTCCGGAGGAGCCTGTTGCTCCTGTTGCGCCTGTAGGACCCGTTGGTCCTGTGGGCCCTGTCGCGCCGCCTCCGCCGCCGCCTGTTTGTTCGCTCAACGTTATCCATTTTCCTCCCACCCATGCGACAGCTACGCTGTCATAGTTGTTGGAGAGAATCTTGGTTTGGGATCCATTTATTAGGACTGAATTACTGTGTCCTTTTAAAATGATGTTATTTGAAGAACATTTACCCTGAGAGTCTTTTATGTAATAAATCGTTCCTTCACGTGGACTGCTGGGTAGTACGATTGTGACGCTTCCCGATCCGTTCTTGATAGAAATGTCCAAGATTGTCGAGGCTTTACCGACGCTATAAGAACCACCCGGGGTTGCACTGATTGACTTGGTGCTGAGCGTGATGTCACCGGTTATTTGAAGTTCAGACTCTGATCCTGCAGTTCCGACCTGAACATCCGTTGTAAGTACAGTCCTCTTTATACTTCCGTTTTCTGAGGCAAAAACGATTACATCATTTGGTTTTTTGTTTATCGCCATATCAAGTTACCGTCAGTCCGTTCGGTCCGAATTGCAACGATGTGAGAGTTGCATCAGTAATTAATAAGAGGTCTTCTTCTTGTCTCAGTTTTGCTTCTCCGTCGAAGTAAGGAACAGACGAAGTGACCTCGGGACTTAGGTTTTGTGATATCGTGAGGCGTGGATCGACTTTTTCGTTGTAGATGTAACCTATCCCTCTTTCGTCTTTCTTGTATCTTTGACGAACGAAGTTTACTTCTGCTACAGAGGGTCCCAAGTTTTCAAAATTGTTATTTTTTAACAAATAATTTTCTTGATCAAAGTCAACCACTTGATCGTTTGAATCAAAAGATACATTGACAAATTTTGTATACTGTCTTTGCTCAAGCATGTCTCTAAATTGACCGAATTTGTCTCTTCTAAATATTGCCCTTGTGTTAGTGGGAAATCCGCTGTAAAGACCGTACTTCCAGCCTCTTATCTCGGGAGATACACACAGTATGTGTGATTCATATATCGAAGAAGATCCTGTCACAAGGCTAGCATTTGAAAAAATTGCATTTTCATCATAAGGACTGCTAAGAAATGCTGGGTCAAATCTATTGTCAACTATCTTCTTTTTATATCGTGGATAGTTGTTACCACCAATCTTTTTTCCTTTGTAGTCTGGTTTTATCGAGGTTAATTGTGTAACTTTGAAATTTTTAATGGCTGCAACGTACGGTTGCAGTGGTGACGATCCAAGAATTCCGTGCAAAATAGATCCAAATATAAAAGAAATTCTATATTCTCCGGGTTCGAAGAGGTAACCTTTTGCTTCGTTGTTGTAAAGACCTGAATAATTTGCACCCAAAAATCCATTTTCTTTTGAATCGTACTTACTCATAAATCCCTGAGCTTTAGATCCCACTTCTACGGCTGTTCCTACGACAGAATCCAGCACGATAACTGATCCTAACGGATTGTATGTGGGCATATTATAAGCGTCTACGCTGTTTTGATGCGTAGGAACCCCGGGAACACCTGAAAAGACTACGGTAAGAGATGCTAGATAATCAGCAGCTACACCTCTTTCGTAGCTAAAATGCCACGGAAAAGAAGAAGTTACGTCAACAGACGCAATGGAAAAATCGTCTGCTAGCATTCCTGGATTGCCTGAAAATCCTGTATAAGTTTCTGAAACTAATGCGTACTGGTCTGTGTACGATGAAGGAAACCAATAAAGTCCGTCATCACCCGGCGTGCTTGATGACAAGTAGTAGTAGTTATTAGAAGAAATATTTGCACTTCCTGATTTTTGCTGTCTTTTCCATGACCAATAAGGACTTGGTGCATTAGACCAGGATACTATTAGATTACTATTATTTAAATCTTTATACCACTCTGATTCTGTTTTTCCCGTTGATTTTCCGACAGTAAAGTCTGTTAAGCTTCCTGAGATCGCGGAGTCGTCTAATACAAAGTCTCCATAGGTCAAATTATTGACATCTCCGAATCCAAAAAGAAACTTAATTGTGTCTGAAGAGCTAATTGAAGACGTTAGAAATTCCGCTGCTAAATTCTTTGTTAATTTTAGACTGCTATACGAAGTAAGATAATCGTGGGAAACTTTTTTTGAAAAGTCTACATCGCACGGAATCATAACGCAGTAACCGCCGTCGGGTGTATCTCCAAGGGAACTTGAAGATTCAAATCTTATATTGTGCTTCTGTGATCCTGAAGTTACAGTTACAAATTTTCTAAGGCTGTTACGGGCATTTGCTGGGAGTTCGCTTGGATCAATAAAACCTGGAAGAAGAGGTACAAATCTTTCAACGGGCTTTCTGTTCTTTTCAATTATAGAAGTCGGCACATGAGACTTAGAAAATCTCTCTAAGTCTACGCTATTCTGTAGCGCCCTGGGATATGAACAACTTAAGACATAGTCTACTTCTATCGATGAAAAATCAACTCCCATATTTTTTTTGAAATTTAACAGCCTGTTGTTGGGAGAGTATTTATTTTCATAAGGATAGGACCAAGTCCACGTATTGTTTGTAGTAGAATCAAAATCAAGATCTTCTTGATCTCTACTTGTTGTGTAGTAATTAAAGAAAAGATACCCGACAGAAGAAGTCACGAAGTTTTCATAGGGGCTTAGGAATCTTTGCGTCTTGCTTCTATTAAGCGTCCATACTTCTGAACTATCTACCCTAAGACAAGCATTCACGTCTGGTAGACATGAATCATAATATCTTTCATTTTTGTCAAAGGCTTGCGAAATTCTATATGCCGTTCTTGAAACTTTTTCATTTCCAGGTGTTATTCTGCTCGAAAGGAAAGGATTTTCTAAAAGAGCTGCAGTTCCCTCTGCGTATTCAGGCTGAGTTGCAGAATTTGAAAAAAATTTACTAAAGTATCTTCCACGAAGTCCCTCAGTAAGAACAGTTTTTGTTCCTATCTTTGTAGACTTTAAAATTGAACCCGTTATGTAATCATCTTGCATCGTTCCGTAGAACGATGCTTCGTAAAATGTGTCAAACTGATCTAATACAGGTTCATTTCCTATTACGTCCTTAATGACGTCAGTGAAGAATTTTTCGCTGCTCATGGGGTGTAGCTGTTTCCTGCTCTTACATATGAGCCGTAGAAAGTTATGTTTATGGAACCGGTGTTTAACTGAACGTCATGTCCATTCAAGCTTGTTGTGCATGGTATTGAATTAATATATGAAGAGGAAAGAAGAGTTCCTATCCCCTTTGTTTCAGCGTCTGGATTTGTCGTTGTATTGATGTCGATCTTTAGATTTTTGAAAGCGGGTCTTGTCTTGCTTACGGCAAGAACTAGTCTTTCTCCTGGGTAGATTAGATAGGGAGAGGGTCTACTTGATGCAAAATAGCTCTTAGCGATACTGATCGCTGTATTTGGTGTGTGATTGGCAAAAGAGCTTAATGCTGAAATTGTAGACTGCCTTTCTGATTCATTAGAAATGTAGAGATCGTTTTTCTGGAGACCATCTTTTCTTAGATTGCTTTGATCTGTCGTATATTCTCTTCCAAATATAGAACCACCGCTCGGAGAAAATCCAGACATTCCCCTGCCAAAGGAGTCAATCCCTGTCAATACAGTAGAATAAGGCTTGTAATAGTCCTGTGAAATTTTACTGTTAATCCAAGAGATGAGCTGTGAAGATCCTGGATTTATTATTGAGTCTGCTGAAAATGTATAAATACCGTTAGATATGGATGCCTCCGATTTTACCTGGATGCTGCCCGTAAAGAATCTTTTTGTGCCGTTTTTCTCGGGTTTTACTAAACAATCTACCTCGTCTGTGTCTACGCCGTTTCTTCCGAGAGACCAAAGCAGAAATTTGTAAGGAGAAGGAGAATAACCTCCTGACATAATTGGAGCTAAAATTACCTCTCTGTTTGTGTCTTCTTCATGAGTTATCATGCTGTGACATATTAAGTCTCTTATTGATCCTGTTCCGTAATTCTTTTGGCAGAATAGAGAGAGTGTAATACCAGGTCCACCTTGATCTACTAGAAAAATTTCAGTAACTCCGCCACCTACGGAACCTCCATTTTTTGTCAAATCACCACCAGAAGATGTTGCAAAATTTAGACTTGTCTTGTCGTAAAACCATCCGCTTCCAAGACAAATTGGTAATTCAAAAACTACTTTTTCTATTAGAAAAGGATCTTGTACGGGTATTGTGAAGGTTTCTGAAGAAGACGCTTCGTAAGAAGAATTACGTTGAACACTTTTTGGAAAGTCTCTGGACATGTATTCACTTTGCTTGTCCCTAGAGAGCGTTGGTCCTATGTATCCAAAATTATCTTCTATCTTCTGAGCGTAACCATCTGGGTACATATTTCTCTGTATTGAAAGACTACCTGATACAACTGCATTCCCAAGACAGTCAAATCCTATTGCATCTTCTATGAATGTGGAACCATTTGTAAGTGCTGTTCTAATGCTTACATTTCCAAAAGGGCCAACGTGATCTTTTAGAGAAGTGTTCGGTATGTTCCATTGCCCAGTAGACGCATTGAAATAGTATAAACTGCTGCTGTTTGGAAGCATTTGCGTTCTATTTTTTACAGCAAATGCTATTCTTATTTGTTCTTTGCTGGAGAGATTTGCTGAAAAGCTTCCTGGTGTCTCACCTATTGAAGCAATAGATCCTGTTGCATAGAAAGGATCGTTATTGTTTCCTTGTTCAAATCTTGCGTCCTCAGAAAAAGGCTTCATGAATTCATCAATCTTTCGCTTAGAATAATACTATCTTTTAGAGAAGAATCAAACATACCGGGTCTGATTGTTCTCTCTACTCTTATGCCTCCCGGGCTGCATATTTCTGAAGCCGATCTTGACATCAAACCAACAGAAGAAGTCAATAGAGTAGAAGGTATCATGGAAGGATATTCTATAAGCTGCGAGTTACAAGCTATAGTATTAAGATCGTTAAACTCCGATCCTGCTGAAATGAATGATGAGTTGTCTCTCTCGCCTAATATAGATTTATTTTGTTTTCTAAACGTACTTTTCTTGTATCCACCGTATGCTATTGAATCAGTTCCTCTATCAGTTTGGTCATAAACAAAGCCGCAGGTTACAGATCTCTCTCTTGCTGTAACATACGTAGTGCCGCCCGGAGGTAGACTCTCAAGCACAGATTCCATGTCTGCCGTGTACGTTGAATTTGACTCTTCGCCTCTTGGATAAATTTTATCTTCAAAGAAGGACGCAGGATTCTCGTCCATGTTGAAATATCCTTCTGCAGGACCTACTCCGACGGATCCGTTACCAGTGCTTAATTTTTTTACGTCAGACGCGTCAAGAAAGAAAGCGTAATTCTTTCTTGTCCTATCAAACTCTTCTACAGAAACTACAGAATCGGAAGAATTCCTCCAGTTTATGTTACCATTTCCAAATTGTCCTTTTGTTGAATGAGGCTCAAAAGGAAAGTTTATTGAAAAATTCGCTATTACAGGCCTGATTGGAAAAGGTTCGATTATTCCGTTTAGAACGTGATTTTCTGCTTCGTTACTGTTAGAAGTTATTATGGGATATGAGAAATCCTGAGACGATTTGACATAAGCAACAGGGTTAAATACTTCTATCTCGTAATAAGTGTCTGGTCCCAGTATGTCTAAGTCAGAATAACCGAATCTGAGAGACTCGTATAAATGACCTGGTGTGCCTGCCGTTATCTTTGCCACACCTGCTGTCCAGTGCTTTTCCTGTGTTATTTCTACACCGTTTCTATAAGAATCGATGCTTGAAGAAACAAGATAGTCATTAGCAGAAGAAAGAATCTTTCTTTGATTACCGCTAGAATCTACTGCTACTGAGCTTGTCAGGTAAGAATCTGAATTAAAGACGTTGTCGTCTTTAATGATTCTTTTTCTTGACATGAGTCCAGCTACAGAATTCGATCCAGACAAACGAGAAGCCGAAGTTGTCTCTACAAAGTAGTTAGCTCTCCTCGTCCGTATCTGTTCTTTTGTGTCAAAGTAATTTCCTTCACTATCGATGTTAATGAAGTCTATTTTTCTTGCTTGCTGCGGCATAATTCAGTACTTCTTCAACTTTCCGACAATTTGCTGAACAAGCAAGCTGTCTTCTATAGTCTGCCTTTGTCCGAGGTAGTTGTCACTGTGTCTATAGATGTTCTTGTGTCTTTCAAGCATGTGAGACTCAACAACGTAGTTCGTACCCTTATAGAGAGTTTTGCTCGGAATCAACTGCTCAATGAAAGAAGAGATTGACACATCAAACCACCTGTAGAACTCAAGAAACTTTCTAAAGTCGGGCTTTCCTGAGAGTCTATTGAAGTAGACATCTCTGAGGCGCTCTAGATCTGGGTAGTCAGGAGAGAACATTAGTTCAGGTGATCCAAGAGCGTCGTTCAATACGTCGAACGACGAGAACATCGAAATTATGTCTTTGTCGAGGGAGTCAACCATCGAAAACTCAATTGATAGTCTTAGATCGTCTTGCGGTTCTTCTTGCAAGAACCTCTCAGCACTGAGATAGGTAGGTGCAGGCAAAGCCCAAGGATTTTCTTCTAGAAGACTGCTGTCTTCGAAGCTTCTTATTCTTATCTTGTCTTCTGTGGCAGCCTCATCAAAGAAGGGAGAGAGATAAGAGTAGTTGAATATCTCACCAACGAGAGCTCTCTCACCAGGCTCGTAGCCTGTACCAGAAGCTGTTAGATTATTTTTACTAAAGTCCAGGAACTGTATGTTTCCAAGACTATCTGTATTTTTCTCAGGTTGCTTCTGTAGCGTGTCCATTCTAAGCTTCTGGAATGAGCCTGACAGACGCGACGTGAAGTTGTAGTTTATGAAGGGATCTTCGACACCCACAGACTTGGGATTTCTTACGTGCTCCTTCCACTCTTCTGTTGTCATAGATTTCGACCAGAATCTAAGATTTGCAGCTCTTCCCAAGAACTGTGTTGTCCTCGCTATGTCATCAACTTCTAGCGTGTTATTTAAGAATAAGTAACTAATTCCGCTTGGTATGTTTTGATTTGTACCTATCGACACCATAGCGCCTCGGGAATTGTAACTAAGAGATCCCGATCTAAATGCATTTCCTTCACCAGAATTCTGCTCGTAAAAGTAGGATGATGCAACATATGTTTCGGAGAGATCTCCGGATTCACATTTTCCTACTCTCAAGTAGTATGAAGAAGAAACATTAGATGATATTTCATCGTTTCTAGTGCATCCAAGAGAAACATTCCATATGTCTCCATCGAACAAACCTTTTCCTTTCATGTCGACACTTAATGTCAAGAGAGGTGACCCTGAAGACATTCCAGGTCTGATATATGCATTTACTCTAGCGGGTTGATGTGGATATTCAGAGTGTTGTGTAGCAACTACGTTTGCTATGAGACCAACTTGCGAAGCAGGATTGCTACCTGTCACAATCATTCTAAAGAGAGATTGTCCTTCTACATTAGCAGCATTTGTTAGATTTTGAGGTGGCACTTTAAACACACCTTCAAGGTTCCAAGAACCAGATGTTAACAATCCATCCCACCCGTAGTTAGTACCTGCGTTTTTTCCATCACTTCCCAGATAAAAACTTCCAACAGGAGATGGGAATCCTGGTTCGATTCTTGAGGCGGACAATGGCGCTGTCGTGACAAGAGAAGACGTCAGAAATTCTACCATTGCAGACGACTCTATCCTCTTCTCTCTGGCAGAGGATATCTGCTTTATTGATGGCCCACCATATTCTCTTATTCTCAAGCTATTGTCAGGATCTATTCCGACAGATCTCAGGAAAGACTTAATACTGTGCTGAGTGCCCTTAGACTTAATGATGTCAGGCATGTTTATTAGCACTCTTCTCAGAAGTATTGATTGTATCTTCTTGAGGGGCGTCTCAAAATTTGTCAGTCCTTCAATCGATTGTCCTTCCGCAAATTGTTCTACTGTGGCGTTATTGAAAAATTTGGGGAGATAGAAGCCATAGTGTCTGACCATGTCCTCCAAGAAGTTGTCAGGAATGCTTGCTTCGTCGTCATAACTAACAGTCTTTAACGTCACAAATGCATCGATGTAAGTCTTTATTTCATCAAAAAACTTGGCCCAAATATAGAGAAACGACAGAATTATCTGTACAGAGCCTCGCTTGCCTTGGCCAGGTATTCCTTCTCCCCCATAAGGATTTCCACCATTTCCTTCTACGTTTTCAAATCCGTCTTGGGAGGCGCCCTCTAAGAGGTAATGTTGCGGTATTAATTTGATGATGTTGTTTGGATTATTTCTATCAAAGTTGCTTGCTGAGACTAGCAGCTGTGAGTTGAAAGAAAGTATTTCTGAATAGGCAGGGAATAGAATTTTTTGAAAATCTTTTCTCTCGTTGACTAAAAGGTTATTTTCATCTTCCGCTGCGTTTATTCTCAGCGCTGGATTGAAATTATTTATGTTTGAATGCAAAGAATTGCCGGAGCTGTCTAGTACTATTGAGTCTATTGATGAGTTACCATTTAGAGAAAGCGACCCTCCCGGCTCGTTAAATCTATAGTAAAGCTTTAGATCAGGTGTAGAGTACAGTCCCATTGAAGAAAACATCATTTGGGTCTTTTCATCTCTAACGGAATGAAACAGTCTTAACTCGTCTAGAGTTCCGCTTAATGTTTGCGTTGGCGTAACGAGAGACGAGCCTGAATAAAAAGAGCTACCAGAACCAATCAAGAAATAAGCGTCGTCGATGTTCATCTTTTGAATTTTCAAAAGATTTTCACTTTGTGACTCAAGCTTCTCATTTACGAAAAACTGAAGTCTGTGATCTCTTGCGTCTTGCTTGTTTAGGACTAGACACAAGTGATTGTATCTTCCTTTCACGAGTGAGGTAGAAACACTGTTTCTTACGGATCCGGAGGACACACAAAAGACAGCTTTTGTCGAATCAGTTGACGTAGAAGGCTCAAGGTAAAAAGTAAAACCATCAACTGCAGAAGAAGACTTTTGAAAGACAACCTGCGTATCGTTCGTAATTGTGGGTAAAAATAGAAGAACTTCTATTGACAAAGAATCTTCATCCCCCGGATTCAACACGGGATCTCCCTTTTTATTTTTCGCAAGGTCTGGGTAAAGGGTACCAGACTTATCTTTTACAGATATCCAGTTTCCGCTTGTTTCTGATGGTACTTCTCCGACCTGTGTACCGGAAAAATGAAGAGCTCCTGACCAGCTTGGAAAAGAATCGAAAACCCACTTCTCGTATCCCGTCAGAGAATCAAGAAATTCTTCTACTTCCTTTTTGGTTCCGTCAAACGGATAGCCGTTAATTATTTTGTTGAAAGCTTCGTTGACTTTAACTTCTGCAGATGAGAAAAAAGTATGATTTTCGAATTTAGACCAGTCAAGATTTAATTGCTGCGTACTTTTTAGTGGGTAGTCTAATGGATCGTATTTAAAAGAGTCTTGACTTTCACTGTTAGAGTCCGAGAGATTAAAATCAGAATACGTCAGCTGTATTGGCTTAGATTCTTTTATTGAATTTCTTATAAAAGACGGAACAAAAGGAGAGTTAGAGCGTGTGGTCATTTTTGTCTCCTCATGTGTTTAGTCTTTTTTCTATTCTGAAGACTCCTGATACGTCTTTAAACACGCTCTTCGCTCCATTGTGTGATATCATTATATCAATCTTGTAGGTTCTGCCTTGAGAAAGGTTCGACATGTCAAGTTTGAAAAACATTCCTGAGGAATCACTTGATACTTTAGTTGAATTTTTTGTTTCGTCAAATGGTATCACTACTTCATCAGAAACTGCATCACGTATCTGGTAAAAAGTGTCCCTGATCACAGACCGCGGTGACTCCACGGGAAGTCTTGAAAGCTTTATCTTTGGGTTTGATTCGTCAAAAATGTTAACCCTAACGTCCGCTTCTTCATCCAAAAAATAAGAATCTTTTAGATCTGTAATTGTCACAACAAACTTTTTTATATCTCTAGAAGATCCCCTTGCAGGCATTTCGAAATAGATCTTGCTGCCAGTGAGATATCCCACAGATCCATCAATAGAAGACCATATAGGAGTAAATTCTATTGAGCTGGAGTTTGCTATCTTTAGCTTTAGTGATGGGTCTGACGAGGCTAAGTTAACTGTCGCTGTGTAAGTTCCTGTTACAGGATTTGATCCGAGAGATAATTGAGAACCGTTAAATTGGGTCTCGTAAACACCACCAGAAATTTCAGTCAATAACCTTAATATCAAACAGTTGCTACCTGTTATCTGTGCTAAGGAGCTTCCCGAAAGTATGTTTGACAGATCACTACCAGCGTAGCTGTAAAGATTTATTCTGCAGTCTGTATCGAAAGTTAAGTTCTGTGTGTCATCTGAGACAGAATCGTCGAATCCAAAAACAAGTTTTGGTCTTTTTAGCTCACTATAAGCACTCCTAGATGCAAATCTTTTTACGAAATAAGTCTGTCCATTGTCTTCAAGAGAATTTTTAAAACTTATTCTAAGACCGCTGTCGGGTAACTCTCCTGATAACGTTGCTGACACGATAGACGTGACATCTACTACAAGATCTTCTGATCCGTCTACAAATCTTTGAACAACTTCTGTAGATGCAAGACTCAAAGAGCTTGTTATGTAATCACCTTGATCTGACGAATCTACGCCAAGTCCGCATCCGGGAGACAACCAGACAGTGTCTGAAGATGCAGACAACCAGTTGCATACATCGTAGTCAGAAAAGTATGTAATGTCTTTACCGACGCCTTCTGAAAAAGAAGCCGAAAGCGGAAATACGCTCACATCAAAGTTGACAGGAGTTGTTTGTCCACCGTATACATCTTTTAGGTGCAATTTGCACCAAAAACTGTCGTCTCCGAAATCTACTTTTCCTTGACCAACAAGCTTCTTAATTTCTGATAGGTCGAAATGTATCAGAATCCTTGACAGCTCTGTGTTGGGTGACGAACCAGAAAAAGATGCTCCGTAAATCTTGAATAGATCGAGCGTACCAGAACCGCCTGTATTCGAGTTATTCTTTCTTTCACCGCGAATTACCTTGTTGGTAATGTAGGCGTCTTTGTCTGCTTTGACTATTTTAATCATTATTTCTTCCTATCAAAGGTTGGTGACGCATTTGCCGATGATGTTAACGTCTGGGTACTTTATCTCGAATATGGTTCCCTCAGGCGGGTAAATTATTTGATTCTTTGTGTTGAGTTGAACGTCAAATGCTACAGGTGAGTACTGCCTGTTCTTGACTGAACCATATAGGTTATTGATCTTAATTGAGTCTACAGAGATAACACCACTCTTTGAAAAAATTGTTGATATTATGTCTGATATGACTATGGGTTGCCCTATGTGAAAATTCGTTATGGAGAACTGTGACTTCAAGTCAGATATTATGCTTTGCAATACAAGTTGCTTGTTGAGTGAAGGATCTACGACTATCTGGAAGAATATTTCGAGGTTTATTATTCCTGCGTCCATTACGTCGATTGCGTCTGATATCATTCTGTAAGAACTTAAGTACCTCTTTAGATTTATCTTCAGATCGTCCGGAGATGTTATCAGTTGATTCTCTGTGTTTCTTGATATTATAAAGAGCCTCGAGGCCATGGGGTTGTTGGGATTTTTTACTATTGATGCCCTGAAGACTCTGCCAAAATTGCTTGGCATTGTATAGACTCTTGAAATCAGATCTTCTTTTGTAACAATTCTTTCTTGTGAATTCCTGATCGTAGGAACGAGAGCAAGCAATTCTTCTGCTGTAGGAGCATCTTCGCCTCCAGAAGCTGGGCTTGGATTTGAAGCCTCTATAGAGCCTCTAATTTGTGCTTGCTGACCAGGCGTAGGATTGTTAGGAAACGAAATTGATATGTTCGTAATGTTTCTTATTGTGTTTGCAGGAACATTGTGAGAAAGACCACCACCATAACGATACGTAACAGTCAAGGTCGTGTTTGCTGCAGCTACTCCAAGCGTTGAAGTCTGTAGTAATTTTTGTGGATTTACTGGTACTCTAGAGAACATTTGAGAATACGGCAGCGGGATTGAAAATTCAGACGGATCAGGAATTACGTCGTCTTCAAGATTATCAGCAGTTCCTCCTCCGAAAATAAGAGTTGTTCTTCTGTCCCTTAAAGTAACTTCTTTAGCAAACCTATATGGTGCAGGAATTGCCTTTAGATTGTCTTTTACTAGAGACAGAGTGTTTGAATTTGTCGTATTGTTCAGGACGTTTTTGTAGACGACGTCGTGAGTTAAATTTCCTACTTCGTAATAAGTGTTTCCAAGAGCATCTACGACTGACATTATTTGAGTTACGTTCGTGTTATTCAGAGACAATTTTCTAAATTGCACGAAGTCTCCAATGGAGAATGTATCAGTTGCTTGAGCTCCTGAAGTGCAGACTCCTGATTTCTTCAGTATTTTCGATACAACTTCACCGTTTATTCTTCTGCCATTTACTACTTCAACAGAAGAATTTACGGAGATTTCACTTGATACTGGGTCCACGTACCAAAATTGTACGTCTTCAAGGAGCGTGAATTCTACACCGTTGTCTGATCCGATAATGGCTCCAGCTGTAATGGTTGGTAAAAGATTCGGGTCTGGTCTTAGGGAGCCATCGTTTAAGACGGGTACTTCTATGTAGAAATCTACCGTTGCAATTGCGGAAGATGCACCTACAATTGGCACGCCTGCGTTTCTCAGTGCACGCTCGATGTTAACGGTTTCAACGACTGTGTCGTTGTGTAACTCTCCGTAAAGATGATCGAGATAGAAAGACATGTTGTCTCCAACATAAGCAGCCATGTCTAGCAAGAGACCACCTAGCGAAGATTCAGAAAAGTCTTGAATTCTATCTGGATAGTATTGCTTTGCATAATCCAACAAGACAGTCCTAAATCCGTCAAAGTCTCTTGCCAGATAATTTCTTTGTCTTACAGACTTAAGTGCAGTTTTGTTGTCGTTGATTGCCATTTTATTGTCCGATAATAAATAAACAAAACATCACATAACATATAGCACAATTTGAAGTGACTTTTTTGTCACCTCTAGCGCAGGAATGTTATACGTGATTGTAATCTTTATAATTGCTGTATTTTTATTTTCGTTCCTGTCCACGACTGAAGAAAAATCTTCAAGATCTATGAAGGGCATCCATTTCTGTACAGCACTTCTAATTTTCTCTATAGCCTCATTGTCAAACGAGTCTTGAGAGACAAATTCTGACGTCAAGGGCTTTAAGTTAGCTCCAAAATCATAAAGACCGAGTCGCTCTCCCCAATTTGTCAGCAGCAAATTTCGCAAGTTATCTGCAAATTGATCTGAAAGGCTATAGTTCATGGAGAGGATTCCCTCCCCTGTACCAAGAGATAGCGGTGTCTTAATTCCAAAAGGTACTCGAGAGACCGCAGGGGTCTCTTCTGTAATCTGTTCTTTTGTTTTTCCTGCGCTTTTAAAGCTATACGACGCCATAGGACTTAACTATCAATCAGATCTCCTTGACGTATGAAGTTTTTATGAGACAAGACTACTTCATAAGAACTTTTTTTGCAAAAGTTCCCAGACCTGTTCCACCCTTAAGAAGTCCGCTGGGGGAAGTACCTTGAATCCCTCCCATCGTGTCGATTATGGGAGTGCCTTTTACTTCTCCTGTTATTTCATATCCAGGATTCGCTGATTCGCACAATACAGCTAAATCTGCATCGTCTCCGCCAAGCTTGATAACACCCTTTTCAGACGGAGTAAAGACAATGTCTCCATTTGACTTAATGACAATAGAAGACCACTTCTTTAAGTCCTTGCTTTCATCTTTTCTTTCATTTTTGTCAGGAGCAGTACCGCTCTCAAATCCAGTTACAAGAATCTCTACGTCAGATCTTGCTATCATTCTAATCTTGTCAGACTTGATGACAATCGCAGCGTCTCCTGTCGAAGAGTCTTTAACTTCAGGCTTCTTAAATTGATCGTTGTAATTTTTTACTTGAAAATTTTGATCAACAGAAGTTCTCTGTGAGACTAAGATTCTGCTTCTGTCATTCGTTAAGTCAGGATCACCTTCGTTGGGCTGTAGACTCTCAAACGACTTATCAAGCTCTTTCTTTATTTCTTTCCGTTCTTTATCAATTATGCTTGTAGTTGAAGTTACCTTACCTGAAGTCTCGGGAGTTTGTCCTCTTCCTGCTACTATGTCTATGGAACCATTGTCAAATTTTGTTTTTTCAATCGGTCCCAGTCTGTCTGTTCCAAGAACGACAAGCGTGTTATTTGTACCTTCTAAAACTACATCACCAGGTCTTTTCCTGAAGCGAGGCACAGCGCTATAAGACATCAATTTCGATGCATTTGATTCCGTTATTATCTTTTCAAAGACGTCTTCTTTTTCTCCTCTGAGAAAAATGTTACTAGTTGCTGTTCTTCTTTCACCCTCTACACTTATCACTGGACCATTTCTTAATTCACTCCACGTGGAAGGAAATGACTCTCCCTTCTTTTCTTTTTCTACCCTCTCTACCTTAGTAAGAGAATTTGATATCTCAAAAGAATTGCCAATGTGAGTGTGATTAATGTCATCAGTAAAGTGAGGCTCTACTATCCTGCAAAACCAAAATGCCATGTCTGCTTCTGACGCATTTGGGTTTTCAAACATGACCCACATGCATTCTCCTGGTTTGCAAGGCATTGATAGATGCGATGGAAAAAACGGGAAGACAAACATGGGGTCGACATCTTCTCCAACCCTCTTTGCTATTATTGTATTTCTTGGAAGTGAATCTGCGTATCTCATATTTGAGATGCCCATTGACTGCCAAGAAACCTTTTTGTCTTCGCTCTTTAGATCTGTGTTGGGATCAGAGATTACATCTAGGACAATCATTCTAACAAAAGTCGAAGATTGATGCGTAGGGGGTACGTAATTCTCTGTGTCAAACCTTCCCTCGGCTATCTCCCTAAGATTGTCAGAAAATTTAGTTTTTGTCGAAGACTTAAGCGTCATTACTAAGAACCTATCTTTTTAAACATTTCTTCTGGGTCTATGTCTTCTTCTTGCTTTTGCTCCGACTTAGATACCAATTCCGCAAGCTTTATTATTTGATCGTTTGCTCTGCTCATTCTTTCGATATAAGTCGCCATTGTCTTTCCGTGTATGGCATGCTCTGTACTCTTGTCTTGTACCATCTCGACCAGAGTAGTGAACAAAACATATGCATTTTGACGATCAGTTACAGCGTTCTCATAAATCTCTTTCCAGAGTCGCTTTTTCTTATCTGTGACGCCATCTATCTGTTGCAATAGGTCTGAAAAATCTTTAATTTTCTCTTCCAGGGTCATTTTCTTCATAGCTCCTCCGTAGACTTACAAGTCCCTGAAGTCGAATCTTGATTTTTTATATCTTCTCTTTATAGATTGCATTGCAGTCGTTAATTGCTTTGGAGAAAGCCCTGAAAGCTCTCTCATATACAGGAGGACAGCACTCTTGTTAAGAAGATCTATTTCGTCAATATTCTCAAAAATTGTAATTATTGCATTTATGCAAGTCAATTCATTTTCTGTTTTAACTCTTGACCTTATCTCGTAGAGAAGCCCTACAGTGCTTTCGACTGTGCTACTTGGTTCAAGAAAAAAATCATTTGCCTCAATGGTATTGTGCTCTTCTATGATTAGAGACTCATGCGTAGTAAGAGACTGTGGATCGTCAAGACTCACACTCTTCTTGGTTCTTTGAGACTTTTGCTTTGTCTTAATGATAAGCCAATTTTTAGCAACTACGTTAAAGTAAGAGAAAGCGTTTGTTCCACGAGAAGCATCGAACTTATGAATTGTTTCAAAGAGAAAATTGACACAATCGTTTTTTAGCTCTTCATATGTGTCATGCATTCCCGTGAACTTATGAATGTTTATTAAGTTTTCAACAAGTTTCTTAAAAGCAGGAAGAATTTTTTCTACGTACAGCTTGTCTTTTTCTTTTTTTGAAAATTCAGACTGGTATGCTACTATTGCATCTTGTGTGTCTGAGTTGAAATAGAGTTTTAGCTTGTCTTTCTCCTCTTTGGTGTCTTTCTTTTGAGACAACTCTGACGTATTTTCTTCGGAGATTTTCTTATTCTTTTTCTCCCTTCTCTTTTTTGAAACATTTGTTTTCATTCTTCTGCTTCTTTGCTTTCATTTGTTTCTGTATCTAGCGAATCATCGAGTATCTTTGCCACATTGATAACTGCATTTTTTGATTCAACGATGTCTTTTATTAGATTTCTTACAACTGGTTCGTCTGAAAAAACTTCTAGGCGTGACTTTTGATCAATTTTTTGCTTTTGTATCTCTAGGATCTCTAGAGAATTCTGAATTGTTTCTTGAATTTCATCAAATTTGTCCATAAACTCTAGGTTCTTTTTAAGACTTACGGCGAGAATTGCCGTAAGTGAAATTGATAAAATTGAAAGAAACTCAATGATCATATCAAGTCTTTTGTTGCTTCTTCATACAGCGATTTTACAGCCTCTATGGAGTATTTCTCTTGAATTTTTAAACTTAAGTCTTTTGCCCATTCTTTTGGAATGGAAGATGCAGACCTAAACTTAAGAATCTTTCTCTTGAAGTCGTCTTCTTGTGCAATTGCCCACTTACTTCCTCTCATGAAGATTCTGTTATCGACTCTTGTGCTGTGAATTTCGCTCAACTTGTAGTCTACTTCGATAAACTTTCCATGAGACAAGAAATCCTTGTGTCCTGACCAATTTGTTGCAATGACAGGAAGAGATGATGCTGCAGCCTCAAGAATTGGTAATCCATATCCCTCACCCTTAGTAAGGGAAACTAAGGCTTTGATCTGCGGATGTCTGTAAAGGGAAGAAACTTCCTCATCAGATAGATCTCCATGTAAAAGATGAACTCTTGGGCTAATTCCTCTTCTTACCTCTTTCACCAGACTTTCAAAAGTTTGCTGCACTAGCTTTCTGTCTATACAGGTATTTCTTCCAGAATTAGTCTTAACGACAATTCCTACGTCCTTGTCTTTTTCAAATGCCTCACAGAGCCACTTGACTGTATAGAAGATGTTTTTTCTTTCATTCTCCGGGTTGTTTCCCGTTATTTGTCCAAAGATCAAAAAATTGAAATTAGTAGAAAATTCAAGATCATCTACTTTGGTCTTTACATTTTTTGTTATTGCCTCAGTGTAAGATTCTGGCACTACTTTTATTGGTGTTGTTACATTTCCCGTCGATGTCAGGCTGCTCTTCGAGTGCTGTGAAGGAACTATGACTAGACTCATTCTGTTGCAATCCGCAATCCATTCTGGATTGCACTTGTCTGTCTCTACAGACGCCGTAACTCCTATGTTGACTTTGGAGAAACTCGTGTCCCATTCATTGGGCAGTTGTATTTGAATAGTTGCATCATAGTGTCTACCAGAAGGATCTGTGGTTTTTTCCATAATTCTTCCAATAAAACCGTCATATAGATTTCTATCAATTAACCACGGGGTATCTCCCCAAGGCAAAGCCTGCACATCGACGTCCAGATCGTCTCTATCAAGGAGCCACTTTGCTATTTGACGAGCGTGAACGCCATAGCCTGACTGTGTTAAGACGGGTCCCCTGATTAGAATTTTCTTCTTTTTTAAACCACCTGTTAAATCGAAAAGATTCATATCTCAGACACCTTCCACTTAGTATCGATCTTAGCATTCCACTTTTCAATTGTGTCTGTTAAAGTTCTATCCCAGTCTGATACTACGTCTTTCAGGTTATATTCTTTCTTGGCTCTTTCCATAGCTTTTTTACCCAGCTCTTCTCTAGCTTCAGGACCCATCTCATACATTTTCATAAATGCATTTGTTACAGTCTTGTGAGAGACAAAATCTTCATAGATGTAAGGAACCATGTGATTTCCAACCATGGTCCTAACCTCTGGGTCCATTCCTACGCCAAATTGCTCACCTGTTACTGGGTCTTCTACTTGGCGTGTTAGACCACCAGTCTTCAGTGCTATGATTGGCTTTCCACACATCATCATTTCAAGGGTAGGAAGACCAAATCCTTCATTACAGCTTCTATTTACAATTGTGTCACACATATTGTAAAGAGACCGCATCTCATTAAATCCTATTCTATCCTTAGAAAAGACTATGTTCTCCCTAAGGTTGAGGAGATCTATGACTTGATGTAAGTTAGTTCCTTCTTGATCCATAGGGTCAGTATGCAACACCAGTGTTGCTTTTTTGTGACCATGCTTTGCCTGAAGCTCTTCTACGAAATCCTTCCAAGAGACAAGAATGTCGCTTATCATCTTGCGTCTTGCATTCCTCGAGACATAGAGGCACGTGAAATGGTCGGATCTGTCTTTCCCGAGAAGCGCAATCTTAAATTTCTGAGATTCTTCCTTCGGAAGGGGACAAAACAGGTCTTCCGGTACTGCATGCGGTATGTAATTCGTCTTTTCCGGGAACCGTTCCTTCACCATCTCATAGGTCGGGTAATTAATGCAGTTTATGAGATCAGTCGACTCATAAAGAGGACTATTGAATGCAGGCCAAGGCGGATTATCCCAAAGATGCCAATAGACTATGGGACATATTTGGTGTATTTCATCTGACATCTCCCATGTCCAGATGAAAAACCTTGGATCAGTGAAGAGAAAAACAGCATCTGGTCGAACTTGTGCAAGAGTCTTTCTCAAAAGTGCCTTATCACCAAAGCCATTAGTGGGCTTAATGACAAAATCTGGATTGACAACTACAGTTTCGTAGTTGTCGTGCCTAATAGCGCCTCCAAAACACTTAAAGCTGTACTTACCCGTATTGATTAAACCACTTATTAGCCATCTTGCCTGAGTTCCTACACCTGAAGTCGACAGGGGATGATCAGACAAAAATAAAATAGTCTTCTTTTGATTCTGCATTGTCCCTATATTACGCAAAAATAAAAAGTTGTAACAAAAGTTTAGTTAAGTGCAGTGCTCTGTGCCTTTATACTCACAGTAAGTACAAGAATCACGATTCTTAAGAGCAATTCCACGCTTAACAGAAGTAATCATGTTGCTTACAACCTTAAGAGACTTCTTAATCGGAACTTCCCCGAGAGACACTGAAAAAAGCTCACAATGCTGTCCTGCTTTTGCAGATTTCTTAAGAATTGCGAAGGCACATCTAATGTCTTTGAGAGGAACTTGAGGATTCTTCTGATGCCAATAGTTCTTGTAAAGAGCAAGCTGAGCCTTAATCATCTCATCAGACCGCTTTTCTCTACGCCAGCCATTAGCCGACGTCTTCCAGTCAATAATCCAGTACAAATCTTCTCCTCGCTTACCTTTGCACTTGATTACACCGTCAATAAAGCCTTTAAAGGCGTGTGGATGACCTTCAACTGACTCATATAGCGCGTGTTCTGCATCCACCACGGTCCACTCAGGGAATTCCTTGTCTAAGAATGCAGGCACCTCTGAGAGAATTACTTCAGACTCTGCCTTTGCAATCCTTAAGGCTTTTTCTGAGAATTCTTCTTGCCCTTCGTGCTTCTTCCAAGCCTGTTCTAGCGAGTCGTGACACAGTTTTACATCCATCTCGCGTGTAAGCAGATACTTCTCACATGAAGCATGAACCGAAGTTCCAAACACAAGAACGGGCGAAGGCTTTGATAGATCTACTTTTTTTACGTGGTATAGGTGGTGTCTATACGAACAATCCTTCCACGTTTTTACCTCTGAGAATGAAACATGAGGCTTCCCTGTAGGAAGTGATTGAAAACCTGTTGTGTCTGACATGTTAATGTGATACTAACATGTCAGATTCACATAGTTCAAGTGTTCTTTCGACTGACAGCTCTTCCCGACATCTTCTCCCAGTCTCTTTGTTCAGGAGATCTTACTTCTAGATTTTTCTCCCATGCTGCTTTCAAAACTTTAGGATCGACATTGTTCTTCTTTGCAACGTCTATCATTGCATTTACGTCTTTTGGAAAGCAGTGTCCTCCGTAGCCTCTTGATCCATCGGGACCCGGTACGTTCCAGTGACTTTCTCCTAGGCGCTTGTCATACTTTGCATATTCCACGACTTTATCATAGTCTACGTTAAGTCCTGACTTATCGAGAGCTTCACATATCTGAGCAATCTCGTTAGCAAATGCAACCTTAACTGTAAGAAAATTATTGGTCAGATACTTTACCATCTCAGCAGTGGTAGAAGACGTTTTTATGATTGGAACTTTTGGAAATGCCGTCTGAAATACCTGCTTTACAGCGTTAATCCATGGGCGAGGGCCACCTAAAACAATTCTGTTCTGGTTTCTCATGTCATCAAGCGCGTTTGCCTCAGTTAAAAACTCTGGGTTGAAAACGATGTGCAGTCCCTTCTCGCTGTATTTCTCGTTCCATCTCTCTGTTGAGCCTGGCGGTACTGTTGATTTGACTACTGCGATTCTTTCACCTGGAATCTGAGAGAGTTCTTCCAGAACACTTTCTACGATGCTCAGGTCTGCAGAACCATCTTCGAACATGGGTGTTGGAAGACAGACAAAGTATACTCCTGAGAAACCCTCAACAGATTCAGCAAATTCAACAAGACTCTTAGTAGAGCTTGGTCTGTAGTCATTTGCCCCCACGGCAGTCTTACCCGCTTTGTCGTACGTAAAGACACTAAACCCATGCTCTGAAAAGACTGTTGTGAGTGATCCCCCCACAAAACCTTGCCCAATGACTGCTATTGACTTTTTCATGTTCACTTTGTTTGATCGTTAAAGAGTTTTATCGCGGCGGCCAGCGCCTGATGCATATCATAATACTTGTATCTACCAAGTCTACCTGCAACGATGTATTTTGAATCTTTCTTAGATAGAGATTCATACTTTTCATATACAGAATTATTGTTACTGTCGTTTATAGGGTAATAAGGGACTGAATCGTTGGTCCACTCTGCAGGTGTTTCTGTTGTGATAACAGACTTTTTACCGCTAGCGAACTCAAAGTGTTTGTGCTCTATTCTTCTAGTCCAGGGAACAGATAGATCGCAGTAGTTGAATATTGCATTTCCTTGGAAATCATCTACATCTTCGATTCTTGTTTCAAACTTTAGAGTTCTGTATTCAAGAGGACCAAACTTGTAGTCATACAGCCTGTCGACACAACCCGTATAGAGAATCTTTTTTCCAAGCTTCTCTAGAGAAGACTTTTCTTTGAAAAAGTCTACGCTGAGCTTGACCTCAATCCCGTCCAGCATGTTTTCGAAAATCTTCGTGTAACCATCCTTGGGAATTCCTTGATAGCAGTCTTCGAAATAATTGTCATCCCATGTTAATCTGATGGGAAGTCTCTTGAGTATGCTTGCAGGAAGGGAACTAGGCTCTCTTTTCCATTGCTTAGTCGTATATCCATGCACGAACATCTCATAGATGTCTTTTCCCACTTGCGTGAGTGCCCACTCTTCCATATTTCTTGGATTTGGGTACTTCCTAACATATTCTTCAGTGACTTCATTTAGTTTCTTCTTTGCCTGGTCTGGGGTTTCAACTCCCCAAAGCTGATAAAGAGTCATCATGTTTATAGGAAAAGAAAATATTCTACCACCAGACACTGCCTTTGGTCTGTTAACATAATGATTGAATTCGGAAAATCTGTTGATGAATTGCCAGACTTTTTTATCCGATGTGTGAAAAATATGAGGTCCGTAAACGTGAACGTTTATTCCTTCAATTTTCTGGGTATAACAGTTTCCACCGATGTGGTCTCTCTTGTCTATTACTAGACAGGACTTGCCTGACTCTTTTGCTAGATGCGCAAATGTTGCGCCCGTTAATCCGGATCCTACTATCACATAGTCATACATAGCTCTCTCTTATTGCTGTAACAATATCCAGCCAGTTAAAATTTTCTCTAATGTATTCTACAGATCTATAGGTGACAGTGTCAACTGTGTCACTTCTTTCTTCTAGAAGTCTTTTTATTGTCTTTACGGAATGATCAAAATCTTGAAATCCAATTTTTGCTGGTATGTCTTCAGCAGAACCGTAAGCATTGTATTCTGGTTCGTAGTCTCTTATGCTAATGCATCCTCTTGCACACGCTTCGATGTCTTTTATCCACATTGCGTTGGCAGGTATTTTTTCTCCCTCAACTACCCAGTCGACCTTTTCACAATGAGCAAAAATTTTTATCCTTGAAAGCGTCTTCAAGTATCCTGAATAACCAGAGGTTGGTAGAATTTTTACATTAATTCCATTGTTAGAAAGATGATCGAAAAATTTCTTTCTATAGGGATGAATTTGTCCGCAAAATCCTACTTCAATGTCTTTCTTCTGCCAGGCCGTGTGTTCACAATAGCTAGAAAGAACACCCATTCTAACAAACCTAGACGGTAAGTTATTTGATCTAACATGAGAAGACCACCAGCTGGATGTGTTTAAAAATGTTTTTACATTTAGAGACTTTGCAATTCTATGATAAGAGCCTTTGTAAGGTGAATCGTCTTTAAATGATTCCCACGGATCTTGTTCATAAACTATAACGGGATTCTCATTAAGGCATCTCTTGAGATGCTCTAGGCTTCTGTCCAGTGTTCTTAGCTTTAAACAAGAAATAACAGGTGATTTGTCGACAGTGTACCCTGATAGAATCTCAGGCATCGTGATTAGTCTAACTTCAAAGTTAGATGCTAACGTATTTATGACTTGATGCTGATAACAATTACCCGTGACGTATTCGATAGAATCGACTAATACGTTAATCTTCATAAGGACTTCTCTAAATTTGCTATAAGAATATCTTGATCACCAGGCGAAAGATTCAGTGCTTCTTCATAAGACTCTATGAACACACTGTTGCTGTAGGAACTATTGTCACCAGACAAAAACTTGCTTTTACTGTTTAAGGCAAAAGATGCTCCTAAAAGAGCAAATTTTCTTTGCTCTTCTCTTTTAGCTTTTGACACCTTTCGCATGGTTTCTACTTGATTCTTCAGCATCCTGTGAAGACCATAATGAAAAGATTGCGCAAGAGATGGATTTTTGCAATGGTACCCTATTGGCTCTAGGTGCTTAACGCAGTCTCCTTTTAGAACGACATCATGATTTGTATCTACTCTATCACAATAGAGGTCAGGGCTAGTATTGAATTTCACAACAGGTGAAAAGAAATTAAGACCTGATATCAAGCTATCTGTGAAATAGTCGTGTAGACGAATTTGTACACCTGTGACTCTTTTGTTTTCTTCAAAAAGTTTCCAGACTCGCGATATTGAATATTCGTCCATTAGCACAGTATCTGCGTCTATCTTTACGAATAAGTCAAAGTTTTCTTTCTGAGATTCCCAGGAAGCCCAAAGCGCATTGTGAGCTTCTTTCTCTTGCAATCCTTCGATTATCTGGTGATGATGGCTTTGCAAGTCTTTTTGCAATGATACCATAAGTTTGCATTGATCAAATTCAGACTCATTGCTGTGCATCGTTCCAAAAAATACGCGTGGATAATTCATGTCAAAATTTTATACATACAAATTTGATCAAAAAATTTGCCGTCTCTATACAAGGAGGAAACCATCTTTCCTTCCTCTATAAATCCAAGCCCTCTATAGACTTTTTGTCCTACGAGATTGTACTCTGCTGTTGTTAAGCTTACTCTATGCAACCCCCAGCTCTTACAAAGATCTAACATTAGGGACCACATTCCTTTTGCATATCCCATACCTCGAAAGTCTTTGTGTATGTCTGCGCCGAGAACACAATTCTTGTTTGTTTGATCAATGCTGTAGAACTTTACAAATCCTACTCTTTGATCATCAACCAAGAATATTTGCCTTTTTTGAGAAGCGTCTTTCTGTATTTTGCTCCACCAAGACATGTGCTGGTTGAGATCTATCGGATTGGGATGTGTTAAATTTCTCAGAACTAACGGATCATTGTGAAGATCGACTAGCCACTGATGATCTTCGTCAATTACGTCCCTTAGCGACAATTTTTGGTTTTTCATCACCACTTATCTTACACAAGATTTTTAAAGTACTCGTCTAAGCAGTTATAGAACTTTTTAGATAGCTCGTGCTGTCTATATGCTTTAGAAAGAGATCCTCTTTGATGAGCCAAAAAAGGAACACCGTCAAGCTGATACTCCTCGTGGTAGTTGTCACCAGTTCTTAAAACCTTTGCATTGTCTGTTGGCTTTTCTTGAACTAGTATCTTGTAAGGTATCTGATTATCATTTAAGTAAGAGGGTATCTGCCAGCCAGTATCCCTTAGCAATTCATATCCAACCGGTAGGTTGTAAAGCTCTGAAAGCTCTGAATTTGAAATCTGTAAATTGTTTCCTTTTGCAGGAGTTACATCCATGCTAGAAAAACTGTATTTTTTCGAAGCAGCAAACCATGTAAATGAAGGTTTGTCTTTATATGTCTGTACAGTACCAGAACCAGAGCATCTTCCGCCTATTCTTTCGTAAGAGCTTCCAAAAACTCCGACATTTTTCAAGATATCGACTGTTGTCTCATCCCAGCCTTTTACTAGCATTGCAGTATCAGTATCGGCAATAATATCGATTGAATCTGGGTCTGTTTTTTCAAAATTACCCAATGCCACTCTAACAGCATTGCAATGACCAGTAGTTCCACTTCCGTCAGGAACTCTTACGGGAGTTGAAGTATTTGATACTGAATTATAGCTTTCGTTGTCAAGACAATAGCAATAGAAAGAAATTGCATGCTTTGTCGCCATATTCAAATAGTTTTCCCTCATGTATTCATAGAAGGGAACTGAAAAACTACTGACAGTAGCATGTACGTTTATTATCATTTCAGGTAATCTCCCAAAGAATCAATAACAATTCTGGATATTTCCTTTATGTCTTCTTCTGACAACCACCATCCGCAGGGCAAAGAAAATTGAGTGTTTGAAAATTCTCTTACGCCCGGTAGATCTTTTTTAAATTTTGAGAAGCACGTATAATCATCATTGGGTACATGCACAAGACCCGCCTTGATACCGAATGAATTGAGTTTTTCTATAAGGCTTAGTTTATCACTTTCCTTTAAAGGTGTTCTAACGGTATAGACCCATCTTGCCGTGTCCTCATCCTTCGATCTAACTAGTGGCGTAATAGAAGTTCCTGAAAAGAGAGAATCATACAAGGCAGAATTTCTCTTGTGTGTCTCAATTATGTTAGCAACGTGAGGCAATTGAGAGATTCCTACAGCAGCCGTCAAATTGTTCATGTTAAATTTGTAACCTGCTTCTATTATGTCAACGTCCCACTGCTGACCTTTCCAGTCTCCTTTTGCATCTTTGCTAGAGTCCCTATCTAAACCAAACCACTTAAGTGATTTTGCTCTTGCAAAAGAATCAGCGTGCCTTGAAGTTAGTATTCCACCGTCGCCGGTCGTGACGTGCTTTATAGCTTGCAAGCTATAGCAAACATAGTCTGCGACATTCAGCGAAGGATCTACGCCTTTATATTTTGCGTTAAAAGAATGAGCTGCATCTAAGATCAAAGGTATTCCTTTGCTCTTGCAGACTTCATATACTTCTTCGATTCTTCCTAGATTTCCTGCCCACGCAACGTAAATGACAGCCTTAGTTTTTTCTGTTATCGCGCTAAGGATCTGGTCTGGGCCTGGCATGCCTGTTTCGGGATCTATGTCTGTCCAAACTATATTTGCACCTGATGTTACAACAGGTGTATTTGTTGCAACACAAGTCATGGGGGTCGTTACTACATCATCGCCGTGTGAAACACCGCACAGCTTAAGAGAAAGTGTAATCGCACTTGTGCAGCTATTTAACAATGCTACGTTTGTTCCGAAAATTTTGCCTAGAGCTTCTTCGAAGTTTTTGACTTGTATTCCTTCGTTGATATAACCAGACTCAAGAACTTCTCTTATTGAAGAGATTGCATTCTCTACATCGACATGAACTTTAAAGAGTGGATATGATTTCATTGCTTAGCTCCGTCAATCTCTTCAATAGTTCTACCTTCAAACTTTTCAAGACCCATATCGAGTATTCCGAGCTTCATTAGCTTGTCTTCAAGTTGTTCAGCAGTCATTACATCGTCAGCAGACGTATATTCAAAAGCCTTTTCATCTCCCGGCGTCAGAGAAGAAGAGATTGCTATAACCTCATCCTTGATGGTACATCTGACGGATTCTGAAGCATTGATCAATGCTTCGTGCATCTTCTCTCCAGGCCTTAGTCCTACCACCTTTATAGGTTTGCCAGATCTCTTTGAAAATATTTCAGCTAGATCTCCAATTCTCATTGACGGAAGTCGAGGAACAAATATCTGACCTGATTCTGCACCGTTGATTGCGCTGACTATAAGGTTAACACTCTCATCAAGTGTCATAACAAACCTAGTCATCTCTGGGTCAGTTACGGTGAGATGCGGTAGATTTTCTGACTGGTATTTGAATAGTGGAATGATGCTTCCTCTTGACTCAAGCACATTTCCGTATCGGACTCCGATGTATCTCGATTTTGTTTGAGTATCGAAAGACATGCTCGTTACAAGTCTTTCTGAGACTGCCTTGCACATTCCATAAACATTTATTGGAGAGCATGCCTTGTCAGTACTCACAAAGAGAAGCGTCCTAGTCTTTCCTGTAAGTTTCTCAAGCTCATAAACGGACTCGACAACATTTTGTGTTCCTTGCAAATTTGTAAGGACGCTTTCTCTGGGAGAGAGTTCACAAGTATCAACTTGCTTTAATGCTGCAGCAACAATTACGATATCGGCATCGGTTTGATGAAGAGCTTGAGTTACTCTTTGTTTATCTCTAATGTCGCCAACAATAAAGTTGACATTTTTAAAACCTTCAACAGTAGAAAGTTCATTTCTTATAGTCCAATGCTTGGCCTCATCTCTTGAGTAAGCATAGACTTTGTTATCCGCCATAAATCTCTTTATAAGCGTCTTCCCTAAAGAACCAGTACCACCAAAAATAAGAATGTTTTTTGACTCAGACATTTTGTCTAAGTATAAACTATTTCTATCCGACGTTCACGAAATTTTCTTCGTTAACAGCCTGAATAGAGTCTTCTCTAGTCATTTTATATCCGTGTTGCTGAAGCTTGTTCTTGTCACTCCAGCTGCCTGTAAGTGTATCTGACTCGAAAGATTCTTTTGTGTTAAAGATGCCTCCGTCATATACGGCTGACTCTTTATAAAACTTAAAGTATTGTTCTTGAAAGTCAATTTCTGTAAATTTTCCCATTTTTCTGAGTTCACAGAAAGCATTTTCCATAAAACTTATTCTGTTCAATGAACAAACTTGAGGTGACAAATTTGTTCTGTAGATGCTTCCTTCAGGTCTCTCAAAGTAAGCTTTCTGATTAGTGAAATGGTTTGACTGTCTCATCCACGCCCATTTTCTTGAGTCTTGCGTGGGAAAGTTTTTGTCGTATAGATGCTTTTCTTTTACTGAAAACTCTTGCAGTCTAATGGATCCTACGTCGGCATTATTTTCTAAATATTTTTCGCATTCAACGATTGACTCTACGTATCCTGGGAAGTGTATTGCGTCCGACTCTATGACATAGACGTAATCTAGCTTACTTTTCAGTATAGACTCATAATTTTGCAAGCACCAGTCTACTGCAGTCCAAAATCCATAATTCGTAGAAGAGAAGAAGGAATTTTTAGTCAGGCTTTTTAATTTCTCTTTAGTGTTTTGGTAAACTGAAGAATTATCAAAAGCGATTACTCTGTCTTTTGGTAGATCTTGTATGGAATTGACAACTTTTTCAGCTATTTCATCTCGAATTTTATCTCGAGAGCAAGTTACCAATACGAAAAGAGTGTTCTTTGGTACTTCTTTCACGACACCTTCTCCAAGAAAGATCTCCATCCTTCCCAGTAAGCTTCATTTATGAGACTATTCTTCATGTCTTTCATTCCTGCCGAAAGCTTTGAAAATTCTTTCTCATCTAGAAGTCTTTCTATTGAATTTGCAGCTTCTTCTGGAGAGCTAATATGAATGCTATTTACGCCGTCAACAAGATACTTCCCAGAATTAGATTTCTCAACGTATCTCCTGGTTGTGACTACGGGAGTATGACTAAAAAGTGAGTGAAAGAATACTCCACCGCCCCAGTCTGTCTGTTTAAAATGTACCACTCCAGTTAAAGTCTTGTATTTCTTAATTGTCTCTATGGGAGAAAGCGTTTCATAGTTACCTACGGGGCCTCCGTTGCTATAGCGAATATCAGCGCCCATCGCTCTTATGTTGCCTCCGTAATTGGTAACTTTTTGAATGCCTTTCTTTGATAAAATCTCGTTCATCTTGCAAAAAAGATCGTAGTCATCGGGCTGTCTAACATGAAAATTATGATTAAAAGATGCAAAGCATTTTTGACGATTTTGTTCTTCTTTGCTGAGAGAAAACAAGTCATATTCTATGTCTAGACACCACATATTGAAAGAATTTTCATATTTTGTACTTTCATAGCGAGCAGGCAATATTTTTGCAACGTTTCTAGGCGATAGACCTCCTGGTTTGTCTTCCCAGGCATTAACCGTTGAGGATACCCAGACAGCCTTCTTTTTCTCCATTAGGCTCTTGTAGTGAAGTAGATGATTTTCGCCTCCACGTAACGTGTGATAGATGTTAATTTCTGTGTCTGCTATTTCTTCTTCAGAGCAAATTCTTACTAATGGAACATCTTTAGATGTGGGTATATTTTGCACTTCTATGAAAGCATCTTCTCCAAAAAAAGCACCTTCTTTACGAAGACCATGAAGCTCCAAATTTCTCTTTCCCGAGTCAGGATCAAGACACAAAAGAGCTGGCCACTGTGCTCCTGTAGACCAGTCCAGACCTAGCGTTCCATGCTTTGGTACGTGTACTTTATGTCCAAGCTTGTTGTAGTGAGCAATAGCTGACGCAAGGCCGAGACGATCGCTTGTTGGAAAAATTAATACGTTCATTTTTTCTCACAAATTAGAAATTAATCTTCTATATTGAACATAACCTTCTGGCAATTTCCAGGAAGATACATCCGGTATGTTTGGTATTGCCTCAGATATGTTGTCGTTTATTGAGTCCAAAGGTAAAACTTGGCTTGCAATTCCGACATTTCTTGATATTACAGGAATATCAAGAAGGCCACATTCTATTAACGATTGAGGTCCGCCCTCTGTTCTTGCAGTAACTGGATATAGATCAAGACACTGATATAAGTCATTTATTGTGTCGTGGGGTGGTCTTTCAAAATAAGCATAAGGAATTCCTGCCTTCTCCAGGCGGGATATGACGTATTGTCTTCTCCAGCCCGCTAAAACTACAAACAAATCTTTCCTTTTAAGGAATAGTTTCTCCAAGTAGTCAGCTAGAATATCAGGTCCCTTTTCTAGCTTTGGGCTTTTTAAATCATGACCTTCTGTATCTCTTTGAAAAGATCCAACCAGGTAAGCGCCAGCAGGTAAATTATATTTTACTCTTAGGCTTAATCTATCTTCTGTTTTTTTCCAAATTTTCTGATTAGCCCAGTAGGGTATCAGGTGTATTGGTTTGCTAGTAAGCGGTCTTATGAAGTCTAAAGTAGACTGATTATAGACGTGATAAACAGTAGTAATGCTATCTCTTAAAGCGAAATCATCTTTTTCTTTTTCCCCAAACTTTTCGGGAACTATATGATGAACTGTCGTTATTACTTTCTTAGTGGATAAAATGGAAGGTGGAACGTTCCTCCAGCACCAATCTGCTAAAAGCCAAATAACATCTGCATTATGTGGGTTGTCTACACACATATCAGCATTGTCTTCGGTCCACTCCTTGACCATTCTATCAACTATCCATCCCTCTCCTGGTGGAAGAACATAGACTTTGGGCATAAAAGTAACTATATTAACAATCTTCTACTTTGTATTCGTCTTTAACTTCTGCAGAAGATGTACAACTCTTCTAACATTTTCTTCCATGTCATGGATCTCTTCAGTTGCTGATGAATATGTCTCTATTCTTCTGATGAGGCTTTCTTTGTTGCTTAGACATTCTTTTATTTTGCTTATTATTTTTTCTTCTGAGTCGCTTTCTTCTATTGATAGCATACTCTCTGACATTCTCTTGTCCATGTAAGTGGGTACATCTCCCACGGGCAAAACTTTCGAAAATCCAAACTCAACATATTTGGCAACTAATCTGTCTCTAAAATTTCCTGCTTTGCAAGTTACGCCCAGCCAGCATCTATCTAGCAGTTCTAGAAATTTTTCTCCATGATACTGGTGTGTTGCTTTTGAAGCTTCCATACCTGAGTGAGGTAGATAGGCAAATTTTACATCCGACTTGCTCAATGCACTTAGAATCTTAGTTCTTGTTGGATAATAAGACGCATCCATTTGGCCCGAAACAAGCACATCGATATCTTTGTTTGATATGTCTACCATTCTTTTAGATCCACAAAGCGGTAGAGTAATAACTTCCAGCCCTTTAGACGATAAGAAATCTAAATTTCTCTTAGAGGGATAAGCATTTATGATAGTGTTAGATCCTACTTCTTCTAGAAATTTTAGCTGAGTTCTGTACAGAATTGCATCACTTTTGCTTTCGTCTATTGAATGTAAAACTTTTACACAGTTTAAAGACTTAAGTTTCTCTAGACTCTTTTGAGATTCTACTGAGATATAGACGACTACTACGTCTTCATCTGATGGATTGAAATTGCTATTAAGAAAATTTGATTCAGTAAGTGCTATGCATCCGTTTTTTTCAAACGTAGATATCAAATCTGATCCGCTTGATTTACACGTGTAATCTTTTTGAGAGTCTTTAAAAACGTAGTAGATCATTTCAATAGTCTTTCAAATATGTCTAGATACTTGTTGACACAAGATTCAATAGAGACGTCTATGTCGTAAGTAAGGTCTTTCTTTTCAGGAAGATATTTTAGCTGAGTAACGTCTAAATCTGGTGGATTATCGTAATCCGTAAGCTGATATTCGTAAGGAATATTTTCTTTTAAGACTATTCCAAAACTTCCAAGAAGTTCTTTTGTGCCTCCGTCTTCGGAGCATATGACTGGTGTTCTTACAGATAGTGCTTCGACAACTGTATTGGGGCAATGATCCAACCAACCAAGATGAATCATCCAGTCTGATTCTTTGAATATTTGCATACAGACATCATGCGGTATGTTTCCTGTAACATACACGTCTTTTTCATTAAGTCTTCCATCTAAAGATCCCATTATCACGAGACAAGAATTCTTGTGAAAGTTATTCTTGATGTAGTTAAAAAGCTCTATATTGCTTTTTAACCTTTTTTGAGGATGCCAGTTAGCAGAAGACACAAAAATTTTTTCATGTCTTTCTCTTAGATTTTTTATGGCATTTTCAGTCTCTTGACTAAAGCTTTTTGGCTGTGGACATCCATTCCTTATCACTGATCCTAGCTTAGGAATCCCCCACCACTTAGTAATCATACTTTTATCAAATTCTGATTGCCATACCACGTAATCAGCGGACTGGTATGTTGATTTTATACCCGTGTTGTTGGTATAAAATTGATTAGGAGCAAACCAAATACCATCTATCCGCTGTACTACTTTCGGTGCAAGCGGTCTTCCTGATTTTTCTATAAAAACCAGAGAAATATCAGCATCTTTACCAGAAAAAGTGATTTCATGACCCAGCTCAATCACTTTTTCAGAAAATCTTTTTGCAAATGAATTAGGACCTGATCTAGAGCTTAAGTTAACATTGTCTAGATGTATTTTCATGATCTTCTCTTGACAGCAGAAATGAACACATCACCGAATACCGTTCCATTCATCATAGTTGCCAACAAAGCCAACTCTTTTGTCGGTATTTCAGTCGTTGTTGCTCGCTTCGTGAAGATTGAGGGATCTAACTCCTGGTTTCCGTTAACTGTTACGCTGTCATAATACATCTGAGAAAGAAGATTGACCGATTCATTGCTAAGTGGAGTTTGTGTCTCTTTGACAAGTTCAGATATGGTGTAAAAAATGTCTCCATAAATTTCCATACACGTAGACTTATCAAATTTCTGCTCTAGCCTTCTTTGAAGTCTATCATTTAAAAGTTTAGTAACTGCTTCGTGTATGCTTTTCATTCAATTCACTTTCTTTAAAACTTCATAGAAACTTTTTACACAAGCTTCCCAATTCTTAGGTAGCCAACAAGTGTTCTTAGAATATGATTTGCTTGACAAGATGTTTAATAGCTGATTGACGTCTTGGTATACGTGATCTTGACCTGCAAATTCCACGCATCCACCGCCATCTTTGTGAACATAAGTTGGTAATCCGCAAGATATAGATTCTATGATGTGATTGGGACCAGGATCAAATCTTGAAGCAGATACATAAACATCGTATTTACCAAGTTCTTCTCCTAGCTCTTTTCCAAATAAAGGCTTTACAACTTTAGCATTCTTGAAAGTTCCTCTTTCTCTGCCGATGTATGTGAAAGTAAAGTCCTGATTCTTTAAAGTCCACTCATCTATTAAATCATAGATGTCAAATCCTTTCATAACATTGTCGGACCAGTGATGTGTCACAATGTTTATCTTTTCATTCTGTAATTTTGGTGATTCTCTATAGATTTGACTGTCGACACCGTTGTAGATATAGGAGGCTTTTTCACCCAGGCTTTCTGCTTGAAAGTAATCGTATAGCCATCTGGAAACGAAAACTACGTGATCACAATGTCTTGCAATTCTTCTTATTGAATCATCTACACCTGTAGTAGATTTTCTTGCGTCATTCTCGTTTACCCTCATGACAAGTCTTACGTTTCTTCCATGAGATGCTGACATTTCTTTGTATCTAATCGCTTCATCAGCTGATATACAGTTGCCTTCTCTGCCTATTCCTGCGATTAAAATAACATCTGGTGATTCCGATATCTCTACAAGAGATATTCCAAGGCTTGGAAGAATGCTGTACATAGATTGTACCCACATATTTCCACCTCCCCATGGACCAACAACAGGCTTTCTGTTTATGTAGACTTTCATTCTACGTAGCCTCTGCTTCTTAGGAAGACAGCTTCGTCTCTTTGAAACCTTGCATCATCAGTCTGATAAGTTTCAGGAACGTCTTTAATCGTGTAGTGATACATTACTCTTGGAATAAAAACTCTATTGCTAGAATTTCTTAAGGCGGGCAAATAAATTGCCTGATCACCTGCTCGCCTTATGTAATTTCCGTCTTCGCCCCTAAAGTTTTCGTCCTTAACGTCTCTTAAAAGTTTCTTTCTAAATGTTTTTAGATGACTTGATACCCACGGGTGAGAATAAGGATCTGCATCATTTGACATTGGTCCGCTAATGTTCTTATCTGAAAAACTCCATCGATGTGCAGTCCAGGCAATGTCACACTTTGTGTTCTCGTAAGTGTAATTGATGATAGCAAGACCGTCTAAGTCTGTAAGCCAATCATCCGCATCTATTCTGCAGACTATGTCTTCATCATTACACATCGATATTCCTTTTAGAACATTAGAGACTTCCCATTCTTTAGTGTCGTTCCAAATGGCTGTTGTTTTACCTGGTTTTAATTCTTCGAATTTTCTGACTGTTTCTTTTGCAGCTTCGCTATGATCCTTGTTAGATACATCATCTATTAGTACCAATCTCCAGTTATCGTAAGACTGACCATACAAGGAGTGCATCATTCTAGGTAGAGTTTCCGATGCATTGAACATCGGTGCTACAAAAACGAAGTTGTTAGACTTCATAGTAGCTCCGGTTTTGTCATCAAAACTTGACCATAATCGACTTGATCGTCCGGTATTCTTCGGTCGTCGAAGAATATTCTTCTATCCATTATGATCAGCTCTTTTGTAGCATCTTCAATACTGTCTATTAGATCTCTGCATTGTATGCCGGGATCATTTTTTGTGGGCATATGATAGTCGTCGAACAATATGCACTTGTTCCACTTGTCCTTAGTCATCTCCCAGTCAAATTTAGTCCCTTCATACGAATGATCTCCATCGATATAGACAAGATCAAATTTCTCATTGATTTGCGGGAGTGCTTGAGTGGAAGTACCCTTCATGAAAGTAATGCAATCAAACCAGCTTGAAGGGAATACAGACTGTAAGTTTCTTATGTGATTCTCATCGAAGTTAGGGTCAACCGTTACAATTCTTCCCTTTATTCCCGCATCGCTAAAAGCTTTTGCTGCGCAAAAAGTTGAATATCCTCTTCCGAATCCTATCTCAAGCATTGACTCTATCTTGTATTTCTTGATAAGCTCGCTTATTAGAATTCCTCTCTCGTAATTTGATCTATAGAAAGCACCGACTTTTCTATAGAGCTCACTTTCTTGACCTCTACTTCTTTCAGCAGTAAATCTTCCAATTATATCGAAATCTCCTAGAGCAACATTCTCTACAGAAGTCCCTAGATCAATCAGCTTTTTTCTTATGTCGATAATCTTCATTTCTTTTTAGACTTTCTAGCTTGACATTATCTTTGGTTGCGTCTTTTTTACAACAATGTGTGGTGTTGATCGACCATCCCACTTTCTATGCCAAATCCATCCGCCTGTTTTTTCAGTGAGTAATTTTGCTCTTTCTTCTATCATTTCTTCGGTGACTTCTGACCAAGGCACGTCAAACATCATATTCGTTGAAGATGTGTCTTCAAGAGAACCATTAAAAAGAGAATTCCAATGACGTGTCCAGTAGTCTCTATAGAGTCTCATTTTTCTTGACATGTTATACCAAGAATAGTGATGAACACCAGGTATATTTTCAACAACTCTGTTGAACCAGTCTTGATAAACAGAGATTGCCTCCAAATTTCCAGAGACAGCAGCAATTCTTACTCTTTCTGACTCCTCCGTATGAAAAGTCAAATGATTGATAATTTCTCCGGTTACCTTGTGAATCATGTCACAGCCATCGGTACCTTGCAAAGCATAAACACCTAGTTTATCTTCTCTCCTCAAGTGTGAGGGTATTCCGTGCGTGATATGAGGAAGATTTCTACTCAGTCTCCATTTCCAGGGCTGAATGTCTGCTCGAACCTTTTCTGGTCCTCCCCAGTATTCTATGACTGGAAGTGAAAGAATTTCTACATTGGCGGGGAATTTGCTACAGAGGTCTACAATCTTTTGATAATCTTCTTCGTGAACAACTTCGTCAGAGTCCATCTGCCAGCAAAATTCAGACGTGCACATAGATCTTGCTTCTGCCTTCTGCATACCGTCAAAAACAGCATGTCTTGGGTGAGACCAGTCTCTTTGTACCTTTTTTACTTTTAGACGAGGATCTTGTCTGGAGATCTTCTCGAGATTTTCTAGAGTTCCGTCAGTGCTACCGCCGTCTACAACACAAACTTCGTCACAAAATCCAAGCATGGATTTGATAGATTGCTCGTATGGGTATCCCTGCTTTTCACAGTTATAAGTAGTGATGTAACCACTAATCGTAGGCTTCTTGTTCATAATTTTAGTTATCGCTTTCCAGAAAAGATCTGGTGATACACTTAGGTACTCTTCGATCGAATCCAAATCATCTGTTGCAAACCATGTTTCATCTTTGTGCTGAACGTTTTCATTAATATGAAGTTTGCATCCCAAAAGTTTTGCTTCTATGACCATTCTTGGACATGTGTCTCCGCCTGAAGGCAAGTAGACAAATCCTTCTGCCGCAGCCATTTTTGCCAAGAGCTGTTCATAAGGAACATCCCAAACTATTTCATAGTTTTTCTTATTTTCTTCACACCAAGTCTTTGCTGCCTCAAATCCTTTTACCCACGACTGAGATCCCAAAACAATCCAACCATTACGTTCATCTTCTTTGATAGTCTCTCTCAAAAGTTTAAGAATTCCAAGAGTTTTTCTGGAGAATACAGAAGATAAAACGATGTTGTCTTTTTCAGCAAGAAAAGGAAAAAGAGTGTGATATCTTTCTTTTTGCTTCTCTGACATCCACCACATAGACTGAGCGCCGTAGTAGAAAGCTGATATCAGTTTTCCATTCATCTGATTGTGACAGTCGCAAAGAAGTCCTGTAGAAACCTGATGTTTCTCGGGAGATCTAAACTTACAATACTTGTAGTCGTACTCAAGAATAGAATATTTGAGATTTGCAACGATGCTTGGAATTAGCTCTGGGTTCATTTGAGAAAAGTTACCAAATAACCAGAACTTTTTAAGTCCTTGATTCAATACTGAAAGATTGACATCTTTTGCGTAGATCTTTTGAATCTTGTAGGGTGATCTTTGAATTATCGCTTCCGATGTCATCTCTGCACCACCAGCGTAATCTTCTTCAAATAGATCAGCTACAAATACTACTTCTGTATCATCTCTGATTAGTTTATTTGGATTTATAAAGATCTGATCTTTAAAATTCATAATTTCATTTCTCAAATTTCTAAATTTATTTCTATTTAACAGAGATAGAAATTACTGTCCCAGGGAGAAATGTATATGAAGAAAAAATCAACTGCGAAGAATCCTGTATCTACAAACAGTTCTTCTACAAATCATAAGCAAACTCTCAGTGAGATTCAGAAAAAGCTTGCTAGTAGTGCAGCTCTGAACGGTGGATTTGACACTCTTTTATTTAAGATCGACAAGATTGAACAAAGTCAAGGTAACCTGGTTACAAAGGTTGACAAGATACACGAAGCAATCTATGATCCTCAGGATGGTATTTTTTCTAAACTCTCAGAGTACAGACTTAACAATACGAATGAAGTAAACGACGTTAAACAAAAAATAACAGAACTTCAAGTCTGGAAGATTCACTCTGAAAGAGACGATATGAGAGATGACAGAGCAGTGGAAATTGCAACTAAAAAAATTGCTGTTCTTGAGAACTCTGTTAATTCTCTTTCAAAGAGCAAAGAAGCAGCCTGGTCAATACTTCGCTGGCTCTTTGTTGCTGTGGGAGGAGCTCTAGTTACTTTTATTTTTGATTGGGCTCAAAAGAGATTTAATTGACCAAAACAAGTATAAGTTGTTAGAATCTTGATGTGTTACTTCAAGATGAAACCTTGTCGAAGGTAAAAGACATAGTTAGAGAAAATTTAGAAGTAAATCTTTCTTTAGATCTACTCTCTAAAGAGATACGAACTAGAAGAAATTTTCAACACTTGTCTTGTCTAAATCCTAAAGAGAAATCTACAAAAATTGTCTTAGACAGTCTTTTGAGCTATGCTTTTCAAGCAGAAACTAAGTGTCCGCTTTCCGGTTCTTTATTTCTAAAGATGTTTTGTGGTTTTTCTGTAGACCCAACGCTCCACAGAATACCAAGAGACAAAAAATCAGTTATAAAAATTCTAAAAGATAGGAATTATTCGAACGTTGTAGTCGACTTATTGGAAGAGGCAATGAACTTGTCTTCATCTAATACTAGAATTTTGTTGAAGAAGTCTTCAACAAGTAACTCTTACGTTGAGCTTTCAGAGGGTTACAATTTCGACATAACGTCTTTGCTAAATCTTAAAAATCAAGAATCTTTCAACGTAAAAGTTGCTTGCATAGACGGTTATATTGAAAGCATTTCTGAGATTCATCATCTGCTAAGCTATCTTTCTGAATCTGGAAGGACATGCCTTTTGGTATCTCGCGGTATGTCAAATGATGTTCTAAATACCATCAAGGTAAATAACGATAGAAAGACACTCTCTGTTTTTCCGTATAGAAGTCCGTTTGACGTAGAAAGTGTGAATACCCTTGTAGATGTTGCAATTGCGTCAGGAAACGACGTAGTTTCAACTACAAAAGGAAATCTAATCTCCACAATCAAACCAGAAGATCTCGGAGAATTGAAGAGCTGTACATTTTCAAATTTGTCTGTCAGAGCAAAATCTAACTTTCACACAGCCTCTATAAAAAATCACGTCAGGAATCTAAGAAAAACAGCAGAGGAAAGACCTGAGATATCTTCTCTTCTGTACAAAAGAGTAAGATCTCTTTCCTCTTCTTGTGTAGACATCTGCATACCAGATGACATCAATTACTATTCTAGGTCAAGCCAGATCGATGAAGGCATAAGGATAATTTCTTCTGTCATGAACAACACATATGATCCTTACGAGACTTCAAAATTTTTTTACAGATCTTTTCAGGATAATTTTGAAAATTCTGCAAAACTTTTACTTTAGACCTTACTTGTGTATAAAAAAATCATGAACAGCATTGATAAAATTTCAAAAGATTCAAAGATTCTTATCGAGAGCGCCAAGGATTCAATTAACTCAAATTTGGTTTCTTTGGTAGCAAATAAAGAGATCAACTTAGAGCCTGCTCAGGTTGAAAAGCTATTGAATCTTATAAATATTTCTCTTGATGAAGGATACCAAAAGGCGCTTCCTTACTATCAGAATACTATCAAGAAGCATCTCTGATGAGAGGACAAAGACATCTTGTCAAGTGCAGGTGTGTACTCCCCCAATTTAAAGGGGTTGTAAATCCTCCTGCCCATCAATTTGTCGTATTTTCAGTTATTTCTGATGATAACTCTGTCAAGCCTAAATACTCTCAGTGCAATAACTGTGGAATAATTCACAAAGTAGTTGACATTTGTACCTCTGAGATACTTTCTGGAAAAGAAGCGATGGGATCCATCGTTAAAATAGAAGACATTAAACTCTCTCTGCCTGCTAACCTTGCAGACATACTAGAGAGAAATAATGTTGATATTGCGACCTGGGAATCTGCTCAGTTTATACTTGAAAATAAAGAATGGGGAAACTTTGTTATCCTAGCTCAAGAAGAAGAGTCTGGTACAAAGCAAGGAAAGTATGTTAGGATCATGAGTGAGACCTTCTTCAAGGTGGAGTCATTTTCCCGAGAAGAAGTAGCAGTTCCATCGGAGTAAGCATGTCAGAAATATATGGACAACTCGAGTCTGAAAAACTCGCAGCTGACAATAAAGTAGCACACGAAATCGTTAGAGAGATAAACCAATTTGGCATAAACGATCGCCAGAGATGGCTAGTGATTTACTACTTGGCTCTTGAACTAGAGAACGTGGACGAAATGAAAGAACTAACAGGCTATGTCAAGGAGACTAAGGGTAAAGACCTTTTCATCTCCAGAATCTACGGCGCAAGCGAAGGAGACGAGTGATGGGAAGATCTGTAACAAATTCAGCAAAAATTTCTAAGAATAACAGCGAAGAGTCCTCTACTACGATGGGGATAGCAATGGGAGACTCGCAGCGCCTCGTTGTTCTCCACGGAGATGTCAATGAGGCATCGATCTCACTCGTGGTAGCTCAGTTACTCCATTTAGCATCTCAAAACCATAAGCCTATCCATCTAGTTATCTCTACGTACGGCGGATCAGTGGACGAGATGTTTACTCTCTATGACACTATTAAGTTTCTCCCGTGCCCAGTCCATACCATTGCTCTTGGCAAAGTTATGAGTGCAGGAGTTCTACTTCTCGCCACTGGAGCTAAGGGTAAGAGGATGATTGGACGTAATGCTCGTGTGATGATCCATCCCATCTCCGGAGGAGTCGGAGGTAACGTATTCGAGGTCATTAACGAGTCTAAGGAGCACAAGCGCATGCAGGACCAGATGGTTGATGCAATTGTTCGTGAAACAAAGGCTTCAAAGACTGAGATCGAAAAGATCATGAAGTCTGGACATGACTTCTACCTCCTTCCGGACCAAGCTGTTAAGCTTGGTATTGTCGACAAGATCATTGGTGACTGATATAATGCAAAGTATGCCTCACGTGGTATAATGTTGGGCCAACATGCCTAAACATGACTACGTGAGGTATTTTCCATTTGACAGGATCCGTCCTGAACAACGCAAGGCGATTGAGTTCGCACTCGATGCATACGAGTCGGGTAAGAAAGCAGTTCTACTAGAGATGGGAACCGGCACGGGCAAATCTGCCACCGGTATCTGTATTGCCCGTTACATGGAGGCCCACGCTCCCGTGGTTAAGGACGAGGAGGGAATGCCCCTCACCGGAGCCTACGTGATCACTACACAGAAGATACTCCAGGAACAGTACATGGACGACTTCGGGCCACAGTCAGGGAGGAACCTCATCAGGACCATCAAGTCCTCCTCCAACTACCGGTGTAAGCACTACTCTGATAACTCCTGCGCTGAGTCTAAGCGCCTGCTACAGAAGCTCGGCAAGCAGGTTGCCGGAACCGACTTCGCGAAGACCTGCAAGAACGAGTGCACGTACTCCCTAGAAAAACAGGACTTTATCGAGTGTCCCATCTCCATCACGAATTTCTCTTATTTTCTGGCGGAGACCACGTACGCCGGAAAGTTGACTCCTAGATCTCTCCTAGTGGTGGATGAGTGCCACAACACAGAAACGGAACTGGGTAAATTCATCGAGGTGAGTTTCTCTGAGAAGTTTGCTCGTGACATCCTCAAGTGTAAGATTCCCAAGCTAGATACTCAAGAGGCCGTCCTCGAATGGGTGAAGGGACCTTATCGCAAGGCAGTAAACAAGTACGTTCGTGAACTTGAGAAGAACCTCGTGAAACTTTCTGATTCTGAGGGCCACAACGAGTTCTCTAAACAGTACGAGATGCTGGAGAAACACACGGGAAAGATCGATCAGTTCATCGAGGTGTATAACCCTACTAACTGGGTCATGAACGTGGCTTATCCTCAGGAGGGTAACCGGAGAGGCGCTCGAAAGTTCGAGTTCAAGCCTGTAGATCTAGGACCGTACTCTCAGAAGGTATTCCTCAAGTCCGGTGCCCGCACCCTGATGATGAGTGCCACTGTGGTGGACCACGAAGTATTCTGTAAGTCGATTGGACTGGATCCTGCAGAAGTGGCCTACCTCCGCATAGGATCACCCTTCCCAGTGGAGAACAGACCTGCCCACTACATCCCCGTAGGATCAATGGGAAAGGATTCAATCGACAAGACCCTACCGGTCATGGCGGAGGCGGTCAAGATGATCCTCGATAAACATCCGAATGAGAAGGGAATCATTCACACCGCGAACTACAAGGTGGCGAAGTACCTCGTGGAGAACGTGAAGACAAATCGTTTCCTCACCCACGAGTCCGCCAACCGCGATGAGATTCTTAAGTTCCACGTGAACTCTTCAGAACCCACTGTACTCCTGTCTCCCTCGATGATGGAAGGCGTCGACCTCGCTGATGATGCCTCGCGGTTTCAGATACTGTGCAAGGTTCCCTTCCCATACCTCGGTGACCTCGTGATCAAGAAGCGAATGGAGAAAGACAAAATGTGGTACCCATACACCACAGCGAAGTCAGTAATCCAGGCTTTCGGTCGATCCATCCGAAACGAGAAAGATCATGCGGTTTCCTACATTCTAGACGCGGACTGGGATCGATTCTATTCTCGCAATCTTCACATGTTCCCGCAGGAATTTAGGTCATCCTTCGTCAAGTAGTTTACTTTTTTATTTGCCACCATATATTCCTGAATCAGGAGGTCACATTAACCAATGAGTGATAACCCAATCGTAGCGAAGTGGAATGAATTGAAGACCCTCGTGGAGAGCCTCGAGGCTGATGTTGCTAAGAACGCAAAGGGCGTTGCAGCCGCGGGCGTGAGAGCTCGCAAGGGACTTCGATTGCTTCAGGCAAAGTCTAAGGAACTTGTCAAGCTTACACTTGAAACTGAAAAGTCAGAGAAGCAAGAGAAGTAACATGAGACATGTTGAATTACTTCGAAGAGTTGTAGCAAAAAAACTTCGAGAGGATTCTAAAAAGAAAAGAAAGGCGGTGGAAAAACCTGCCGCCTTTCTTTCTGAAAAGTCTGAAAATGTCCCAGTTAAGACAAGTGAAGATTTTATTCTTTCTGAGACAGCAAAGAGTATTCCTGAATCTCTAGAAGAAAACACTGAAACAACTCCTTTGGCATCTGAAGAGAAGACTTCTTCCAGCAAGAAGAAGCCTTTCCCAAAGAAGAAAAAAGAAGAAGATCCAATCAGTTAGCACTGAATAAAACTTCTAATCTTCTGATAGATGTTCTTTTCTATCTGGCAAATACGCATTCTCGTCAGGCCGTAGATCTTTCCTATTTCACTTAGGGTTAAAGGTCCGGCTTGAGTCGTTATTAGTGTGCAATTTTTACCTTGCGGGAAATCGATCCACTGTTTGCATGACTTTCTTTCACATGCACATGTGCTTTTTTCAACTGCTTCGTAGCACTTATTATCTTGCAACACATTTAACTTTATTTTTTGTTGATTGTTACTCATGGATCTTGTGTAAGATATTTTAGTAAGGAATGATTTTTGTATAAGTCAACTTCTAAATCACATGAAAAAAACTTACATCCTAGACACCAACGTCCTCCTAAGCGATCCAAACTGCTTCAATAACTTTCAAGACAATGATTTAATAATTCCTATCCTTGTTCTTGAAGAGCTGGATAAACATAAGGGAAGATCTGACGAGGTCGGAAGAGCTGCTCGAGAAGTAAACAGAATTCTCGACAAGATAAGCGAATCAGGATCTCTAAGAGACGGTGTCTCTCTCCCGTGCGGAGGAACACTTAGAGTAATGTCTTCGCCTACGGGATACAGCGCTCTTCTCCCGCCGGAGCTCGTTCTTGGTTCTTCTGTTGATAACATGATCATCGGATTCGTTCTGATGATGAAAAAAGATCATCCTGATGCAGTGCTGGTTTCGAAGGACATTAACGTTAGAGTTAAGTGTTCTTCTCTTGGCATCGAGGCACAGGATTATCTGTCTAACAGGGCTACGGATTCAGCCGAGCATCTCTACACGGGAGTCAAGGTGTTTGTCGTTCCCTACGAAGTAGTGGAAATGTTTTACGCGAGAGATTCGATACACGTAGACAACGTAACCTCAGAAAAGTTGTACCCCAACCAGATTCTCGTGATCAAGTCTGTAGATTCAGAAGGAAATACCCTTAAGTCTGCAATCTGTCGTGTTAAGGGAGATATGCTCCACCACTGCAGAAAAATAGATCAAGTCTTTGGGGTAAAACCACGTAACAAAGAGCAAACATTCTCTATTGAGCTTCTGATGGACCCTAGCATCAAGCTTTTGACTCTTACGGGAAAGGCTGGCTGCGGCAAGACTCTTCTTGCTATTGCCGCCGGATTAGAGCAGCTCGAAGCAATGGGAAATGATGGACCATATCAGAAACTGATTGTTTCACGCCCCGTCCAACCTGTAGGTAGAGACATTGGATTCCTTCCAGGTACTCTTGCAGAAAAGATGGAACCCTGGATTGCTCCCATTAGAGACAATCTAGAGTACCTTCTAAGCAGTAAGTCAGGAAAGAAGGGACAATCTCGAGGAAGAAAGAAGTCAGATGAACTCATGGGAGGAAGCGGTGTTTCAGGTCTCAGTAAAGACCCGTTCCTTGAGCTCATGCAGTCTAAGGGACTCATCGAGGTCGAGGCCATTACCTTCATCCGTGGTCGTTCTATTCCTAACGCTTTTATCATCATAGACGAGGCTCAGAACCTCTCGATGCATGAGCTCAAGACTATTGTAACGAGAGCCGGGGAGGGAACGAAGATTGTCCTTACTGGTGACGTTGAGCAGATTGACAATAACCACGTAGATACATTCACAAACGGACTCACACACGCTGTAGAGAAGTTCAAAGAATATGATATTTCTGGGCACGTGACCCTCTTGAAGGGAGAGAGAAGTGAGCTGGCAACACTTGCATCTAAGATTCTTTGATCTAAAGGTGGCTAGATATTGATGTCTCGCCATATTTTCCTAAAGAGCAATGAGCGGAATTTTAGATAGCAAGTCGAGAATAATTGATGCCATCCTTACGTCTGAAGGTAGACGACAAATGGCAGAAGGAACATTTGAGGTTTCTTATGTCACTTTTACAGATTCAGGTGTATCTTATGTTCCTGATTTAATGGATGGTCATCAAGATCCAACAGGAAGAATTTATTTTGAAGCTTGCAATCTCCCCCAAGACCAAATAACTTTTGAAGCGAATGATGAAGGTAAGCTAGTACCTTTCAGATCTCATGACATTAAAGTTAGCAATCTTGGAGGAAATATACCTTCAGAATACTCTGAAGGCTCCATAGTCAACGGAAGATTGACTGCCTATCAATACCATCACGGAAGAAGAGTAAAGACTTCTTTAATATCTGAAAATGTCAATGATGACAACAAAGGATTCATTTATTCAGATACTCTGGGAATAACAGGAAGTATCTTAGTCAGATCAAGTCTTCAAGGCGGATCATACCAAGTTATTTCTCCCGCACTGGGCGGACCTTTCGTAGCTTATGTTGGAACTCGTGGAGGAGTTGGTCCAAAAGAATTTTCTACTGCTATTTCAGGAGCGATTGATGGTCTAAAGAACATAGGTGGTCCAAATGTTTCTTGCAGGGCTGTAAATGATTCTGTCTATCTTGATGTCTTAGACACTTTTGTTGGAACAAAAATTTTTGCAACAGGTACACTTTCTTCTCCTCTCTTGATAGAAGAGGGTGCAATTGGTGGAAAATTACTTGTTGATGAAATTGAAAATGCTTCTTTTGCCACACAGATAAAGGGCATCTTAACTTCATCATTGGACAATTTCCTAGATTTACAGACGATAGCAAGCATCGATAGACTTTTTGAAGACGATCAATTCATTCTATCTACGGAAGATTTGACTTTTGATCTTTCTCGATCTTCTACAAAAGTTTTAAAATCTTTTAAAGAATCACCTCCCACACTCAATTCTATTGACTCTCTTTTTAACGATAACAAGATGAGCCACTTAGAAAATTTTATGTATCTCCCGCCGATTGTCAAGACTTCAGACTCGTTACTACCAGACAAGTCAAAGATAGAAAATTTATCTCCTTATTTTCTTGGTAATTACCCGTCTTGGGGAGACAATGAGAAGAAGCTTACGTTTTCTAAGCTTATGGAAGAAGTTAAATCGTATGAAGAGACTCAAATACCCGTATACTTTAACGTAACTTCTAAGAAGAACAGAATTATTGGGCAATTTTTTGAAGTTACAAGCAACAACGTCAGCAAGTTAGACATCGTTGATTTTGGAAACATTTCAAATGATATGCAAGAAAGTTCTCCTGATAACAATAGAGTCTTCTTTGTAGGAAAGACGTTCTTGGACAACAGAGGGACAACTTGTTTTGTTAACATGTTTACTCTGATTTTTTCAAGAGATGACAGGAAGTCGGTCGAGGTCGTTAAATGAAAATTTTTCAAAAGCCTGCCGTATTTGATACATCTTCTTCTATTCTGAAGATCAATAATGATACATTTGCAGAGATAGTTGGACAAACCGAAGAATTTTTCAATTTCAAGTTTTCCTTTAGAATTTCTCTTACAAATACAAGGAAAAATCCTGAAGATTATGAAAAAGTAGTAATAACTGTCAAAAGAAAAGAAACTGAAGAAGCTTCTGCTTCTTCTATGTTTTCTAGTGTTGCCAATTCAGTGATGGAAAAAGTACCAAATGTTTCATTGAAAAACAGAATGACATCTGGGCTTAATCAATCATTATCTTCTCCATCTCTACCCAGCAAAGTTACTAAAAAGCTATATTCAGGATTGCAATTAGTCAAAGACATACAGAAAAAAGAACAGTTTATTTCTCAGACTAACGTTCCCATTTCTTCTCTTGTGAGTGAAGCCCTCACTGAAAAATACAGTTTTGTTGAACTATATGCAGACACATATAAAAGAAACATACAGGAAGCAAGAAACAGAGATTCAAAACTCAGAAATGAACTTGTTGCAGACGAAAATTCCTCCACAGTTAATGATCAAGATACTTCAAGGATAAATCCTTTCTTTGTCATTGGAAGAATTAATTCTGAGCTTTGTGACATAACACAGCCAGTCACTGAAGACACTATAAAAGGTCTTACGTCTGAGTCCCTTATTGACAATCCCAGACTAAGAATGTCTGAAATATCAAAGGGTAGACCTGCTCTTTTCTTCGATATTGCAAAATATTATTTAAATGACGTTCCACCGGGAACAGTTGAAGAAACAGCGGTTTGGTACGACAAGAGAGTTACAACAAAAAATGTTGAAGACTTAGAAGTAAGTCAATTAATTCCAATCTTAAAAGGAAATAAGAATCTAAATCTAACAGTAAGATTTGATCTTTATAGAATTGGATCTAATGTAGTTGAAGAAACTTACTCCACAGACTTGTTTGTACCAAGTCATGTCGAAGCATTTGAATGTATTTCAACACCTCCCGACTTAAAAGTTTCTTATCAAAATAAGAATATCCACGTTCTAACAATAGTTGACAGAGAAGTACCTGGCAAAATTCAAGGATACAATATTTACATAAAATCAGTAGATGAACAAGGTTCTGCTAGTTCTTATCAGAAGCTGGGAGAGGTAAAAAACGAAAAGATAACTGAGTATAAATTTTTTGCTAAGTCTAAACTTTCAGTTATCAGGGTGATACCAACCGATTCTCAGAATAAAGAGTCAAATGTTTTTACGAATATAGTTGTAGGTTCTGGGCATAAAAGCATCGGAAATCTAACGATATTACCCAGTCACTTTGGGAAAAATCAGATAAAAATAGATGTTCTTAACATTCCAAATGACTGTATTTCTTTGACTTTGTATAGAAGAGACTGTACCGACAACATTGACGGTTCTTTCTATGCTATTGAATCTATAAAATTTGACAAACCCGGTGTCAATGCTGTTATCACAGACCAGTCAACAGAGATTGGAAGAACATACGAGTATTACGTTATAGCAATCAGTCTTTCTAATGAAACGAAAGAAGAAAAGCCTAATTTTTCAAATTATGCTATTTTTAGAAATTCTCACGGATCATTTTCAGAAGGATCAATAAACGTAAAATTGTCCAATCCTTCTATGAAAAATTCAGGAGAGTCTTACGAAGTTACATTTGATTTGTCGACAAGCATTTCAAAGTCTGAAAATGAAAAAATAACTCAAACTCTAAAGGATCAATTAGGTGAAGTTTATGATCAATATTTGAATCCTGCTACTAACTCATCCTCGCCTCTTGGAGAGGGAGACAAGGGAATTCCGCAGTATTCGAATTTATTTTTTCATGAGGTTGTAAGAACAAACTTAAATACTTCTGAGAGGGAGACTTTTGAGCTTGTATCTGATGGAACTTTCAAAGATAATCAAGAAACTCAGATACTTTCAAACATAAAGCCCATAAATCCTCAGCATGTTTACAGCTATCAAGTTTTCACATACAAGAAGAATCCTATAGAAATCTTCAAAAAATTTGTTGCAAGAGGAATAGACGTGAAAGGAAGAGAATGGTTTTATCTTCCTTACAAATGGAAACAGCCTGTTGTTAAGCTCGGGAAGCTATATGCCGATGACACACAGGGAACACCTGTCGTGGATGCATACGATAATTTTACTTCAGAGCCTTTCGGAATAACTGCACAGTACCAAACAGATGGTTCTACCCAATATTTTTCAATAAGTCAAATAAATCTCGATAGGGTGGATGTCAATACAGTGAAGCTAAGCTGGACATCTGAAAATAATTCACAAGATTTGATTGATTCATTCATTGTGATGAAAGTAGTAAATGGTGTAAGAAGTTTTGTTGGAAGAACCTGCAAAAATTACATCTATCATCAACTTTCAGAGAATGATGTTGGATCCTTGTACTACATAATAGTTCCGATCATGTCGGAATTTGACATAGACTCTCCCGGTTATTCAGATGTAATTTACATCTCTCCAGAAGGAATAACACCTAGAATTAAGGCGACGACCTCAGGCACTTCTTTATCAAATGACACGGTTTCAAAAGTAAAAGACGGTCTCTTTAGTGCAGAGAAGAACAAGTCGTTGCTTTCTTCGATTATGCAAAATAAATTGATAAAGAAATTTTAAAGAGAAACATCAGGGCAATAAAAATGATTAAATCTTCAAAATTGTTTAGCGGAACGGCATCGAAGATACCTTCTACTACACTTCATTCTACCCCCGTCACGAGTGCTTCTCCGACACCTTCGAAAGCCAATTCTTCGACAAATTTTAATCAGCAGAATGCACAGAGCTTATTTTCTTCTGCAAGAATAGAGGAATTTGCTTCTAGCTTAAGTAGCGTAGCTAATAAATTACCCATAGTTTCAATCAAACCACCAATACTTCACAAGCAGTTAGAGATACCAAATCTTTTTCAAGATTCCGTTGATCTAGAGGTAACATCTCCTTCAAATTCAAATCAGAAAGTTTTTTCTCAATACACGGGAATCGTAGAGACAGAACCCAGTGTAATACTGATGTCCGAGTTTATTCCTATCTTTTCCAGTAATCAAAAAAGTGATCAAGGAAAAGCTTTGAGTTTAAAAGAAAATTCAAAGATCATTAATGCAAAGACTGCCATCAATATTCTCTCTCAAAGCATTGATACTAAGTCATTTATCAAATCTAACAAAGAAGAGCTGTCTTTCTATATCTCAAAAGAAGACTCTTTTCTAAATCAGCTTTCTAACACTACTTCAAAAGCACTTGAAGCACTAGACTTAAGCTCTTATTCAATACCAAGCTTCGCCACCAGAGATTCAATTGGTAGTCTGTATGAGATACTGAAGAGAGCAGGCTACAGCTCAGAAAACATAGCTAAATTTACAGAGTCAAAGCTCTGGAATCAGTCTCTCGTAGAGTTAAAAAGATCTCTCTTGACACACAGCCCAGACTTAACTTCTACGAAAGTTAATAGAAAAAATACAAAAACAGACAGTGATCCATTCGAGCTTTCAGACATAGAAAATCAACCTGAAGGAATAAAAAGAATATGGTTAAATCCCTATTCAGACCTTCCAAGTCTACAGGAAGTTACTTCATTCGAAAAGATAGAAGACAATATTACTGAGATGTCTAGGTTTGACGATAAAAAATACGTCAATCTTTCTGAGATCAACGTAACTAACAACATCAAGTCAAAGAGCTTAACAGCAAAAGTTTTAAACAACTTGCTGGGTTCATATTCAGACTCAGGAAGAGACATATCGATAGCTTCAAACTCAGTCTTTAAAGAAGCCATCTATTCAGTTTACATCCTAAACCCGGAAAATTCATCTAACATAGAGTACAAGTTCGGATACAGGTCTTCACCTGTAGGTGATAACTTGCAGCTATGGGATTACGTTGTTGGAAGATTTCCAAAGTCTATTCTTGAATTTTCAAAAAACCCGACAGGAAAAGGAAAGTCTCTTTCTTCTTTTTCTCAAGAGATTGTCTCACAAGGAGATGACTCTTACGACGTTTTAACTTTTGAAAATAACGTGATCGAAGGATCAGGTATTACACCTGGTTCGAACTATTACATTGATAGCTCTTTAACGACTCAAGACGGGACGTCTTTTGATATTTCTCGTCTTGACAAATTAATTGGAAAAACAAAAGAAGCACACGATACAACCAAGACAATCATTGACATTTTAGGCTACAACATACAAAGAAACTCTAATGTCTCTGGAGTTAATGAAGACTACAGGAGAAAGTATGAAGGCCTAGTATCTCTTGAAAGTCTTGTTGACAGATTTTCTAATGTTGCAACCACGTACCAAAAATGCATGGTCATCTCTTCTGCTGATGAAATAAATTCTCTAGATGCTTCTTATATGAGAACAGGTTTCGGTCTAACCACCAGTGAGTCTATTGGTATAAGGTTAGTCTCTCTTATCTGTAAAGCTGCAGTTTATCCAACTAAAAATTATGAAAGAACTTCAAATAAGCTAAAGTCACTACTCTTTCTTTGGCTTTTAAACGTTGCATTAAAGCAATTAGATCCTTCTATTGGCAATGAATCGACTATAAGTGATCTAAAGAATAGAATTTCTTCTTATTTTTCATCAATAACTGTAAATACGACAGGTCAAGAAATAATAGCTGCATCAAAAGAAGCACGAACATTTCCTTTTTCTGTCGGAAACTCACCTGACATAGGAACTTACGCGGAGTCTTCTAACGATACAGAGGCTGTTAGAGAGAAAAAAGCTGCTCTCATAACTTACGTTCAGTCGGTCAGTAGTAGAATATTCCAGTTAGATGCAGACAAAGGATTATGGTCTGAAATTATCTCTATTTTTAAAGAGTTACTTAACGTAAATTTCTTTTTTACGGGAGATTACACGGGATACTCTGGAATATCAAAGATCGGCTATATCTTTGGATACTTTGACCTGATATTGAGAGTAATTTCTTCTCAGACTCCTGAGAACCTGCTGGGATCTTATAGCACTTCATATGAATATAGTTCGTCTTTTAAGACGATTACAATATCAGAGACTGGATTTCTAATCAGCCCTGTCGCTAAGAATCAGCTCAATGAGATCTACAATGCAAGATACATAAAAACTGGACACAAGCCAAAAAAGTACGTTAAGAAACTTTCTGATGCTATCAGTTTTTTGAAGTCAGAAGATGACTCTATCATAAGGCAAGTTGCAGTCTTTAGAAAGTACTTGCTAGATCTGGGTACAAGTCTTAATTTCTTTAGAACGTTCTTGAAGAATAATTTCGAGTCGCACATTGCTAGCATCAAGAGTCTTTACGATGCAGATGACAATCTTGACAAAAATCAAAAAGTTTCTTTGCTGAATCTTTCTTTTTCTGAGGAGCAAATAAGGCTTTCTCGCTACGTTATGTCCGAGATAGGAGACAGGATAAAAGAATCTAATGATCTAGAAGGCAAGCTAAAGTCAATTCCTTCTTTCACAGATTTCCCTGTAGGTTTTACTGAGTTTTTACCTATTAATGAAACAGACATAATCTCTTATACGATGCTTTCTCCTTACTTCAAGTCAGTTGAATTCTTAAAGGAGAAAGGTAACAATAAAAAGATATTGTCAGTAGGAATACCTCCAAGGCTCAATAGAAATTTAAGAACAATATTGAGATCTTCGTCCGGGGGAGAGAAGGCAATAAAGCAAAGCCTTATCAAGATCAAAGTGTATAAGCTGGATAGACTCCATCCAGACGTGGTGTATTTGCCCAAGACCTACTTGTTTGAAATGAATAGATTTCCAACAAGAGTTATTAGCAACTGGAATTATTCTTCATTTATTGAAGACGATTTTAACTTGCTTAACATGCCAAGCAAGCTTGTCTCCCCGAACGGAAATATTTCTGTTCACAAAGATTTCACTGAAGCATTTCCTTCAAACATTTACGGAAACATACTGCTAGATGAAGAAAAATTTCATCTATACATCAACCATTCCATTAGTTTTCTTTCCGAAGAATATCTTAGGTGGTTTACAGATATTCACTTTGACGAGAGCAGATATAACAATTTTTCCAACATAAAGGATTCTTCTACTGCTTCAGAAGAACAGTTTAAATCTTATGTTAATTTTGCAAAAAAGATGTCGCTTGGTCAAGACATCTCGCAGCAAGTAAAAGCAAGATTTACAGATCCTACAAGCGGTGAAACTTTTGATATTTCTGTAAAGTCTCCTAACGTAGACGAGAAATTAGCAAGCTCTACTACCTCAGCAAACACTAAGTCTTATGTTATCCCCATGGACAACACTCTTCTTTCTTACTTTGAAAACGAAACATTTGTTACAAATGTAGAGACAATCAAGAGAAGAATGAGCTATATGAAAAAATTCGATAGAGTCTTTAATGTCATCTTCGACCCAGATGATTTCTATGTAGACGATTCTGTTTCTGCAAAGACAACGCTTGAGTCTTTGAAAAATCTAGGAATGCTTGTAGGAGGAGATCAAGGAACATCAAAGAGCTCTTTTCCCTACAAGCACAGGGATACTTCTCCCGGAGATGTTACTCTTGACGAATACTTTGTCACGATAGAACCTTATGACTATGCTCAGCAATAAGAGGCTTAAAAATGGTCCGATCAATAATTTCAGACGTTAGAAGAATTGAAAGCCCAGGTCAAAACATAGTAGACCTTTACGAAGAGTCAGGAATACCTGCCTCAGACATCGGGAAGTCATACCAGTATTCTAAGAATAAAGTTTCAGATCCTTCTACCTCAATTGATCACGTTAATGTTCCTGAAGTGACCGATTATAGAGGAGAATTTGTATACAACTTCTACACCAAAGACGAAAGAATTAGTCCGTCAGCTGAAAATTCTGTAAATAACCTCACTAAAGTACCGAGGTACGTATCAATAAGATGGACATCTCCTCAAAATTCTAACCTTGAAATTGATAAACTTGACCTAGAAAAGCAAAGCAATAAAGGATTATCAATAGAGAAAAATGCCGAAAAGATAATATCTGAAGACAACTTTTTCAATCCCGGTTACATCAATCACACGTTCTCTAATGTTGAGATAATAGAACAGGGAGCCTCTGATATTGAGAACTACAGTAGACTCTCTAGAAGAGATGATGAAAGTCTCTTTAAGATGTCAAAAGTACAGATACAAGAAATATCTCCGTCTTTGACTACTAACAACTTGAATGTCAATAGAATTGCCGCAGACCTAACCGAAACTTATGCTAAGCTGGCTGATTTCCCAAAGACTTCTCTTGGTCTAAGAGTCTATGATGAAAGAAAAGTTGAAGTAGATGAAGACGATCTTCTGAGATCAATAACAGACTCAGTATCTTTGTCGATGAAGATAAGCAACACAATAATACCTGACGTCTTTAAAAATTCTAAAGTAAAGAAGAACTCCACGAATCTAGAAGCTCTAAGAGTTTCTCACTCTGAAGCGCTGAAAGGATTTAAAAATAGAGAAGGACTGAGCCTGGTCCCAGTACAAAATGACTACACTGATACGTCGACATCAAGGATCACACAACCCGTAAAATTGATTGGATACATTGTTGATAGATACAAAGTGACCAGAGAAGGATTTGAAAAAGAAAAAACCTTCTACATAGAAGATATTCAAAAAACAAACCTTGAAGATGTTTCTGTTCTTTACGGAGTCACTTACGTATATACCGTTAGAGTGGTTTCAAGCGTCAAGCTTCTTACCTACAATTCAGACGGGTCTTCTGTTAACTCTTCCACTGTCTACGTTAGCTCGAGACCTGTTTCAATTCCTGTAGAATGCTATGAATATTCTCCGCCTCCTGAGCCCAATAATATTAGATTTGTTTTTGATTACGTGAAAAGAAATTTGAAAATTCACTGGGACATGCCTGTCAATCCTCAGAAAGATGTAAAGCAATTTCAAGTCTTTAGAAGAAAGACGATAAGAGAACCTTTTGAGCTAATTGCACAGTACGGATTTGACAACACAGACTTTGGTAGCGGAACAACTCGGTATAAAACAGGAGAAGTCGTAGATGCAAATAATTTGGGACAAATGTCACAAGATAATAAATTCTTGGTGAAAGTATCAGAAAATCCTGTTTACATGCACGTCGATGAAGACTTTACAGTCGACCCAGAATTTTTCATATCTTCGGACTACATCTACGCAATATGCAGCATCGATGCTCATGGAATGATATCCAACTATTCTTCTCAGCACAGGGTTACTTTCGACCCTTATAAAAACAAGATAGTCTCAGAAGTTATTTGTGATACTGGGTCTCCTAGGCAATACCCCAACATGAATCTTAGGATGGACGCTTTTAAAGACGTTATTTCCGTCTCAGGTGACTCTTCTAAGAAGCTTGACGTTTACTTTACGCCCGAGTACCTTAAAGTCAGGGATGAAAGAAATATTTCATATAAAGTAGTTGAAGCGCAAACAGACAAAAAAGACTCCTACTATCTTTTGCAATTCATCAATCTCGACAATCAGAAAGTACAGTCAGTAAAAATATCCATAAAAGATCCTGAGAAGCTAACTGAATCTTCTTGATTGTTAAAAACTAATTGAAGCTAAAAAAAAAGACCTTGAATAATTACAGCAGTAGAAGACCAAACCTGAGGGAACATGGGATATCTAGATCATAGCACCAACAACATTATTCTGGACGCAGTCTTGACAGATTACGGTCGTCAAAGGCTTGCAACAGCTAATAGTGCTTTTAACATTACGCATTATTCTCTCGGAGATGATGAAGTAGATTACGGGATTGTCAAGAAGTATGGAAGAACTGTAGGGAAAGAAAAGATTGAGAAGAATACACCGATCTTTGAAGCGCTAACCAATTCTTCAATCGCGCTCAAGTATAGACTCATAGGTAGAGAAAACGATGGAACATCTATCTCCACCATATACCTCCCAGTCCTTAAGACTACTACCTCAACTGTATCTTTAGAGAAAACTCAAAACTCTTCAGTTTCTGTTAAAGTAGATCTGTATTTTAACAACACGACAGGAGCATCAGTTCCTGCGGAATTGATACAGACAATTTACAAGATAAAAGTTTCTGACAGATTTTTCACCATAGATTCTCCGGTTGGAGGCAGTCTAACACAACCAGACATTGCAAGAAACCTTGTAAATGCAGGTGATCCTAATAAGATCGCAACCTACACTTTCACTGCTTCTTCTAGCACACAAACTACAATTTCTTTCAACGTCAGAGCCAGAAACATTGATAACACAACGCTTTCAGTCTACGGAAAAAGAATTTCAACTAACTCTTCTGTTAGACAAATCAACAGCTATATTACAGTCGTAGGAGAGAGACACGGCTGCACGCTTGATATTCCTGTCACATATAGAGCGTCATTAATCTGAGATGGAATTAAACTAAAATGGCAACAACAAAAGAGATTTTAGCTTCCGACAAAAAGACAACTCGATCTTTTCTCAACCAGTTGATCGACGTTCTTCAAGAAGACATTAGTTCTTCGGTGTCTAGAAGGAAATATCAGGTATTCGTAACAGGCGGTATTGGTCCCGGTGTGACTTCTTCGCTCTTCCAGACTGTATATGATCAAGACTTTACACTGCAGACCGCAAACCCTGTTTTTGACATCACGTTCGGACTAGCTCCCGTGGACGCTGTAAAAGGAGATGGAACTTCCAATACAAGCGGAATTGCTGGCTATACATCTACAGCGCAAGATACGGCAGGTAAATATCTCTATCCAAGCAGCTCGCTTATGATGAGAGAAAAGACTGATGTGTATGGACAGTTTGCTCAGTCTCTTCTTGGTAACAGAAAGTCAATGTTTAAGTTGCCTATTGACGCATCTTTGACAACCACGACCACAACAACTGATATTGATGCTGCTCTTTTCATAGCATTTAAGCGTCTCTTTGCAAGAGACCAAATTAAAAGAGAGACGTTTGCAATGAGGTTTTATCAGTCTGCTTCTTACGTAAGCAGGACTGGTGCAGATCCTTCACTTCCGCCAAGTTCAGACGTCGACGGAGTTGCAAATCTTTATGTTACTTCAACATCAGGCTCAGCAATCTTCACTGACATAGGCTCTTCAGACTCAAGATACTTTGAGGTAGGCGGTCAGTACGGATACCTGGTTAACGCATCCAACACTTCTAACGCAGTTGGACTTATTTATTATGACTCAGGGATGGTCGTTCTTGACGCTGCGAAGATAGTTTCAGGTTCTCAGTTTGTTTCTGGAACCATTTCTGCAATGCATCCTCTTGGAAGAATTACTCTCGGAGGCAGGGGAACAGAGACTGATAAGAAAGCAAAAGTAATTCCTGATCTTGTTACATCGGGAAGCATAGATGACATCGTAGACCACTTCTGCTATTCAAGATTTGGAAGCGGAGCTCTGACAGCCATGACGTTCCAGAACGTCACTAACATAAACTCTTCTCTTATATTCTGCAGAGCTCTACCCGACGACTTCAACTATTCATCAAATCCTACTTACGTAGAGACGACAGGTGATTATCAGGGAAGACTAACAATTTATGATCCCTCTGTACCTGAAGATACACAAGAGCCTTTTACGTATATCACGACAATTGGTCTTTACGACAATACAGGCGGACTTCTAGCTGTCGCCAAGCTCAGCAGACCCGTCGAGAAAAATCCAGGAAGAGATCTTACTTTTAGAGTTCGACTAGACTTCTAGTGGTAACTCTAGTGGACCATCATGTCGGTTATCCGTGTCACTAAGAATGATGTCGAGAACTTTACGTTAGTTACTACTCCTAGCAGAGTTTATGTTTCTAGCTCTACACAAGGTGTTACAGGCTCTGTAAAAGTTTTTCCGAGACTCTCTTCTATTGAGAAGGACTCTGAGTCTTCTTTTGTTTTTAGTGATGCTTCTGTCGCTATGGACACTAATTTTAGTAACTCTTCAAAAAAGATTGTTGATAAGGCGAGAACTTACAGATCTTTTGGTCAGTCCATAGAAGGTGTCGCAAATAGCTACTTCGATCTTGTGTCGATGACAAGCGGCAAAAAAGCTGCTGTTCTTGACATAGAGAGATTTACTCCTACCACGAGACTAACGAAATACACACTCATAAAAAATAACATCAAAGATGTTTTGATGCCTTACTACAGGGCTGAATATCCACAAAGTCACTGGGCATATACAAACTATCATTCTTTGAATTTTTTTACTGCTTTTGACGGGACTGCACAACTCGTTCCAACGTCTTCTGTTCTTCTCTATCCAAACGTGCCTGATGACAAAAATGTCTCTCCCACAGGATTCACATCTGGGTCTTATGTCTTTAAAGATGGATTTACTTTTGATTTCTACATAAATCCAAGGTACAAAGAAGACGGCATCGACGCAGGACACTTTAAAGCAGGAACAATATTTCATCTCTCTTCTAGCTACAGTCTGTCTCTGATAACTGGCTCAAAGAAAGATCCTAATGGATTGCCGGAAGGATTTAGATTGCAGCTTCAGTTGAGTCACAGCGCGGATTATTCTCCTTCTAAGGCTTTGCCTGGATCTTGTCCTAACAACTTAACCTTCCTATCCGCAGATAATTCTCTCTCCTACAACAATTGGCACCATGTCATTGTTAGATGGGGAACAAATTCTATAAATAACGGAACAGGTTCGTTCATTATAGACGGAATCAATAGGGGTAACTTCGTTATTCCCTCTGCTTCTCTTCTTCCTGCTTCTTTTTCTAACTCTCTAAACCCTGATGTTCTTTGTATTGGAAATTATTACGAAGGAACAAATTCAGGAGTAGATGCAATGAGCCTCTTCTTCAATCCTGAAAATGCAAGAAGAGACGGAGTCGACCAGCTAACAAACGAATCAGGAGAACCAGAATATGGAGGACCTGTTTCCTATAAATTTGCTCATCCTTTAAAAGCTGAAATACATGATCTTGTTTTCAGAAGATACTATATTTCTGATGCAGAAATTCAGCTAACGGGATCTAGAGGGATTGGATACGACGCCACAAGTAAAAATATAGCCTTTTACCTTCCTCCGTTTTTCGTTGAAAACACTACAATAAAGAGATATGTGAACGGCCACGGTGGCATATTACAGACACCGTTCTTCGAAATTGACGGCACTACAGATGATCCTTTCAATGTGGCGATGGCATTCGGCGTGAATGGACACTACATTAATCTGGATAATTTCGTTAAAGACTTTTCAACAGGTAGATTTCCAAGACTGCTAAATCTTACAGCCTCTGCAATAGACCACACGTCAGAAGCAAAAGAGGCAAATTATTTCTTGTATGAAGATGGAAATGTAGCAAAAAGAAATCTTACTGTTCTTCCCTGCGACGATGGAAATTTTGATCCAAACTATGAAATACTCTCTAGAGAGAGCTATACAGACAAATTCTCAGCAAGCGGGTTTTCTGATTTTAGCTACATCAACTTGGACAGTTTAGTTTCAACAGCTTCTCTTGACGGCGGTGGAATAAACTCAGATGCTCCTGAGGACTACGTTGAACAACTCTACGGGGCAAGTCCTGAAAAACCCGGCCTAGAACCCGGTCTAGCTTACACAAATTACATAGCGGCTGTTACTGCATCTCTGTCTTCTATAACCGACGACACTCTGTTCAACAAGGGAGTTCAAAAGAACGTTCCTCTCACCATCTATCAGCGTACACTAGACCCCTCTTCTAACCAGGTCACCATATTCAACATAAGCAACCTTTATTATGGAAGAAGGATTATGCCTGGGTCTTTTGAAATTAGAGATCCTGCAGTCTCAGGATCTTTTGGCTCTGTTTCGATAACCTTGAAAGATGATTCTCTTGGAAATCTCTATAGAGCAGATTCTTTGACTCCCCACGCAACGCAAAATTCTGTTGGAAATATTTTTTATGATGAGGGGGTTGTTGTCATCAAGAGTCCACATCTCTACTTCTTTGGTAAGAATGAGTATGAAGTTTCATTCAGGGGTGTCTATAACATCTTCTCCTCGAAGTATGAGATAGTTGCCGGTTCTGGGTTGTTGAATTCTTCTTCCAATCCATCCTTTATTGAGAACTATTCAAATCTCAAGGCCTCAGGCAACCCTAAAGACGATGAAGCTTTTGTTTACATCTCCGGCCTCAACTTCCATGATGAGAACATGAATGTTGTTGCTAAAGCTCGTCTCGCTCAACCAATAATAAAGCGAGAAGGCGACAAGGTTCTCTTCAAGGTAGCTTTCGATTACTGAGGCTTAGCCATGGCTACACTCAAGAAGAAGAGAAAGAAGAAGAGGAAGGGTCACTATATCCGCGGTACCTATACCTCTCCGATCGCTGGTGAGTGTAAGTTCCGATCTGGGTGGGAATTCAAACTCATGTTACACCTGGACGAGAATCCCGATGTGGAGTTCTGGTCCTATGAGAAGACGGTGATCGAGTACGTGTCCAACGTGAGGACAAAGAAGGTGCGTAAGTACTACCCAGACTTCCTCGTTCGTTACAAGGACGGTCGAACTGAACTCATTGAAGTGAAACCGAAGCGTAAGCTGGAACAGGCTGTTATTAAGAAGAAGATGGCTGCAGCTCTCCTGTGGTGTGCTGAACACGGGATGACCTATAGAATAGTCACAGAAATACAATTGAAGGAACTAGGTCTTTTATAGGATAGTTTTACTGGACTCATTCTGGTGTAACAATCTGACCATGGCGAATCTCATATTAGGGCTAGACGTTTCTACCTCAGTGACGGGTGTGTGCATAGTAGATCCTACTATTGATCCTGGCAGTGGAAATATCTCACATCTCGACCGCATAGAGTTCAAGAAGTGTGTGACGCTGTGGGACAAGGCCGATCGAGTGAAACAGGAACTACTTCTTCTCAAGACCAGATTTCCTTCCATCACAACTTTCGCCTTGGAGGAACCACTCCTCGGATTCTCGAAGGGAATGAGCTCAGCCGCTACGATAACAACATTAATGAGATTCAACGGCATTGTGTCCTACATCGGGCGCGAGGTCCTCGGTGTAGAACCCACCTACATACCCGCAGCATCGGCCAGGAAACTATGCGGTGTTAAACTTCAAAAAACATCCGTGGCAGGCATGCCACACAAGGAGCAGGTCTTCAAGTACATGTGCGAACACGACCTGTCCCACGTGGAGTGGCCCCTCACCCCCAAGTCAGGTGCTATCGTGGGGTGGAGCAGAGATGCCACTGATGCATACGTGATCGCTCGTGCTGCTGGCCTAATGAACAAGTGAACCTGGGTGTGATACGGTTGTATTGTGGCCGTATTCAGTATCAGTGATAAACTTCTGTTCATCGAGTCAGTCTTCGGCAAGGGTCACCTCGCTGGAAACGGAAAGAACTTCGATGTTCGGTGTCCCATCTGTGCTCCCTCCGATGTCACGAAGAAGAAGCTGGCAATCAAGACAGATGATGACAGGTGTCACTGCTGGGTGTGTGGATTCAAGGCGAGGAATCTCGTACCTCTCATCCGCAAGTACGGTACGCCTGGACAACTAGCGAAGTACAAGGAGGTCCTCGGTATCGCCGATGGTGGTTCAGGCGAACTGGTCACCGGTGAGAAGGTTGAGGAACAGCGTCTCGAGCTACCAAAGGACTTCTGTCTCCTCCCACTCTCCAATCAGAACGATCCCGATGTGAAGGCAATGTGGCGATACCTCTTCGGACGAGGTCTCACCGAGAAGGACGCGTGGTACTTCAAGCTCGGCATTTCTAACGAACCCCGATGGAAGAGGCGTGTGATCATGCCATCCTTTAACTTCAAAGGTGAACTCAACTATTTCACCGCGAGGGCGATCGACAAGGACAGACGACCCAAGTACGACAACCCTGAGGTGGACAAGAACCCCATTATCTTCAACGAGATCAACATCGACTGGACGAAGAGATTGGCATTGGTGGAGGGTCCCTTCGACCTCGTCAAGTGCCCGGACAACACCACAGCTCTCCTCGGTTCTGACCTGGATGAGCGCCACGAACTCTTCAATCGCATCCTCCTAAACAACACACCAGTCGCCCTCGCACTGGATGGAGACATGTGGGATAGGAAGACTCCCAAGATAGCGAAGAAACTCCAGGAGTACGATGTGGATGTCCAGATCGTGGATGTTCGCCCCTGGGGAGATCCTGGCTCCATGTCTCGTGCGGAGTTCGAGATAGCCTTGTCCGAGGCGCGCTATCTCGACTGGAACGATAACTTTCTTATCAAGCTCAATAGGGTTGTTAGTACTTCTTCACTTGGAATTTGAACTTATTCTGCACATGGGGTATCATTAACCTAATGCGTATTGCTCATACTGCCGACATTCATATCAGGGCTCTTTCTCGTCACGACGAGTACAGACAAGTCTTCAAGGCGTTCATAGATGATTGTAAGGCACAGAAGGTAGATCATATCTTCATCGGTGGAGACATCTTCCACACGAAGGTGACAGGAATCTCACCTGAGTACATCGAGCTCCTCACGTGGTGGTTGGAGGAGATGGCGAAGGTAGCACCCGTCCACATGGTCCTTGGTAATCACGATGGAAATCTCGTGAACCTGTCCCGCCAAGACGCTGTCACACCCATCGTGGAGGCGATGAAGAATCCGCGTGTTTTCCTCTACAAGAAGTCGGGAGTTTATAACTTCTCACCAGGATATAACTGGTGCGTTTTCTCATGCTTCGACGAGGACGGGTGGGATGATCTTAAGCCCGTTCAAGGAGATATTAACATTGCGACTTTTCACGGTGGTGTTAAGGGTTCCTATTCTGAGACTGGCTGGGAGATTGAAGAAGATAGAATAACGACAGACTTTTTTAAAGACTATGATTTTTGCATGCTGGGTGACATTCACAAACAGCAGTTCCTTGGCTACAGGGATGGAAAGCCGTGGATAGGCTATCCTGGCACCCCGATTCAGCAGAATTATGCCGAAGAATTAAACCACGGATACTATCTTTGGGAAATAAATAATTCTTCTGACTGGTCTGTCGTAAATAGGCCTCTTCCGAATCCAAAGCCTTTTATTACAATTGACTGGGCAGGGAAGCTTGACAAGACGCTTGGCCTTGCCAAGGCTTGCCCTCAAGGCACTAGATTTAGGATTAGATCTAACGTTTCTCTTACACAAGATGAAGTTCATATACTTTCTGAGTCTCTTAAGACAGAGATGAATGCCTCAGAAGTAACCTATAAGATCGATGCACAGGTTAACACTGAGATAGTAAAGACTAGCACAACCTCTGTTGCAAAAACAGACCTTAGATCTTCCGAAGTTATTACTAAGCTTCTGAGAGAGTATTACTCTGAATTAAATCTCTCTGAAAAAGAGATGGAGTCACTCAGTGATACTGCAAAGTCTTATCTTAAGCAAGTTTCTACTTCTGAAGATCATGCACGCAATTCTAAGTGGTCACTCCGACGGCTTGAGTGGGACAATCTCTTTTCTTATGGAGAAAGCAACGTTATCAATTTTGAAAAATTGAACGGCATAGTCGGAATTTTTGGTCCCAATAGAACTGGTAAATCATCCATTGTTGGAACATTAATGTACGCACTCTTTAATGCGACTGATAGAGGTCCTATCAAGAACATTAATATCTGCAACGTCAGAAAGGACTATTGCTCAGCAAGAGCTATTCTTGATCACAATGGTTCCACCTACGTGATTGAAAGGCAGACGGCAAAGAACACTAATAAGAAAGGTGTTGTCAGCGCTTCTACTTCTCTAAATCTTTTTAGAATGAGAGAAGATGAAGAAGACATGGACGATCTCTGCGGAGAGCAAAGAAATGATACAGAGAAGACCATAAGAACTCTTCTAGGAATTTCTGATGATTTTTTAATAACGTCTTTGTCAGCTCAAGGAGAAACTAACATCTTTCTCTCTCAGGGCTCTACAAAGAGAAGATCTATTCTTACGAAGTTTCTTGACCTCGATGTGTTCGATAGAATGCATGAGCTTTCTTCGAAAGAAGTTTCATCTGTTAAATCACAGTTAAAAAACTTCCCAGACAGGAACTGGTCTGAATTGAAGTCTTCTAATGAGGCGCTTGCCAAAGAAAATGAAGATAAAATAAATCGACTTACTGACATGATTTCTGAGAATCAGACGTCTCTCACTCTCTTGAAGTCTGAACTCTTAAAGCACAATGCAACTCCCATAACAAAAGAAGACGTTGTATCTCAGGAGAGAAGAGTAACTTCTTTGGAGAAAAAAGCTGAAGATTGTCTTGGAAGTATAAGCTCACTCGAGCAAGAGATCCATTCCTTGCAGGAGAAGGTCGATGCACTTCAGCAGATTATCGACTCAATAGACGTCAATGACTTAAAGGATCGTCAAGATACACAGCGCAAATTGCAGACTGCAATTTCAGAGCTTAGACATATTCATGAAAAAGAAGAGACAATCCTTTCGCAGCAGAAGAAATCTTTAGTCATTTTGGATGAAGTTCCTTGTGGAGACAATTATCCAACGTGCAAGTTCATAAAAGACGCACACGTTAACAAGAATTATCTTCCTGATCAAATCAAAAAAGTTTCAAAGGCTTTAAGCGTCTTAGAGGAGGCACGAGCCTCTCTTGCTAGCGTCGAAGACAATACTATTGCTGAGAAAATATCGAAGTACGAAAAAGCTTCTCAGCTGTCGGACAAGATGAAACTTGAAATTTCAAAGAAAGAGACAGAGATAGCAAAGATCAAGACAGCTTGTGATTCTTGTCAAACATTGCTTGATGAGGCAAAGAAGAAGCTAGAGAATCTACGACTTTCACTCGATAATGATGTTGCAGAGGAGGTCATCTCTATCAGAGATAAGATAACTGAGCTTTCACAACTATCTAGCTTGTATGACACTCAAAAGATAGAGGCTGCTGCCAAGCTCGGAAAAATACAATCCAGCATTGAAAAACTGGAAGAAGAGAAGAAGACTAGAGATTTACTACTTCAAAGCGTTAGAATGCATGAATTAATTGCAAATGCATTTTCTAAGAAAGGAATTCCTCTTCTTGTCACTAAATCACAGCTTCCGCTTATCAATGCAGAGGTTTCAAAAATCTTGCAAGGAATTGTTGATTTTACTATAGAGCTAGAATCTGATGAGGACACAGATTCACTAGAGATTTACATTAATTACGGTGATTCAAGAAGAATCATAGAGCTTTGCTCAGGCATGGAAAAAACAATTTCTGCAATTGCTCTGAGAGTTGCAATGATCAACGTTTCTTCTTTGCCTAAGTCCGACTTTTTTATAATCGATGAAGGATTTGGAACTTTGGATAGTGCAGGCGTTGAAGCGTGTAGTAGATTTTTAGCCTCTCTAAAGAAATATTTTAAGACAGTTATCGTTATCACTCACGTCGATGGAATCAAAGACAGCGCAGATCATATTCTGGAAATTACTAAGTCAGAAAAAGACTCAAGGATAGAATTTCTATGACATCTTGGAAAAATTATTTAGGAAATCGTCTCATTTCTGACAGAGATAATTTTTTTGTGATCATTCCCAAGGAAAGGGATAAATTTGTTCCTCTTTTTTGTGGGGTGTGTGAGAAAATTATGAGAACTGAAATGGATGAAGAAGCATACGAAAAGTTCGAATGCTGTGATTCATGTTCAACATTTTGGGCGTACCCCAACAAAGAAAAGTGGATGCAAGGGTGGCGACCATCTTCTGAGGAAGTAATGAATAAATATAAGATCGATCATACTTAAGGTTACAGGAGTCTTTCCATATGCCCAAGACACTCAACATCAACGCCCTCGGCCAAGCAATAGACACGACCTGGGGCAGGTCATCTACACCGAAGACAGCATCATACTCGGTCAAGTTTACTTTCCTCGGTGACAGCAGGCTTCTTGCTTCCTACAAGGTCATCACAAACTTCGTTTCTGAGGGAGAGATGATTAAGATGAAGAGACAGTGTGCAGAGGAGTCTCAGGACGTCATCGCAGAACACGTCAAGTCCGTCAAAGAAATTTACAAGGAACTGACTGGTGATTCGATAACGCTAAAAGAAGAGAGTGCTACTGACTCTATTGAAATCATAGGATTTAACGTTCACAATCCGAAGCGTACCGCGTATTATAGACGCAAGGTAATTTTCGAGATTGCATGACAACAACGACTCCTTCAAGACAGGCGGTAGTAGCAGAGATACTAAAGTGCGGTAAAGATCCAACGTACTTTATGAAGAAGTACTGCAAGATTCAGCATCAGCTGAGAGGTCTTATCCCCTTCGACACATATGATTTCCAGAACGATTGTGTAAAACAGTTTCAACAGCATCGATTTAACATTGTTCTCAAGTCTAGGCAGTTGGGACTTTCTACGGTCTCCGCTGCCTATGTTGTTTGGTATGCAATTTTTAAAAAGGACAAGAACATTCTTGTCATTGCAACTAAGCTTAACACAGCAATTAACTTCATCAAGAAAGTAAAGACCATGCTTGATGGTCTTCCTCCTTGGCTTCTGTTGACTAAGTTTGAACCTACAAAGCAGTCAATTCGTTTTGATAATGGCTCAACAATAACTGCTGTTCCAACATCTCCTGACGCCGGTCGTTCTGAAGCATTAGCGCTACTTATCGTAGACGAGGCAGCATTCATTAGAGACTTCGATGAGATTTGGACGTCTCTTTATCCAACACTCTCAACCGGTGGTTCTGCTATCATCCTGTCCACTCCAAACGGCGTGGGAGGTCAGTACTACAAGCTGTGGACAGAAGCCGAGACTGGTGCAAATGACTTCAATCCTATAAGACTCCCATGGGACGTCCACCCAGAACACGACCAAGATTGGTTTAACAAAGAGACCAGAAACCTCACGAAGCGTCAGATCGCGCAAGAGTTTTTATGTGACTTCGTTTCGTCCGGTGACACGTTTCTACAGCCTTCTGAGTTTGAAAAACTTCGAGGTCTTATTAGACCGCCAAATCTAAAAGAAGGGCCACAGAATGGAGTCTGGATCTGGAAGAACCCAGAGCAAGGGCACAAGTATATAATTTCTGCAGATGTCGCAAGAGGAGATGCTTCTGACTATTCAACTTTTCATGTCATAGACTACGAATCGTGCGAAGTGTGTGCAGAATTCATGGGGAAAATACCTCCCGATAGGCTTGCAGAGCTTCTTTCTACTTATGGAAGGCGTTACAACAATGCCTTGATATGCCCAGAACAAAACACGTTCGGATACTTTACTTGTGTCAAGCTTAGAGATGAAGGATACCCTGCTTTGTACTATCACAATAATGGGGGAGATTTGTTTGGATACAAGCCTTCAGACCCAGAATCAGTGCCTGGATTCTCGACACAGACCAAGACTAGGACTCAGATACTGACAAAGCTTGAAGAATCAATAAGAAATTCAAGGCTAAAAACTTACTCTCAACGTCTTTTTGATCAATTGCAGGCCTTTATCTGGAATGGTGCAAAAGCTCAGGCTTCCAAAGATGCCCACGACGACCTTATCATGAGTCTAGCTATTGGAACTTGGCTCGCTGCAGGCGAGGGCGGTGGAGATACTCAGGGCATGGCAATGGCCATGGCAATGCTAAAAGCGACAGCAGTAGGAAATAGAAATTTGAATGACCTGCCCGGCGGAGTCAATCAAGTGCGGCCTGTCCCAAATGCCCAGATACAGGGATTCACACCAGAAAATGTACACAAAGCGAAAAAGCCCGAGGACATAAAGCACGTCGACGTATCAGACTTTTCTTGGCTTTTTAGATAGCTTGTCGTTGTTGTTTTTAAAGATTAAGTTCATAAATAGAAATTGCTCGTTTAAAAGGGCTGAAGATCTATTATTTAACATATCTGATCAGAGGAAACATGTCAAAGATTAATCTAAATACTCTTAAGAGAATAATTCGCGAAGAGATAGAGTCTCTTAATGAAGGCGCAGACCATGACTCTGCCTCTAAGATTATGGGAGCTGCTACCAAACTTTTAGGAGCTATCGAGTCTTTTAAGGAGAGCGCTAGCGAAAAAGCTAAGGCCGAGCTTGGAGGAAATCTTGATGGCCTAGAGCAGATTCTCAATAGAATTGTTGCCTCTCCGATGCAATATGTCGATGCAACAAAACCTTCAGCGCAAAAAGTAACTCTTAAAGCGCAGAAGTAATTTTGTTGTATTTTAAAAAAACTTAGGGCTGATCCCTTAATGGATCAGCGAGAATAAAATGGCGAAAAAAGAAGACCAAAACATCTTTCAGAAATTAACAAAGCTATTTCGAAGTGGTCCTGTTGTCAAGAGAAAGATCAGGGCGCTCGATACTACTGTTGCTGTGGCAGATAAAACAAAGAGCAGTGGAGCTTTGTTATTTCAGAAGTCGATGGCGCCAACATATGCCACTATAACGGCTAATGCCTACAATCTTTCAGAGCGTCTCATGCGTTATCAAGATTTCGCTGAGATGGAATACACTCCTGAATTGGCGGCGGCCCTGGACATCTATGCTGACGAGACATGTGCACAGGACGAGAAGGGACGAGTCCTCCACATCTACTCGGATAACGAGAAGATCAGAGAGATTCTTGAGGACCTCTTCTACAACACACTCAATGTGGAGTTCAACCTCAGGTCCTGGGTAAGAAATCTTGTCAAGTACGGTGACATGTTCCTCTATAACGACGTGTCACCGGAGCATGGTGTCATCAGTGCTTTCCCCATCCCGGTGAACGAGATCGAGCGCGAGGAGAACTACGATCCTAACGATCCCATGGCAGTTCGTTACCGATGGGTCACTCTCGGCAATAGAACGCTGGAGAACTGGGAGGTTACACACTTCAGGCTCTTGGGAAACGACATGTTTCTTCCCTATGGCTCCTCAGTGATCGAACCCGCCCGCAGGATTTGGCGTCAATTGATCCTCATCGAGGACGCCATGCTGGTCTACCGAGTTGTTCGCGCACCAGAAAGGCGCGTCTTCTACATCGACGTGGCCAACATACCGCCTGAGAACGTTCCTATGTACGTCGAGGAGCAAAGGAAGAACCTTCGTTCCTCACAAGTCATTGATCGTTCAACAGGTCGAGTCGATCTTCGTTACAACCCACTTTCTGTCGATGAGGACTATTTTATACCTGTCCGCGGCGGAGATTCCGGTACGAGAATCGATACACTTGCAGGCGGTCAGAACACTGCGGCTGTTGAAGATGTGGCCTACATTCAGAAGAAGCTCTTTGCAGCCCTTAAGATTCCACGTGCATATCTCGGTTATGACGAATCTCTTTCAAGCAAAGCAACACTTGCTCAGGAAGACATCAGATTTTCCAGGACTATCAACGTTATTCAAAAGACAATTGTTGCTGAGCTTAATAAATTGGCAATAATTCATCTTTATGCACATGGCTTTGATTCTGAAGATCTGCAGAATTTTGCTTTGCGTATGTCCAATCCATCGACTGTTGCTCAGCAGCAGAAGTTGGAATTGTGGAGATCTAAGTTCGAGATTGCAGGTACTGCACCTGAAGGTCAGATGTCTAAGGAATTTATCCGCAAGGAGATTTGGGGACTTAATGACGATCAGTGCAAGGAAATTGATGATCAACGCCTTAGAGAGAAACTTGTAGATCAGGCCATAGAAAGTGCTGAGCCTGATTCTGGCAGTGAATCATCAGAGGAGCCTGAAGATACCGAAGAGCCTGAGGCAGGCGAGGAAGAAGGCGGGGAAGCAGAAGATCTCTTTGCAGGAGACGACGCTTCTCAGAAGAATCCTTATCTTGATCTCCTCACTGCCGGAGAAGACCCAGATGACGACGACGTCCCAGTTAAATTTTCTTTAAAGGATGTCGAAGTACCTGTGAAGGCTCAAAAGCAACTCGACCGAGCTCTCTACAATAGATCTAGGATCAGACATCACGGACCTTCTAAGACTCATTCTCCTGACTTCAATAGAATGACAAGAGCAAATGACAAAAATTACTCTGATCCTTACGACAGAGAATGGATGAATTCTTACGTAAGAAATCCCTTTGGAGAATCTGCCAACAAGACATCACATAAGACGCCCGTTGGAAATGACGTTATTTCTTCTTTGAGAAACATGTCTCTGTCTTCAAAGTTTCAAAAAAATACTAAAAATTCTACACAAACTCCACAAGTCCTCAGCGAATCAGATAATTTTGATGAGGCAGACGCACGCGAACATAGAGAAGTCCTCATAATAGACGACGACGGGAGCAAATGAAATGGCCGCAAATAAGCATAACAAGAGAAGAAACAGCCTCCTCATATACGAGTTTCTCGTGAGGACTATTTCTAAGTCAATCATAGAAGATAACAAGAAAAAGTCTTCCGCCGCCCTCAAGATCTTAAAGAAGCACTTTAGACAAGGCACAGAAATTTACAAAGAATTTCGTCTAATGAACGCTCTCGTAAAGACTACAGTTGCCTCTGAGCACACAGCGGCTTCAATTTTGAGTGAAGCAAAAAACGCAGTAGGTTCTTTTGATATTCAAAAACTTGATAGGGAGAAGTCAATTCTCATTCGAAACATCAATCACATTTTGAATGATGAAGACTTTTATGATCAGCACATCAGCGAATACAGACTCTTTGCCACAATTCAGACCCTCATTAACGAGTGGACTATGTCTGACAAGGACCTCTACAGGGTTGCTCAGTATGAAGACCACATCATGAAGCATCTTGTTTCAGAAAAGGTACAGAAACCAGATACTTCAATTTCAGAAGATACTTCAGGATCTGCAAGACTTCTCATGAAAGTCATGACCAAGAAGCTCAATGAGAAGTACAACGGTGTTCTTAACGAGCATCAGAAGTCTCTCATCAAAGCTTACGCGTATTCGACAGCGTCAGACGATCAAACTTCAATAAAGATGAAGCTGCAAGAAATAAAGAATGATCTTGTTGGACTCATCGATGGCTACGAGTCAGAAGTGCAGAACGATTACCTCAAGAACAAACTCTCTGAGACAAAGAACGTTCTCCTCGAAGAGAATCTTGATTCAATCGACGACTCGACAGTTACCCGATTCATGCTCTACGCAAAACTCAACGACGAACTGGCATCTAAGGAGTGAACACCATGGCACAAGACCTCAAGCTACTCAATTCATACGAAGTCTTCGACTACACTCCTGAAATGATCAAGGAGTCGCGGGAGAAGAACAACGGTAAGGTCATGATGAAGGGAATCCTTCAGAAGGCCGACACACTCAACCAGAACGGTCGCATCTACCCGATGGCTGTTCTCGAGCGTGAAGTCCGTAACTATCAGAAGTTCATCGCTGAGAACCGCGCTCTCGGTGAGTTGGACCACCCGGACTCATCCGTGGTCAACCTCAAGAACGTGTCTCACGTCATTAAGGAAGCATACCTGGATCGAGGGGTGGTTTATGGTACTGTGGAGCTATTGGATACACCTTCTGGCAAGATACTTCAGTCCCTCGTCGAGAGCGGAGTCAAGCTCGGAATCTCCTCGCGAGGTGTAGGATCAGTCAAGAAGCAAGGTGACTATCACATCGTTCAAGATGACTTCCAGCTAATCTGTTGGGACTACGTTTCAGAGCCTTCTACGCCCGGAGCATTTATGCTTCCTGAGGGTAGGACCATTAATTCGAATGAATTAAGAAACATATTCAATAAGTCGGATAGAATTGATAGAATTGTTAACGATATTTTGACATTAAAGAAGTAAAGGTTGAACGGGATGAAGATCACAAAATCTGAATTAAAATCTATTGTCAAAGAATGCCTTGTTGAAATATTGGGTGAAGGCCTGGGTTTAAATGCTGACTCTCCAAAAAGTGTTGTGAATCGTCAGCCAAGCGCGCCTCTTTCAGACAATCTTAGAAGGCAACCACCTCCTCAAAAGATGTTTTCTCCTAGTTTAAAAGAGACAATAAGGAGAGAGGCAGGAGGAAATAAAGTGATGGAAGACATCTTTGCAGATACTGCAGCTTCTACACTTCCTGCATTTTTGCAGAACGACGGAAAATCACCCGTTCCTGCAGCAGCAGGTGGGGGATTAGTTGAACAGGTCGTCGCCAGGGCAAACCCGGAAGACCTTTTTGGAGATGATGTAACATCCAAGTGGGCATCACTTGCTTTCATGGATTCACCTCTAAAAAAGTAAATTTTTTCTTCTTGAATATACTTACCGTTTAAGTGAGAGGATTTTTTGATATGAAACTTACAAGCCAGTTACTTCGTAGAATCATTGAAGAGGAAGTTGCCAAGTTCGGCGACATGGAGTCGACAGAAGAACGAGCAAAAGACACAGAAGAGGTCGACGCTGACGAGGTCGGAAGCGAAAAGGTTGCAGCGAAGCACATTGATTTTATGAAGGCGCTTAAGATCGAGGAGACTCGTCTTCGTCGTCGTCTCGCGAAGATCGAAGAGACGAAGAAGCGTCTTTCGAAGAAGATTTAATTTGTCAACAGGAGCAGTCCAATGAGCGCACCAGGTAAAGGTAGATATACAACTTATGTTCCCGCAGCCACTACTACGAGTGCTGGTTCGCGCTATTCTCTTTTGTGGAAACTCTTCAATCAAAAGGCAAATGCCCTTAGATCAGGAATTGCTAGTTTTTATGGAGAGTCTTCTAATCCACAGACTGAGAACGGAAAAGCCGCAGAATCTGTCGTAAAAAGAGCGAGAGATAACCAGAACGGACTTCTTCCTGAGTCTGGCATGCAGACAGGTGATTTGGGCATGTTCCCATCGGGTGTTGATCTCACTTACGGAAAGGCGCCAAATCTCGCAGATGTGTCCTGGAGAAATCCTGGAGATCCTGCCAATCCATACGTACCTGATGTCACATCCCCCGGCCCAGGAGCTCCTGGAACTGTTAGAGTGGACGGCATAGATAAAAATTCAAATCCTGATATTTCCCCAAGTGAGATCAAACCAAACTACACACCAGGAGCAGAGGGATCTGGTACACGTTCTCCAAGTGAAGAAAGTGTCAATACTGTGTTAGGAGATTCACTTACGCCTGGAAAATCCTCGATTTGATATTATACTTAGAGATGGTTAACAGTTAGACGCAAGAAAGAGTAAACATGACTAAGCAATTGTACGAAGAAGCCTTAGCAGACGTGAAGAAGCTGAAGGAAGTAGCTGAAGATAACGCAAAAAGAGCACTTCTTGAGGCAGTTACACCTCGAATAAGAGATCTCATCGAGAATCAACTGCTCGGCGAGCTCGGAGAGATGGAAGCAGACCCAGAAGACATTTTAAAGGACGAAAACACGCTTGTTTCTCCTGATTCTTTTGAGACTGCACCTGTCACCGCAGCTCCTCAGGTAGGAGACGCAGCTTCTTCTGCGGTAGCAATGTCTCTTCCTGATGAGGAAGGAAAGGTTACTCTCGACTTAGATGCACTCAAGGCTGACGATGGCTGCGGAAATGAGTATGAGCTTAGTCTAGAATCTGCTAATTCTCTCGGAGTTTTAATGGCTTCATCTGGTGATTCGAATTTCGACGTCAAGATGGAAGGTCTCAACAAGAAAATTGATTTAGTCAGCAAGACTGGAAAGCTTGTTAGAGAATCTAAAGGTTTTGAAGACGTACTTTCTTCAATTGTTGCTGAAGTAGAGGATACGTATTCGTACTTGCAGAATAACCTGCAGGATTGCCCCAAGAAGAGCTCTTATGAGTCGATTCTTGAAAATTATTATTCAACCCTCAAGCAGCTCACGGAGCAGAAAATGAAGAAAAACCACAAAACACTTTCAGAAGCAGACGTAACATTAAAGCTCACGGGCATGCCCGATGATCTGGATCTCGAATCTCTCGGCGTTGATCTTATCACAGGTGACGAAGAGGGTGAGGAGTCCGGCGCCGAAGCTGAAGAAGCAGGTGGCGACGAGGGCGGCGAAGAGCTTGACCTCGGAGACGAAAGTTCTGATGAGTCAGAAGATGCCGACCTTGATCTCGGCGGTGATGAAGAAGAGACACAGGAAGAATCGTTTGCTCTCGAGTCGAAGACTCTCAGCGACGACACAATCGTTGAAATAGACGAGGGAATGCTCCGTCGTGAGATTGCACGCATGAAGTCGATCCGCGAGGCGACTGATATGCCAAAGAATGCTGAAAAGGGCCACGGTCCAGGCGAAGTTTCTGATGATTTTGAAGACGACGATCTTGGTGATCCCTTCACTGACGTCGAGCTAACCACAGAGTCCGAAGAGGATTCTGACGACAAGAAGATGGACGAGCAAGACGCTCAGGAAGAACTCGACGAACTTGATCAGGCTTGGTCAGAGGCAGAAGAAATGGACGAGCAAGACGAAGCTGAGATGGATGAGTCAGAGATGGATCAAGCCTACGGTGGCATGGATCAATCTGAGAAGCGTCGCTCCCACCCAGGACATGATCCCAAGGTTATGCAGCCAAATGTTCAGCCTGATATGCCTGTAGAATCGATCAAGCGAAAGCTCGCTGCAGAGGCAAATCTTCAGACGGAAGCCAAGAAGAAGGCTACGCAGGCCAAGAAGAAGCAGATGGAAGCCCAGAAGAAGGCTTCCCAGGCTAAGAAGATGCAGGAGAAGCAGCAGGCTAAGAAGCAGGCTAAGAAGATGCAGGAGGCCTACAACTTCTTCGCAACCAAGTTTAACGAGTCTGTTGCTCGCTGCAACAAGCTCAAGGGTATGCTCGCAGAGGCAACCCGCAAGGGAGAGGCCCTCAATGGCGCTCCGAAGTCGTCCGCGGCAGAGACTGATCTCCGCAATAAGTTGGCAGAAACGAATCTGTTCAACGCGAAGTTGCTCTTCACAAACAAGCTCCTCCAGAATGAGTCACTCACAAAACGCCAGAAGGCTGAAATCATAGAGAGACTCGACGAGGCTAAGTCTGAGCGTGAAGTGAAGCTCGTGTATGAGAGCCTCGTGAAGACACTCTCGGCATCGACAACGAAGATCACGGAGTCGACCGATCGTGGCGTCATAGGTTCAGCATCTCGCCCAGCACGTCCTGCATCGGCAACCAATACTCTCAACGAGGGATTTGAGTCTGACCGTTGGGCACGTTTGGCGGGAATAATCAAGTAATTGATTCAATTAAAACCAACCAACTATTTTAGGAGAATTTAATCATGTCAAAGCACTTTAGTCTTGAACAACTCGCTCAGGGCATCCGCGAGAAGCACGTCGGAGCCGAGCGCGCACGTCTTACAGAGAAGTGGAGCCGCACAGGACTCCTCCGTGGCCTCGACGGCACACGCCGCGAGGTTATGGCCCAGCTCCTCGAGAACCAGGCAGCTCAGGTCCTCAAGGAGAGCAACGCTCTCTCGAGCGGCGGTGGAAACCTCGCCGGTTCGGGTCAGATCCAGGGCTTCTCGAACATCGCCTTCCCGATCGTTCGCAGAGTCTTCGGCGGTCTCGTTGCCAACGAGCTCGTCTCGATCCAGCCAATGAGCCTCCCATCGGGACTCATCTTCTATCTCGACTACACCTACGGTTCGAACGTCGGAACACCAGCTGGTGAGACAGGTTCGACATACACACGCGGACAGTCGCTCTACAACAACCCGACCGGCAAAGGCGTCCAGAGCGGATCGCTCGCCACCGGTGGTATGTACGACCTCGTCAACACAGGCTACAGCCGCGTGACAGGTTCTGCAACAGGCCTCACCTTCACGGTCGGTGCTTGGGGCGGAGTCAACGGCGACACCTGGGCAGCTAACCTCGAAGTTTCTTCTGCTGCAATGTTCTCGGGATCGAACGCTCGCTTCGCCGAGTTCGACGGTCAGGTCGAGAACGCTCTCGCAAACAACGACCTCGACATGGCCTTCGCAATCGTCGATATTAGCGGTCTTTCGAACATGGACAAGCTTGCTGTCAACCAGCTCGCTCTCTTCGCTGGTGTCACAAATGCGACAGCTTGGGGAGAGACATATCAGGGTGGCAATGGAGTCCTCAACCTCCGTCGCCTCAACAAGCGCGGTAACTGGAGCGGTTCGGTCTTCACCCCAGACGCACTCAACGGCACACACGTCCTCACGGTCGTCAAGGGCGCCAACGGTGCAGCTCTTTCAGCCGGTGCTGCAGCTGGTACAGTTTCGTACTCGCTCTCGTCAGCCCTCTCGGTCGACGGAAACAGCGGCGCCACAGTCACAGTCCCCTCGTTCGAGTCGGACTTCGGTGCAACACCAGCCCCAGTGATCCCTGAGATCGACATCAAGATCGAGGCCATCAGCATCACAGCTGAGACCCGTAAGCTCCGCGCCAAGTGGTCGCCGGAACTCGCACAGGACCTCAACGCCTATCACTCGATGGACGCTGAAGTCGAGCTCACATCGATCCTCTCGGAGCAGATCGCCCTCGAAATCGACCGCGAGATCCTCAACGACCTCGTGTCGCAGGCCAACGGCGCCAACTACTACTGGAGCCGCTCGCCAGGTCGCTTCGTTAACAAGGTGACAGGCGCTCGCCAGGCACTCACAGACGTGTACCAGATCGGACCACAGTTCACAGGTACAGTTCGCGAGTGGTACGAGACACTCATCGAGACGATCATCGACGTCGCGAACACCATCCACCGCAAGACGCTCCGCGGATCGGCAAACTTCCTCGTCACAGGACCAGACGTTTGCACAATCCTCGAGGCCTCGGTCCTCTACAAGCCTAAGTTCTCGCTCGACGGCGAGGGCCAGGTCGGATCGCCCTTCACCATCGGCGCAGAGGCAGTCGGTACCCTCTCGAACCGCTTCACGGTCTATAAGGATCCTTACTTCTCACGTAACAAGATCCTCGTCGGCTACAAGGGCGGCAGCTACCTCGAGACAGGCTACGTCTACGCTCCATACGTCCCACTCATCGTCACACCGACGATCTTCGCTCCTGAGGACTTCACACCTCGCAAGGGCGTCATGACCCGCTACGGTAAGAAGACCGTTCGCTCGGACTTCTACGGAACAGTCACCGTCCTCGACATGAACGTTATCTGATAACGTCTCATAGGAGAAAAGAAGGAGGCCACCTTTCGGTGGCCTCCTTTTTGTTTTTGTTCTGTAGAAGAATATTCGATCTAATTCGACGGTCCTGACACTCGGATAATTCTATCGATAAAGCTCTTCGAACTTCTTTCTTGTGATTCCGTAATCTAGTAACACGAGACATCCTTTGTCATTCACTCCCCATGACGACAACTTCTCGATGTCTCCTGTGAGCATTCCACTATATCGATCCAAGAAGCTTCCGAGACTCTCGAGAAATTCTTTGCCTGTTGGACAGTCTGATCCTGTTTGACCTTTTGTCTTGCTGTTTCGAGATTCTTCTGGCTCAAGCTTCTTTGTTATCTGCGATACTGTCGATTCAATCTCAGATTTATTCGACAAGCCGAGGACGCGTCTTACTTCTGACCATACAACTCCGCACACCCGTTCTGCAGCCTTATATTCTCCGTCCTCGAGAGGATTTACGAATTCAGCCACGAGCCACGCATATTCTGGTGAAGTATCATAAACAGAAGCCAAAATAGAGTGAACGTGTGGGTCTCGACCTGCTACTGCTTCGAGCTTATTTTGCTCGAGTCCTTTGTTGTTCCTTGCTATTTTTAGAACTTTTCCGTTTTTCAGGTTGAAGACGAACCTGCTTGATCCCATTCCGAATTCTTCAAGACCAAATCTTTTTGCAGCTCTTATCATTGCCCTGAAGGGATCTTTTGTGTTCCATTCTTCTGGATCTTGAAAAGCTGCTTCCACCCAATCGAGCGGGTCCTTAGAAGTTTTGACGTCTTCGTAAGACATCTCTAGAAGTATGGATCTAACGTATCTCTTTAAGAGCTTCTCATTCATGAAGATTAATTATCTCCACGACAGACAAAATTATTCAGTGGTTTGCTTTACCTTTTCTTCCCTCTTTGACTTAATCAGATCGATAATCTCTTGTTTCGTTCCTTCTTGAGCGTTCTTCCATTGCCACGCCACAGAACCCCTTATCTTTCTTAACATCGCCTCGTAATGATTGCACCTCTTGTCGAGGTCCTCAAACATCTTTGGGTGAGGCTTCTCTAACTGTGCGTTCACCTCAGACGCCACGTCTAAGAGCTCGTCTCTTCTGTCCTTTTCGTACGCCGATGCGGCTGCTTTGTAAAGTGTGATTAGCTCGTCGTTGTTTCCTACAGCGTCAGGATGTGTAAGCTTTGCCACGACCCGCCAGAGGCGCTTGTAGTGGTGCTTCACTTCATCACCGCTGTCGTCCATCGATGGAGTCTCAATCTTTGATTCCTGCTTCGTCTCTGTTGCACCAGACGACTTCTCTTCACTCTTGCCCGTGAATTTTGTCATGTGCTTGGAGGTTTCGTTGACTGGTATCTTGCTTCCTTCTACGATGTCGTCTGGATCAATGACGACTGACCTTTCTTTTTCTTCTATTCTTGACTCTATCTCACTAACAGATTCTTCGAATGACTCAACCGCCTCAGACGCTTCCGCCCTGAGATACGCGAGGCGCTTGATTAGCGTCCGCCATCGTTTAGCATCATTCATGATCATAAGTATGATCATGAACTTATAGTCTCACCCTGAAATCCACCACTCGGGAGGATCGCAATATCTCCATTTTGCAAATCTGCTTTTTTCACCGAGGTAATAGGCTCTGTAGGAAGATACAACGTCTCCTAGGTGATATTTGGTGTCTTTAATTGCGACTGCAAATGGCGTGAGGTTACCGATAGGAACATTCTTCGGAATATTCTCCGCACACCACACCAATACCTCTTCAGCCTTGTGGACCTTTCCGTACCTCTTCGTGTATTCATCGCAGAGCGTGAGACCGTGTGCAGCCAGCCATTTGTAGTTCTCGGTGGATGCACGAGTCCAAACCGTGCACGGATGGTTGTAGTGAGTGCGCTTCCAGGGAGCTGAGCCTGGATCGTGAGCTGCGCACAGCATTTGACCTGACTCGAGGATCATCTTCACCACGTGCTTATCGCACTGCATCCGTGCAGCCTCTTCTGGATCTTCTGAGAGGACAAATATGTTCATGCCTCTATCCTAGAATTTTAATTTCATGTGTATCATATAATTAAGGCTCATGAAGATAACTGAGTCTACCCTCCGCAAATTAGTAAGAGAAGAACTTTCTGCGCTTGCCGAGGAGGACTCGGCAAATGTCGGGAAAGACATCAAGGGAAACACAGCTGCTGAGAAGGCTACTGGCAAGCTTGTTCAAAACAAGGCTTTAGTCTCCACGATGGATCAGATAACTACGACTGATTCACTTGCCTCTTTCATTCAAGATGTTGTGAAGATTGCATCTCAAAAGGGCATCTCTCAGCAAGAGGCTGTTTCAGCCCTCAAGAAGGTTCTTGCAGCCGCGACTTCGTCTAAGAAGTAAACAAAATTTTTTCTTGAACATGACAGCTACGTGTGTCTAAGATTAATCCAACGAGGCATCACTAATATGCCTTCAGGAGAAATTAGACTATGGCAAGCAAGAAGAACACCGTTTCGCAGAACAAGAACGCATCGATTCGTACCCGCGAGGACCGCAAGGGAAACCTTCGCACGGAGACTTTCCGTCGCGATGAAGACAGTGTTAACGTGACAGTCAGCACTGATCCACGCAATGATTCGACTCGTCTCTCGATCTATACGTCGGAAGGCAATACTCTTCGGTTCGACGGTCGAACGGCTCGCACTCTTTATCGTACGCTTCAGAAGCACTATCAGGCGACAGACAAGTCTTACTGATTATTGATGAAATCATAGGGGAGGCCGAAAGGCCTCCCTTTTTTATAACTGGAGAACTTTAAATGAAAATCGACAAGCCCGATGCTCTAATGCTACATTCTGTTCTTTTTGCGTATGTAAATTCTAACGTTAATCTAGATTTTGTTGACGTAGAACATCTACAGTCTTTACAAGAGCGCTTGCAAGATTTTATCACAGACTCTCAAGAAGATTGTCAAGAAGCATCAGACACAGAAGAAGATTACGACGAATCTGATGATGATGATGATGATGATTATGATGATGAAGAGAGCGAGGAAGAGGAAGAGGAAGAGGAGGAAGATCCTATTGATGTCTTCGTAGCTGCAAAAGATGCAGCTGATCTCTCGCCATTAAGTGTAGTCTCTCCTGATGGATCTACAGTATCTCTCGAATTCGAATATGTCGGAGAAGATGACATGGTAGATGCTCTAATAGATGAGGGAACAGTCATCGTAGACTCAGTTGTAAAAGTAGTTGTCGATGAAAAGAGCGTATCTCTGTATGACGGAGAGGAATGGCACGACTTTAAGGTTGTAAAACTTTCTAAGTACTGGAAGAGATTCTTCCCGTCTGGTCAGGTCGTCGGATTCTCAACGGGAGAGAAAGAATGAACATTTCTTTCGATCCACACGAACTTCTCCACACCTTTGAGCTCCTCACAAAGAACCAAATGCTCTTCCCCGAGGACGACGAGAAGCTTCTCAATAAGTTCAGGACAGGAATCCTCATGGCTTTGAGCAAGCTACACGACGAAGACGTTGCATCGTCTTTCCAGGCATGGGAGGAGATGCAAGCTAAGAAGATTAAGGATCTTGAGCAACAGAACGAGGAAGTGATCAAAGGCATGCCAAAAACGAAGGAGGAAGCTTCTCCCAAGAAGTAAGATTTGGGGGTGTAAAGGTTTCGACGGCGCACAGAA